TTGAAGTTAGATACGGCTGTTGAGGTAGGCAAGCTAAGCGATTTTGTTTGTCCCGTAGTTAACTTGGAGCCGATCAGGCCATTACTGAAAATTCTTGAGATAGAGGAAGGCGGGTTATGAAAAAAGAAATCACAGTTCATTGTATTGCTCAAACGAGAACTAATCGGGAGGAAATGCAGGCGTGGCTAGAGAACGTGGGGGCTGTTGAGTTTTCTGAAAAACTGCCGTCAACGTACCACGAATCTAACGTGCATTTTGATGAAGAATATACGCAACCGGAAGGTACTGTAACGGATGCTGATTTGTTAGTAGGTGTTTCCGGCAAACGCTGTTATAACTCGTTTGAAGTGGGGATGAATCCGAACGTTAGTAAAATAAGGGAAGACTGGGGCGTTTATCTTGACAACATACTAAAGTCCGGGCATGGAAGTGTACTTGAGCACACGTCTTGGACATGGGCTTTTGAGGGCGTAACTAGAGTTTTTACAGCAGAAATGAACCGACACCGTGCTGGTGTTGCGATAAGCGAAGCCAGTTTACGTTACATCCGTTTTGGCGATGCTATTCCGTATTGGGAGCCTTTAAGTATTCGAGCGTGCGAGGGAGAGATTACTGATGAGAACCGTCTTATTGAGAGTAAAAAGCACAGAACGCGGTCTTACTTCAAAAGTGTTTTTGAGCACGTTTTAAGTACGTATAGAATGCTTGAAGAAATTTGGGCCGACGACCTAGCTGGAGACTTTGCTAGAAAGAAACAACTAACAAGTATGTTTCGTCGCATAGTTCCTTTAGGTGTCAGCGTAGGTGCGGTTTACACATTAAACTTGCGGGCATTGCGGCATATTATCACTATGCGTTGTGATCCAGCAGCAGAGGAAGAAATCGCTTATGCGATGGGGTTAGTCGCGAAAGAAATGTGCGAGCAAGAGCCGCGACTTATGGGAGACTTCGTGCAAGAGGGCGGATTTTGGAAACCTAAATACAGGAAAGTATGAGCGACAATGTAAATCATCCGAAACATTACGGAGGTGCCGAAAACCCTTTCGAGGCGATAAAAGTCATCGAGGCGTGGGGATTGGGGTTTTGCTTAGGTAATGCTGTAAAATATATCTGTAGGGCTGGAAAGAAAGGACAGGTATTGGAGGATTTGAAAAAGGCAGCGTGGTACGTGAATCGGGAAATTGAGCGGTTGGAAGAAAAGAATATAAAATGACTATTGAAGATTTTCAATCAAACGTCAAGTTGTGGATGAGTAGTTGTTTCGGCCCGCTCATTCCGTCCGATCGCGCTGAAAGAAATCACCGATTCTTTGAGGAGTCGTTAGAGTTGGTACAAGCGTGTGGAATGACTAGCTTTGCACAACGGAACTGAATTTTAGCGTCCCGTTGTGCAGAAATTCTTCTGTTGTGCAGAAACCGTATGGATTTTGCATCCCTGCGGCAGTCAAATCTGCGGATGCTAGCCATTGCAGACTTTTGGACGTTATCGGGGTGGGGTTTCGGCCTATTTTCACTAGGAATTGCCGTGTTTGAGTGGATACGAAAACTGTTTTCCGAGAAGGACAAGGACGCTCTCCGTTCTCACCTACGGTCAATTAATGAGCATTTAAACGCGATCAAAGCGAGCATTCTTGAGACTCGGGACGGAGACAGCGTAGTCAAGACGGACGCCGGTAAGAAATTCCTTACCGATTTAGACTTAAGACTTTATGCGGTGAAAAAGCAAATTGAAGAGGCGTTGGCAGATCGCGAGCCGGTCAAGAAGAACGCCGAGGCCTAGTAACTCATTACCCGTACTTCTGATTCCAATTCGCCTTCATTATCATTCCCGCGAGGAAAAGTGTGATGAAGATTGCACCGGATACCAAGAATATAAAACCGCCTTCCGGTCCGGGGTACAAGATGCCGAATACCGCTAGAATGAAAGAAATAATCTGAGGCATTAACAGGAAGTTGTTGTACTTTCTTTGGAGCGTTGGTCCTCGGGCGTGCTCAACTTGACGTGGTCTTGGGGCCGCAATGGGCTGAAATAGTTCCTCTGTTTCTTGTGACGACAACTTTCTGTAGCACGCCCCACAAACGACGTGTTCTTTCCAAACGTTCGGCGTTTCCAGCTTGCCGATCGTCGCACCGCAGTTTTCGCAGGTTTCCATGCCGTGCTACTTCTTTGATTCGTCTAAAACTTCAGTGCAAACGCCGTCTGTAAAAGTCATTGTAACCCGCCGGTACACATAACCCGGACCTTGCATTTTGAGCCAAGCCTCTGTCGAATCGGCCCCGGTCATATCAACTTTCCGCCACTCCCAAACGATTGTTTCCTTATTTGCTTCTCCGTTCGGAAGTTTTGTAAAAGGGCGGCGCGGGTCAAACATGGCTACTGCTGCGTCTTTAGTCATCCCCTTTAGCGGGACTCCTCTTCGTAAGGCGGTGACAAGTTCGGGGTCTGGTTCGTGAAGCGTGATATACCAGTCGAGAGGGTCAATCCGTAGAGTAAATCCTTGGCACGTCGGAGCACCTTCCTGCGACCTTTTCCCTGCGAACATTAGCTGTAAGTTCACGTCCTTAATTATCCAATGCCATTCTGGACTCATCTTCCCAACCTTTTGAAGCGGGGCCAGCATCGATTTTGCACGATCAAAAGTTAGTCTCGGGAAGACAAAGGTTACTTCGGAAATTCTTCCATCAGTCAGGTTGAAAACTTCAAAATCAGCCCCGAACGCACCTCGGCAAATCCATCTGCTTTCTGGTGCGAATCGAATCTTTGCCAAGGCTTCTGGGCTGATAAAACCGGCTATGGACGGATCGAATCGAATTTCGTACTTTGTGCGTAGCAATTCCCGCCAGTTTTTTGCAGGCGGTTTCTCGCTCTCGAAAGAGTAAATCTTCTCTTTTATTGCATCCTCCGGCTTTTGTCCGAGACACGCGGCGATGCCGGGCAATACAAATGGCAGCGGTTTTTGAATAACGTCGGGGAATTCGACTCCATCGGCTGACTTTCGTGCGGCGTCGGCCAAAATCAAGCCGGGCGTGGTTAGTAAAAAGACAGCAGCAGCGAGCGAAAACCTTCGCATAAAACACCCTTTTTAAATGTCGCGGGATGGAAGGTAATCGTCTTGAAATGAAGCGGGGTCCATCATCCGATGGACTCACCGCGCGTCTAGGCTTTCCACGGCCCTTGCACTCGGCTCATCCACCGGGAGCCGGACCCCGCAAGGGGCCGGACCCGGCAAATGTCCTGAGTGCGGAAAACCCCGAATTGTTCCGGGGGTGGAAATTCAGACGCACAGGACGATTCGCTTGTCCAGCGAACGTTTTAGTTGTCAGCAATAAACGATACCGATTTAGTTAATCGGTGCAAGTAAAAACTAAGCAGTCGTCCTTGACTTTTCAGCCAAAAACATCGGCTCGATTCCAAGCTCGTAAATTGCAGAAATCAGGCAGCAAATGTTGTGGCAGAGGAACTTGCAGAGGACTTCGTTCTTCATGGCAATGTCGGTCTTACTCCGGACGTGGTCCCGGAACTTCGCCTTCACCATGCTCACGGTCGATTCCACATTCGACCGCTTATGGTAGTGGGCAAGGAATTCGTCTTTCTTGAAGCAGAAGTAGTGGAAGGCTTTCGCCAACAATCCGCCTGAACTGCCGTTGTGTGACGACTTGAACATGATGTAGGCGTTTGCCCCGGCCCGCTCAATGGCGTTGAAATTGTCGTTCGTGGCGTACGCCTTGTCGGCACTCACTTCCTTCATCGTGAAGTTCTTTGCGGTTGCATCCACCAGTTCCGGCAAGATCGGCGTGTCGTTCGTGTTCTTTTCGTAGATCGAAACGGCAGTCACGACGTTGGTTTTGACCCCGCAACAGAAGTGAGCTTTGACCCATGTGTGGTCCTGCCGCACGACGCCGTACTTTTGATCAAACCAGCGGACGAACCGCGACGACGAAAAGCCTGTTGAGTCAACGGAGAAGTTCGATTCCACTTCTGCGAGCGGCTTGGCTGATTCCACGATGAGGGATTCAAGGATCGGCGTCATGTCCGGGTTTTCGAGATAGTTGAAAATCGAATTGAAGTGCGGGAGTTCTTCGATGTATCCCCGGTCCTGTGCGTCCGACAGATCGCACATGAAACGCCGACCGCTCACGGTGCTATAGACCTTGAACACGGCGGCAAACGTCGCATCGGACATGGGCAAGCGACGTTGACCCCGTCCCTTCTGTTCCGGCGTCGTGATGCCCTTGCACAAGTCGAAAAGGATCGATTGGAATTCGTGCTTCTCGGTTGTCTGCGCTTCGTTGTATGCGGGCCAATTCTGCTTGTACGTCTTTCGTGCCGTTGCCTTTATTTCGACCGTTTCAGTAACGGTTGTTGACCCATCGGCGTTTTGAACGGCTTCCAGCGTCATCGTGAATTCGACGGCGTAAATGTGCTTGCACTTAAAGCCGTTTTGGCAATCGGGGCAGGTGCAAGTGGGCTTCTCTCCCAGCTTGACGGTGTACTTGCCGTTGCCGCTCATCGAAGGAACGGCGTAGGTTCCGTCCGTCCGCTTGGCAATGACGGCAACCTTTGCAATGTCCTGCCCGCGTTGTTCTCGTGCGTCTTTCATGTCCACATTGTAGCTACAATGGGTCTACAAGTCAATGAGAAAATACTCCGTTTGACTAAAAACCTTTCGTGGCTACAATGTGGACATGGCAGGCAAAATCAAGAAAACTAAAAAACCGGGAGAGACTTCTAGAACGAACACTTTACGCATCCGGCTTACCGAAAAAGAACGCTCCACGCTGGACGCAACGGCAGCAACGCGAACGCTGGATACGTCCACATGGGCACGAATGATCCTCTTGGACGTGGCAGCGAAAGCCCCGTCTAAAATTGACCCGACCTAGCTGCAACGTATAATGTCCTTAGATTCTCATCGGAAGGTGAGGGAATCGAACCCACGCGGTGGTCAGCTTTTCAGGGTGCCGCCGACTACGGTTTATAAAACCGATGCCTTGCCGCTCGGCCAACCTTCCATCCTTTTTGCTTGTACCGATCCGACTAGGGTCGGGAAGGTTAAAGGGGACACGCGGCGGGTCGAAGGACTCGCCGCTTTTTCATTGGAAGGATTTGAGGCACTAGGGCGGCGTAGGTCAAGCGTGGCGATTTATCGTAAGTCTATACTTAACTTTTAGTTAAAGTCGGTTTTTAACTAAAATTCGCGTTCGGTAAGAGGGCCGATAACAATAACTTGCGCGCCTGACATTATTGGAAAGCGGTTGTAGTTAATTCAGTTTCGGCGGTCGAAAATTTTCTGAGAATTCTTGGTGGATTTCTCATCGACTCAGTCGGCTTGCCGCGAGCGGTATAATCAGGGAATGAATTGTTCTGTTGTGCAGGATTTGTCCCGTTGTGCAAACGGGTTTCGTTGTGCAAAGCCGGAATGACTAAAGACGACGTGTTGAGGCTTGTTGATTATGTGTACGGTCAACGGCACATTGGAGAAAAGTTACAAGAGGTTGGCGGGGTTCTGATAACTTTAGCTGCTCTGTGTCAAGCTCAAGGGATTGGATTGGAATCGGCAGGATTGCGAGAACTGGGAAGAATTTGGGAGAAGATCGATGCAATACGGGAAAAGCAAAAGAACAAGCCGAAACATTCTCCGTTGCCGCAGTAACTTTTCTCTTGACACTATGAAAATGCACGCTAAGGTTACAAACAATCACAAAGAAAATTCCTGCGGCAGCGAATCGGTTCTGTACGCTGTCTGTCGCGTAGCGTTGATTCAATCAAATCTTTAAATTCTTTGTGGTTATGGGTTTATCTCTATTTTCAACCAAAGTAGTGCCGCCCGCAAGTCTACGTCCGGTAGCGGAACTACAGGCAGTTTGGTTTGTCTCCAACGTCGGCACAATCAAGGAAAGTTATCGATTTGCTCGCAAAATGGGGATTGCGGGGTTGGATTACTACCTTCCGATTGTTGAGCAAAAATCCAGCTTTCGCCGCAAGGCCCGTAGCGATACCGTAGAGTGGCGATGGCGGGAATACCCCATGTTCCCCGGTTGGCTGTTTCTCAACGGCCAGCGTTCGCGGGAATGGGCTTATGATCAATTCTTACGACCACAATCACTTCACCCCTCCTACCAAACCGTCCTACACGAGCAGCTTGTGCAAATCGAATCTGATTTAGCGAAGACACGTCGCATCGAAGAACCAGTAATTGTCCAAACCGGCGATACCGTCAAAGTCGTCAAGGGGGCTTTGGCGAGTTCTCAAGGTCGTGTGGAAAGAATCAACACGGCAAAGCGGCGGGTGGAAGTAGTTCTCGGTAATATGTCGCAAGAAGTTGATTTAGGTGACGTGGAGAAAATATGAATGTTCTGGAACAAAAACTCGTTTCTTACGGTGAGTTGTTAATTAGTAAAGGCTTGGGCGTAACGTTGGTTGCTCACGGTTTTGTTACTCAAAATCAGTCAGCGGCAATTACGCAATGGATCGTTGGGGCGGTTTTGGTACTGGCGTCATCCTTCCTTCACAGTCAGCGTATACAAACTCTGATCGCCAAGGCAAAATCTGATTTGCAACCGTGGGTTGGCTCGCCGTTGCTCGCACCGTTGGAAAATTTGACAGAATCAACGGTTACGGCGTCCGTTTCGCAAACAAAACCTGCTCAATGAAAGGAAACATGAAAAGTAAACTACTTGCCGCAGTTGTCGGACTTACTTTGCTTACGGGGTGTCCCTCAACGAATCCGGCCCTTACTCCTGTCGCACAAGTGACGATTGCATATCAAGGGTACGACACTGTACTAAAAGCTTTGATTGCCGCTCAAGCTGCTGGATACATTTCTCCGGCACTAAAGACGCAAATCACTCCCTATCTAAATTCGGCATCTAAAGCACTGGCACAGGCGGCAACAGACGCTCAAGCCGGAAATACGTCAGCTTTGCAGACTGATCTGGATGATTTGCAAGTCGCACAGGCGGCTTTGTCCGGGTTTGTTACGACGGCTAAAGCAACGACGCAACCGACTACACAACCTTAATAGAGGAAAACTACCATGAGTATTGCTGAAATTCTGGCGGCTTTGGGTGTTGGCGAAAGTCTCATTAGTACAGGCGTGAATCTATTCAATGAGCTTATCGCGGACGGCTCGACTACAACTACTGCCGAACAAGCTGCCGCACTCAATGCAGCGGTTGCTCAAACTCAAGCGGATCAAACTGCATTTGAGAACGGCAGCGGTCCTACACCGCCTGCACCGTAAGAAAAGTTACAACCCAATCTTTAGTTAAAACCCTTCGGTAAGGGGCGGTTTAGAAGGCACGCCCATGTTGAAATCCGTACCCGTGAGGGCGAGCGTGGATGTAGACAAAGTGGCAGCGTGGTGCGGCGTTTGGGCATTCGCTATAACTATTTGCAGTACGTTGTTCGCTTTGGCACGCTGGACAGTGCGGCGGGTACGGATATTGCTAGGCAAGTTCCGTATTCTGGAACGTGCTCTTGTCGATCGGGCTGCTGTGGGTATAGAGTTGCGAGGGTTCGGAAAGGTCAACGTGCGAGAATTTCCGCCTTCTAGTGACAGTACAAGCCTGCCTCCCATCCATCACATAGCTCCGGAGATCGTTGAGACAATGGAATCAACGGGTTTGCTCCGCGACGTGTCCGACTTTTATAGCCGCAATCGTGCCGTGTTGTCCGATGTGGATATGATGTGGGCAATTGATGAGGCTTTCCGCCCGCGTATTTTGGAACATTTGTGCCTCAAGCATAATATGACGGACTTGCAATGCTTGCTCCTGTTGATAGAGAAAGCCAAAGAGACAACTGGAGTAAGAGAAAAAGCGAGCGGAACGTTGAATTGATGAGCAATGCTCGCTTCAATTTTCTTTTGCTGTCGTGCATTCTTTCTTTAGCATTTTCCAGTGTAGGGCTGTACTGTAATTACACTTGGCATGAGCGGGAGTTATTACAGTTAATTGAGCAAAATGAAAAGCTAGTTCATGCTGTCCCGTTTGATGCAGATAAAGTACGCATCCCTTCTGGTCGCACTAAAAACGATTTAGTAGAACTGCTTGGAGCAAGAGACGCTGAGATTGCAGAGTTAAAGAAAGAGAACGCGGAGTTGCGGGTAGGAAAGTAGTCCGTTTACGGAGGATTAAAACAATGCAAGTACTTTTGATAATTCTTGTCTTGTTGATTCTTTGCGGCTCTGGTTTTGGTTTTTATAGCGGGGGCTATGGTTACGGTGGCGGCAGTTTGGGGTTGATTTTGGCGGTAGTCCTCATCGTTATTCTTTGTGGCGGGTGGCGGGGTAACGGGCCAACACTATGAGGTTTCTACCAAAGTCATGGGAAGGCAAAAGAAAACTTTTCTTTTGTTAGAGCAACGTATTGAGTACGAAGCCCGCATTGCGGAATTGACCGACAAGCACGTTTTTGAGCTAATCGCGGCCAACCAAAAGCTAATCGATTTCAAATTCGTAACTATAGAGAAAGAAACCACACTTGCCAGTAAAGTAGTAGACGCTCGTTTAGAGAAGATGAACGAGATTCGCGAGCAACTTTCGGTACAGCGAGATACGTTTGTTACAAAAGAAACGTATGAGACTCACTACCAACTGTTCGTTAACAGGATGGACGACATTAAGCAGCGGTTTACTAAGCAAGAAGGGCGGGGAGTGGGCGTGGCTTTGAGTTGGGGAATTTTGGTTGCGGTTTTGACTTTGATCGCTGCATTTGCGTTTCTGTTTCACCACTGAAAAGGTAAAGTACTCATCGAAAGGAAAGCAGATGAGACGCTCGATTTTGTTTTTGGTAATTCTGTTTGTCCGTGTAACTGCTGGTGCTGATCTATCTACCTACCCGACAATCAAGGCAGCGATTCCGGATTCAAGCGTTACCGTGCCGAAGGGCAACTACACACTTGATGAGACACTGATTGTTCGATACAATCTAACGTTCGCATCCGGTTCGACATTGACTTACACCGGAACCGGAGAACCTTTTCTACTTGCGGCGGTTGGTGCTTCGGTTAATGGCAATGGATGTACGTGTGAGAAATGCCCAACCTATTTTGTTGAAGCCAATGCTGCCAACTGCTCGGCCTCTGGGTTCGTGCTTGGTATGAACTCCGCGACTCCACCGGGAAGCATAGGTGGCGGTGCGTGTCCAACGCGAGGCGGTTTGAATTTCACCGTCAAGAATTTTACTATTGGCGTTGTGCAGGACTACGGATTCTTCTGCCAAGAAAGCGGAATGAACATCGTCAATTGTACTTGTAAGGGTTCGCTGCACCAAGCTACTATACGCGGGGATAACGACGGTGTAACGCTGAGCACTAATGGAACCTTTGTTACGCCGATCAACGTTGTAGTTACGGGCGGCGAGTATTGGAAGGTTGCGGAAAATGTGCAAACGGTCGAGGCGAGGCAGGTGTCCATCACTGTTACGGGCGGTTGTGTAATTCATGGCGATGTGATAACCGGACAGGGTGTGCAGCGAACTACACCGCCTCCTACACCGGCACAGGCGTATGCCCCCGGCGAGAACGGTATGGTAGTGTTTGCTGATGTGACGTTGATGGACATTCCAACAGGTAACGCCGGGGTGGGTGTTCGTTTTGGCTCAATCTTTCAGTACTCCAAATCGCAAACGGTTTTTAAGACTACGCTGCCGATGCCGCAGGTTGTGGTATCGGGTGGTGGTTTGATCGACGTGGTGAAATAGAATCCGGGGTGATTTGAGTTAACCTGTAAGCACATGAGCGAACCAATAGAAACCCATCACGTTGAGAAGGTTACGACGCGAGACGCGAGCGGTGTAGTATCTGTTGTTTTTGAGATTGATAATGTGGTAAGTACGGCTGATCAGGTTCATGCCTTATTGGCTCGCATCAAGACGGACAAAATCAAAGTGACGAGCCACGAAACGAAACTAGGGGTTTCTACGTAATGGCAACCGATACCTTCCAAAATACGACGGCTGATGGCGATTTGAGTAATTTTGCCAATTACGACACGCTCAGCGTTCCGACCAGTGCGGACAATCTTGTGCTGGCGGCGATTCCGACAAACTGTGCTACCAGCAATGCTCCCGTCCCCTGCTTGAATATCTCTGATAGCAGCGGAACTGGTGCTAATTATCTAGGCGGGTCGGGCACTACGCCGAGTATGGCAGCTTACGTTGAATGTCACGGTACGGCGACAGGCATTCAAACCAACGGCGGATATATGGGGCCGTCTCCTAGCGGAAACCTCACTTGTTCCGGTTGCATTTTCACGACCGATCCGGGGTTTAATTTGGGAAGCGGAACCCCCACCGTCCATTTCGTGTCTGCGTGCGAACTAAACGTTGTGATGAATGATGCAACGACGACGGTTACGGACGACGGGACTGCCGAATTTTCCAGCGGAATTACACTGACCTTTGCATCATTTACGGCTACGGCGATTAATGATGGTAATCAGGCTGTAACTTTCTCTTGCCCGCTGACATGTCCGAGTGTGACACTTCAATCAAGCTCATCGAATTTCAATGACGGCCTTACCCAAAATGGCCCCTCCGTTACGCTGAACATGACTATCGCTCCCGCATCGGCGGTGACATGGAACAGCGTCGTATGGACAGAAATTGGGACAATCAGCGGCCCCGTTATCAATACAGCTTCGATTTCTGGCAGCACGGCTACGGTGGTGCTGACGGGATCGGGCGGGACGGTGACGGCGAGCATACCGAGTACGCCCGCGAATCAGTACGTCCTTGGGCCTTCTTACGGCGGACCAAGTGGTGGAGCGGCAACGTTGCCGGTAACTATAGGCGTGTTGAAGTCAATTGGTACTTGGGGTGTTAATGGCACGGGATCACAAGGAACGTTAGTAGAACAATCTACCATTCTAGGCGGATAAAATGGCATCTGATAATTTTCAAGGCAATATTCAAACTACAGACGGTGACGTGTTTCGCACGTTATCCGATTCAAGCAGCAATCAGTGGCCTGCGTCCGTAGTTTGTTACGCTACGACTGTTAGTAACGGTGCCAATGTTTTAGTAGTGGTTCAACCATCAAGTGGATTGCCCGTCCAACCCGCAACTTCTGCCACATGGGCGACAAACGCCGATGAAACAGCAGGATCGACTTCGGCACCAACGAAAATACTGATTGTTGGAGGTAAGACAGCGGACGGTACGCCTGCCTACGATGCCCTTCCGCTCGCCGCTGGCGGGGCTTCTGTGGTTGTGACGGGTTCCGGTACGTTTGCGGTCCAAAGCACGGCAAAACCGGCAACCACTGGCGGCTTGACGATGTACCGCTTGCTGTCGGCTAATTCGGACAACGCCACGAATCTGAAAAACGGGGCTGGTCAAGTTTACGGTATTAACGTTTATAATCTTGGAACTACAATCGCGTTTCTCAAACTTTACAACAAAGTTTCAACGCCTGTACCGGGAACCGACACGCCAGTAAAAACTATCCCCATCCCGCCTGCATCTGCGTCCGGTCAGGTAGGCGGTGTAAGTATTCCGCCCGATGCGATAGGTAGGGCTTTTAGTTTAGGCATTGGTTTTGTTATTTCTGCTAATCTAGCAGACAGCGACACAACGGCTGTTGCTGCAAATCAGATCGTACTTAATCTTGAGTATAACTAATGCTGCCAATCTACTTTCTGTTTTTCTTCCAAGGCAGCAGCGGCCCGCCTCCGTCAAGTATGGGATACTCAATAGCTCTTGACACAGTGAGCGGTCTGACAAGCGGCGGTGTGTGGGGAATTAGTGCGAGAATTGTTGTAACTAAACCGTAGGTGATTCATGGTGAGCAGCGGCCCGACTACTTTAAGCACGTCAGGGAGTGCCCCTTTGCAGGTAATTCCTAATCAAACAGGGATGTGTTTCAAAGAGGGGTTTTTAGTTAATGGTTCTACGGCGGGTACATATTCTATCGATGGCGTTAATTATACTCCGCTTCCGGCTGGCACGAGTATTCCTTTGCCTAATGGGATGTACTTGGCTGGTGTGTGGGTGCAAGGCAGTGGGATGACGGGCGTGTTTTGTGTCATTCAGTGATGTTACCGCTAGACCTATTCTTTTTCTTTGCACCAGAAATGGCATCGGTAATCAGCTATCTCTGGATGATCGCACCAAACGTAACAGCGGTTCAGTTAATCAATGCAGTTCGATCCGATACTAATTTGCCGCCTGCTGGTGTAAGTTTCCCGATTAATTATACAGGAACTGGTCAGTTTTGGCAGGCAAGTTTTACTGATCCTGCTGGGGTTGCTCCGTCGTACTGGTGTCAGGCGGTTCAAACGGCTGGCGGTAATCAAATACCGTTTCAGTTCTCGTTGGTAAGCGGTGTTCCGCAAGTAGCCGGATTCTTTACTTCGCAACCAGTAGTAGAGGCTTTGTTAGGGCAGTTTAACGCCGATCAGCTATCTAACTTAAATAATTCCAATACCGCTCCCAGCTTGTTCGGCTTTGCTGACGCAATTCAGAGAAGTGAGGCTGTATTAAATTTGGAACTAGCTCAATTCTTTTACTCAAACGGAGCGTCTAACCCGTCGTTTCCAGCAAGTAGTTATGCGTTTCCAATGCTTGCGATGAATGCGACAGAATTAGCGGCAGCATGGGTATATAGTAAAAGAGGTAGTTACGATGGTTCGGATCAGATGGCTGGTAAGTTTGCTCAAATGGGCAGAGAAGCGGTTGCGTCGGTAAAGAGGATTATCCGCAACAAAATTTATGACGTGCCAAGGTACAATCTTTCTTATCAACCGACCATAGTACTTAACCCGAGCCTGTGGCCTTTTGGTAATCCGAATCCGTTGAGCGGCCTGAGTTCAAACATGCTGCCAACCTACCCCTACGCGAACAACTTAGATAACGATACCGGGCCGTCTTCTTAACTAGAAAGAGGTTTAGTATGAGCGCTGCGATATGGTTCTGGATTTTGTTTGTTATCTGCCTTCTGTTCGGCGGATACATGAGCTATCCTTTCGAGAAGCGGTCAAGTATCTGGATCGTCGTTTTCGTTCTGATTGGACTGCTCGGCTACCGCGTGTTCGGAAGCCCTATCCAATAGCCTTTGCGGTCGATAGCAGCAGCGTAGAGCGACGAAAAGCATCTTGGACGGTATAATGAGGGCATGAGCTTCAAATTGCGTAGAAATCCGTCTGCTTTGAAATTCTACGTTCGTTGGTGTCCGCGATGTAGTGTTGTCAGATCGGAAGCAAACTTTTGTCCTTGTTGTGGTAGGTTAACTCAAGATGTGGGGCGTGTTCGTGGTATACTAGAGCAGTTGTGGCACGCAGTACAACACCTTTTTGATAATGTCTTTAAGTAAACCAACCCAACCCGATTGCAAGGAACAAGAGGAGAAGGCACAGATTATATTGAATCGTGCCGTAGAGCGGATTATCGAATTAGGTTACAAGGTTGAAGTAGAGCCGACAATTGCTCACAATGGGAAAACGATCAATCGATTTGTAGTTAAAAAGGTAGGGCAGTAATTTAATAGGAGATTGTTTATGCACTACAGAAACGGACGGGAAGCGAAGAACGGCGATAAAATCGTTCAATTGGGCAACAAAGGCTCGATTATTAGTATTGGTGTTTTGCACGATGCTACGCCGGGAAACGATTATTGTAACGGAAGCATCGCCCCAATAAGCACCAGTGTTGCGGGTGCTTGTATGTGCGATTGTTTGCACTTGGATGATGTTGCGGCGTTGCTCGAAGAAAAGGGCTTGCACGAACGCCCAAAAGGTAAGTAAGAGGATAGTAAAGTGAAGCGGGTTAAGTTAACTAAAAGAAAGACTATTACTAAAATAGTCAAGGAAACAGAAGCCAAGCCTTTTGAGTTACCTACGATCAAACATAAGCCTGATGACGATAGCCAAGAGGATACGGATAATGATGGTTTAACTATGCGGCGTAGGTTGTTTGTGGATGCGATAACTGGACAGGCAATGGGCAATGGTACTAAGGCGGCAAGGTTGGCCGGATACAAAGACGATAACGAAAATGCTCTTGCTGTGACTGCTAGTTTCTTACTAAGGATTCCAAAGGTTCAACAAGCTATAGCTAGAAAGATAGCGGCACGCAATTGTGGGCCGGAAAGAGTGAAGGCAAATATAGCAGCACTGGCAGAAGCGGATATATCCAATTTTGTAGTGGTTGATGACGAGGGAAAAGCAAACATTGATTGGAAAGCGGCAGCACAAGCAGGAGCAATCGGCCAGATACGCGAATGGGTTGAAGACGTGATTCAGACACCGGACGGAAACTGTACAGTACTGAAAAGAAGGTTCAAGCTGTACGACCGAACCAAAGCTCTTGAACTGCTGGCACGAATGAACGGTCAACTGACGAACAAGGTTGATGTAACGTCTGGTGGAAAAGCAATAACTAAATTGTTCATGGACGTTGATGATGGAGATGAAAGTGGAAGCAAATAAAACGCTGAATCTGAAAGTTAAAGCCGTGCCGGGCGATAGGGTGAAAGTTCCTGAGTTAGAACAGAAAGCCGTAGTGCGGAGCGTCACGATAAATCAAGGCGGTACTATTCAGTACGAGGTTTGCTACTTCGCTTCCGGGGAGCGTAGAATGTGCTTTCTGTTTGCTGATGAGTTTGAGTTGGTGTAACGGAGAAACGAAGTGATTGACTACAAGCTAAAGAACGTCTCCGAGTTTGAGTTTTATTTGAACGGAAAACCGTTTCGTGATTTTGTTGAGCGGCATGTAAAAGAGGTGATGGATAAAGAGTACACGGCGGTAGAGGAGTTTTGCAGAAACAATGCTCACTTAGTTAAACCGTCTGTTTTGTGTGAGAGTGTGCGTTTTTATATGGACGTGGACGGCGGGCAAGTGACTACGCGAGTCTACGCCTTAGTGCCGACAGACGTTGTTGAGAGAACAAAGACCGACCTCGGCCAGTTGATTATTTTAACTGACTACCCGCATATTACTTTGCAGCACAAGATAACCCCTTGGTTTTCAGTCAACAGGTGATTTATGGTAACACGACGCGATATTATCAAAACAATCGGTGCTTTGTCGATTCTGCCTGCAACTACTCTAGCCGCTCCGCGTTTCAAAGTAGGGGACAGAGTTGTTTTGAATAGGCCTAACCGGATCTCACTTCTTTTAAAGAAATCTGATTTATGTGGAAACATTGTTCAGATTGACGAAACCTGCCTAGGCGTTAAGTACGATCTTTGGGATGAGCCGATCTGGACGTGTGCGAATTGGTTAAAACTGACACAGCAAGGTTATGCCACGAATTTGGACATTGTGGGTCGAATCAGTTCAAAAGAGTTTCGCGGGTATCCGCCTTACACGATTAAATACTTAGGTTGTTATCGCTCAACAGCGGAAGGCGGCGGTCTTTTAGATAAGAAATCGCATAACTTTGAAATGAGGATGAAAGGGGCTCAATTTGCTTGGCATACTTCTGGTTTTGGCATTGACTTTAGCCAAATAAGATTCGACTTTTCTAATGATGTTTCGCGTTACCCGCTTTGGTCGATTGTCAATGTGTAGAGAAGATCATGCCCGGCTTACTTGAAATTGTCTTGTTCGTGGTTTTAGTAATCCTCTTTCGTGCTTCATATCCGAAAGGTTGGGGATGATGGGTAGTCAAGTTGCGGTTCCGGCCCCAAAGAGTTATCTGAAATGTCGAGTAAAATCTCCGAAAGCTCCACCGAAAGCTCCACCGAATGTCCGCGTTAGCTGAATTAGATACGCAAGCCTGCAAGCTGTACCAACCGCGAGGAGCGGCTAAGGCACTGTTTCCGTGTCGTGATGCGGAGTGCCTTATCGTAGGGGCCGCAGGAACTGGCAAAACGAGAAGTGTTTTAGAGAAGGTAGTTCGCTGGTTACTAAAATGTCCCGGCAGTCGTGGACTGATTGCCCGCAAGACTCGTGTGTCGATGACTGAATCTGTTTTAGTAACACTCGAACGCGATGTAATCCCCGACAACCCGAACTTGTACCCAAACCTTCACAGTCAATTGCGATCAACCCGCAGAGCTTACGCTTTTCCAAACGGTTCTGAGCTAGTCGTTGAGGGTGTTGATAACCCTGATCGTATCATGTCAACCGATTATGATATTATTGCATGTTTTGAGAGTCTAGAACTTGTAGAGGATGATTGGGAAAAACTTACTTCCCGGCTTCGCAACGGCAAGATGCCTTTTCAGCAAGCTATCGCGGATTGCAATCCCGGCCCGCCAAGCCACTGGCTCAATCAACGCGCCAACCGGCCTTACAGCGTCCCAGAGGCGTTGAAAGACTTTCTGCCCCTCGCACGTCCGGGTCAGAGGCAAATGACGCGTCTTAATTCGCGGCATGAGGATAACCCGCTTCTATGGGATAGCGATAAGATGACTTGGACACCGCAAGGTGCGGTTTACATGTCCAAGTTGCATTCGCTGACCGGAGCACGAAAACTTCGGCTATTGTCCGGGTTGTGGGCAAGTAGTGAGGGTTTAGTGTACGGGGAGGATTTTGATCCTGCAATCCATGTCATTAAACGTTTTGATATACCGCCAACGTGGAAGCGAATTCGTTCAATCGACTTCGGCTTTTCCAACCCGTTTAGCTGTTTGTTTATAGCTATTGATCCTGACGGTAGGTATTACGTGTATCGAGAATGGTACAAAACGCAAATGTTAGTAGAGGATCATGCCAAGAAAATAAAAGAGCTAAGCGGTAGTGAAGTTTTTGAAGCAACGATTGCCGATCCAGAAGATGCCGAAGGCAGAGCAACTTTGTATAAGAACGGCATTCCGACGATCATAGCTAAGAACGACATTGAAACAGGCATTCAAGCAGTTAAGTCAAGATTCAAAGTTTTAGGTGATGGCAAAGCACGTCTATACTTTTTTGAGGATTGTTTAGTCGAACGCGATCCTTTACTGGCAGAGTCGAAGTTGCCGATTGGTGTGCTGGAAGAAATTGAAAACTATACCATGCCGCCGAAGAAAGCTGGACAGAATGCCAAAGAGGTTCCGGTTGATGAGAATAACCACTCACTTTCAGCACTTCGGTACGCGGTTATGTACAAACAACCCGTGAAGGTCAATGCACAAGTATTCACCCTACCGGCGGGCTCCAGCTACCAACCGCCCATGCGTGGTGCCGCTAAGTTTTCTGGCTTACATCCGAGCTTGGTTCCGAAGACAATGCCTTTGTAGCTAATTTAGCTATCGCGTCGATCATCTCTTGCCCAATCTCGCTTACATCGATTTGCCACATTTTGACATTTGGAAACGTTTCTTTAGCTTTGAGTGTTGCTTTTCCTATAGCTTCTTCTATCGAGTAGGCGAAGCTTAGTAGCGTGGACAGTTTTGGTAAAAGATCGTCGTAGCCCGAAGCATTACAAAGAAAAAGTTTTAGTTCGTTGGAAGAAACAGTTTTCTTTTTCAAAATTGAAGCTGCGATAGTTACAACGGAGCGGCTGCCTCGTTTTCGCAAAACGTTTTTTACCCAATCGTAAAGAGCGTTTGTGGTGCTATAGTCAAAATCCTTAGCGTCTTGCTGGTTGCTCACTATGCGAAAATCGTCAGGCTCGATTCTGTAATTAAACCAAGAAACATTGTTGTTGGGATTGGTTATCTTGAGCTGGTAACGTGCTTCTTCGCTCATAAATTCACCCTTTCCTTCGTAGATTTGCTGCATTCTCTCGGCAACGGTTAACGGCTTCTAGAAATGTTTTTCCTCTGGCTACTGTTTTTAGTGTAGGAGCAACGGCAACCACCCACTGGTTGTTTTCGACGCGTACTTGTGGGAAGTTTTTTAATTGTGCATCCCACCATTCCATGTCAGTCGCGAGATTGTAATCAGGATCGGCGTCTCCCATCAAAGGTGGGTTGTCTTCTGAATATCGTCCGCGTGGAACAAAAGGAACTGAATCTTTGTTTTCCTGTTGTTCTCGTTTCTTGGCATCGTAAATTTCCTTGCGGTCGATTCGATAACTGATTGGTGCGTTAAAACCGAGTCTGACTCGATCTCCGCGTATATCAACGATAGTAACGGAAATATCGTCTCCAATCATTACCGACTCGTCGCGATTTCTACTTAAAACCAACATCCGATTCCTTTCTGAAGTCAGGTTTTTACTTCTTTACTGTGCCTAGTTGAATCTTGTTTTTTCGCCTGTTCTTTATTAAGGACACTCCAAGCCCACGTTTTAATTTCTTTAAATAAAGTTGGATCAATTTTTTCTAGCTCGAAGTACTGAACAGGAAGGGAAATCGCGCTGCCACCGTCTTTGATGGTGATGACTAAATTATCAACATATAGATAATCCCCTTGACAATCATATTGCATGTAAACCTTCGCTTTCCAAGAAACTTCAAAAACACATAAACACATAAACAAATCCTTTGTGAAACGTTCAAAACTTACTAAACCTCCCGGCAGCGACTTCGCAGGATCGATCCTAGGCGTCACCGGCGATACGATACCTAAAGTCAATCCAAACGCTAAACCGAAGTCCGGCGAAACAACCGGCCCGCAAAACGTTGCAGGCGGTGCCAACCTTGGCTTTCCGGGCATACCGGGATTATTATACCAAAATGCTGGCGGCAGTCCGACCGGCATGGGTTTGGGCGGTTTGTTTCCCGGTTCGATTCCGGGCGTTAACTTAGATATTGGTGGTACGTTCTGGGGTTGGTCTGGCTCAAGTTTTGTCCAACCGAGAAAAGGCAGTTATGCAACGTACCGCATGATGGCTCTTGATCCGACGCTTGCTCTGATTCGATCTCTAATTAGAAAACCGATTGTTGCGAGTCAGTGGTCGGTTCAAGCAGCGGAAGGTGTAAAAGTTTCCGCTACTGGAAATAAGTTCGTAGTCGATCCGATTTCTGGCCGACCAAAGCAAGCCCCGCAAAAAGCTATCGATTTTATCTCTGATACATTCCTGCCGTTGCGTTCTGGTTTAGTAAGGGAGGCGTTACGCGGATTGGACAGTGGTTGGCGTCCTTTTGAGCGGGTGTACGAGATTCGCAACGGGTTTTACGTACTGAAAAAGGTAAAGCCGTTGTTGCCTGAATTCAGTAACATTCTTCACGACGGGAATGGAAACTTTGCAGGACTGACGATCAATACAAGTAATCCGTCTGACCAATCGCAAGGAAGTCTGCCGCCGGTGAAGTCATGGATTTACTCGCAAGATGTGGAGGCGGGCAACCTGTACGGTCTTAGTCGAAATGAACCTGCGTTTGATCCATGGGTTGATAAGCAAAAAACCCGTGTAAAGAAATACCTGTTGATGGGTAAGTTATCCGGTGTTTTACCTACTCTATACTACAAGCCGGGTAAGACACCGATCAACGGAGAACTTGTAGATAATTTTGAGATAGGTAAACAAATTCTTGCCGTAGCTTTTGTCGGTGGCGGTTCTCTTATTCCAACCACTGAGTACACCGACACCGATCTTCAAGCAAACCCTGAGTTAGCTACGCTTGCTCCGTGGAAGTTAGTAATTGAGGATGCTGGTAATTATGCCTCTGCAATGGACGGCTTTATCCACGAGGATGAGCACAATGAAAAGCTTTTAGTACGTGCATGGGGTTGGGGTGAAAGAGCAGCAATCGAGGCCACTACAGCAGGGAGCAGAGCGGACAGTGAAACGCATATCGGTGCTGCGTCGATGGACCTTGAGGATATTGACGATGATATTGCTGCACAAGTAACGCAGGGACAACCGCAATACGATGTGCCGGGTTTGGTCAATGAATTACTTCGGTTGAATTGGGGCGACGATGCTGTTGATGCAATTGTAGTCAAACCAGCACCGCTTGTTGACAGTAAAGTAGACACCTATAACGATTTGATTAAAGCTTGGTTTGCTAATCCAGCATTGGCCCCTTACTTAATACAGGTGCCGAATGTAGCTAAAATATTTCAGCACCTTGACATTGATTGTGTTGACGACATTGACGACCAAATCGATGAAGTGATCGAGGAAATCGTAGAAGCCGCCAATAACAAGAACGCTCCAAAACCTCCCCCGCCAGCACCGAATCAATCCTTTGTCGGCCAAGCTGGAAGCGATCTGCAAGGCAATACGCCGCAAAATCAGCCGCAGGGGAACGGAAACGGCTCGCAACCCGGTCAGAGCATGAATCGCGTTGCAGCGTTGGCGGGAAGCGGAGCAAACGGTAACGGTATAATGAAGAAAGGGAACAAGAAAGGAAAGTGATGGAAACTGACGATGTTCACAAACCACGAGAAACTTATCCGATTTTTGTAGACGCGAGCGTGTTTCCGGTCGGTTCGATCAGTTCACAAAAAACTCAAATATTTGATCCTAAAACGGACATAACTACTTTTGAGTTAGCTAAAGCGATGTGCTGGTTGTTGGCGCGAACGCAAACGGGCGGCTACTTGCATATTGACTTGCCGGACGATCCAAACGTAAGGCGTCACTTCCGAGAAGAATAATGGGCAAGTTACTAACTCCAACAAAAAGTGGCGAACCGTTGCCTCACGTTGTCGGGACGATGGATATTTTCCATGACAAAAGTATTGATGAAGTGACTATTCAGTTTAACGAGCCAGAAGGCAAAGTCAGTCAGTATAAAATGACATTGAAAAGGTTTCGTGAGTTTGTCGAAGAAGGTGCAACACCCTTGTTACCTTTGTCAAAAGACAATCACCCGAATCTTTTAGCTAATTTGTGGCAAACATTGCTTCAAATGGAGAAGGTTTAACAAAATGATTTTACCTTCAAGTGAATACGAGCCGCCTACCGCTGAAACCGTTTTGGTCTATCAAGAAGGCCGGAATGCTCGCACCAGACTTGAAGAATTGGACAGCAACCCTTACAGTATAGCGGCGAATAAGTATTGGTGGAATGTCGGTTGGAATGAGAAGGACGCGGAATTGGCTGTTGAAAGAGCAAAAGGAATTCAGCTATGAGAGGTAAACAACACCCCCGTTTTCAATCTACTGTTAATCAAACTGTCTTCGGGAGCGTCATTGATCGTGAGAAAGTAAAAGCGGTTTGCGGTTTGGGTCGTCCGTTTGATAACGGCTCTGTTGTTGTAGGTACGATGAAACCGTCTGACTATGGCAAATCCGCTGTTGCGAAGGAAGAGGTTATTTGTGGAACACGTAATTGATTGGAAAAACGGAATTGATGTAAGGGATGGTGTTGTTTGGGTCACTGTGAATGGTCGGCATGCCGACCTCGACGACAATAACGTAGTCGCGTACGGACCGGCAGATCTTATCGGTAAGCATATCGGAGAAATCAAACAGGTAATTACTTTTCTTGAAAAAGAGGGATGTCCTGTTAAATTTGAAGTAAATGCTCTAACCGATCCCATTGGGTTTGAAATCAAAGCGATTATCTTTGGATCGGTTCGACTACGAACAACAGGTAGTAGTGGGATTTTGCGAGAAGATTTGTTAAAGCTGTCAAAAGTACTGAAAGACGGAGACGGCTGGAAGCTAACTAAAAAGGAAATGTAAGATGAGTATCTTGAAACAAGGTGTAATGATGCAACCCGCACAAGTTGATATGTCGGTTATCGGTCAACAGCACGACCCAAACCTTATTCCGCCAGAAACTACGACAGGCAACCCACAAACAAGTACGCCTGTATCAAACGTTCCGGCTCAACTGCCTACCGCTCCAATGCCGACAGAAGTACCGGCAGGGACGCCAGCAGAGCATTTGCGGGTAGGCGACGTGGTTCTATACCTTGATCCCGAAACACATGCGGGAGTAATTAATCCGCAAGTCAAGGCCGCTATCGTCGCGGGCATTCATCCGGACGGTTTCAGTCTTGCTTTGTCTACTCAAGGCAGGATTCCTAATCGATTGCATCCGAAGATTCCCTATGCCGCTGCTGAGGAAAACAAGATGTTTACGTGGCATCATCGACCGGAAAAGTTAGAAACAATCGTTTCGCCCGTTGAAGCGGTTGTTGAAAAAGTGTTGGCAGCGAAGAAAGTCGTCGCTCAAGAGCCGACAGCACGAGTCAGTACACGTCCATCTTTGACTAAGCGATGAGTCGTAGTTTTATCGATCCGATTTATTTAGTAGCCGACGCTCTGTTGCGTTTTGCGGACGAATCTCCAAAAGGACGCGAGTACGTTTTGGTAGGTTACTTTGCAGGATCGATACCGCCGGAAGTTTTGATTAATTGCGGAGTAACATGGCCTCCACAACCGATTTGTCAACAAGACGGCCCGACGTACTATCTGTCAGATCAGTCGCACGTAAGAATACCAAAACTCCTGTACCCTGTGCTGAAAACTCCGATCAACTAAAACTGTACAACGCACATCTGGATTTTCTCAAAGAACAAGCTGCTTATCAAAATAAGGTAAATAAGTACGTCGGTTACGATGAAATCTATCAAATCGCTAGCATCGCTATGTACGAAGCGTGCGGGGTGTTCGACAAAGCCAGAGGCGTGCCGTTTAAAGCCTACGCTGCTGGAAAGATTTACTTTGCTGTCAAAGATGCGATGAGAAAGGGTGTGGCATTATCTGGTCGGCGTGAGCAAAACAGGGGGATTGCAGTAAGCACTCTCAAGTCTGATAACTGGCTTTCGATAGCAGACAAAAAACAAGATTTTCGTTTTGATGAGTTAGTGTGCGATCTGCCACCACGACACCGAGTGGTGCTGAAAAAGATAACGGTCGAAGGTTGTGGTAAGCGGGAAGTTGCGAGAGGTTTGGGATTGTCGTGTTTTCGCGTTAATGCTATTTTGCAAGAGGCGATTAACTTACTGAGGCAGGAACGTGGATTAGAATCGGTAGTAGCTAAACCTGTAGAACGCAAAGGCAAGGAAGTGGAAGAGGTCGGGAGCGAGAACCGCTGGTCATCGCTCATCAACTTTGCGTTAGACATGAAAATCAGTGCCGGTGCGGCGTGGAAGGTTTTGAATCAGTTGAGAGGTCAGTTAAACGGTAGGGTGTATAAGTATGCCTGAACTAGTAGGTAAAAGAATCGCTGCTCCGCCTACGGAATGGCCGGAAGGTCAGTGTCCCTACGAGGTAGGGGATTATTGGAAAGATGAGTCGGGAGATTGGCGAGGCATTACGCCCAACGGTTTGCCTGTTTGGCTGAAAAACCACGAAGTAGTTGAGCATGAAGATTTAACAATAACGGTTACGCCTTCAATACTTGCAAATGGTGGGAAAAGAAACGAGTGGCACGGATACATCACTAAAGGTATTTGGAAAAGTGTTTGAAATTCAGTTCCTATCCCGTTTTGCTCAATCGCTGGATTTGTCTTGGAGCGATGCCGCTCGTGAAGCGGCTTTGGCAGCACGCAGAGAAAAGCATACCGCGTTTGACACTAAAGCGGAGATGGAATCTTTCGGCAAGAAAGTGCCTTATACAAATTTAACAAAATCTTACGAGAATGGAAAAGTTCTTTTGGAGATGCACGTCTTTCCTGCCAAACCGCACCACTTGGAAATTGAGTCTATAGATGTGCCTAAAGAGCAAGGAAAGGGTCACGGCACGAAGGTTTTAAAAAGACTTACTGGTTTGGCAGATAAACACGGGACGACGTTGTATTTGGATTCAATCCCGTTTGCTAAGGGTTTGACTCACGATCGATTGCGACAATGGTATGAAAAACACGGTTTTAAAGGCGTTACTGGCGAAGTTAGTTTGGAGAGGATGGTTCGGGAGCCTGAAACCCTGCCGCCCGCCGAATAGTAAAACCTCGTGCGTGTCATAGGAAACTGCCGCCAAAATGATTCAACTAAACCCGCCGTTACCTAGACTTGTTGTGGCACATCCGAAATGGAATGGTCCGACAGGCAGTGGAGTAGCAAATTTCATAATAGAGGGCAGCAAGGACGACGATTTGGTATGGGTTATCGACATGGACGCCACGGGAGAAGTGTGGTGCGTTCCTAATCGATATGTGCGTGCTCCCAACAATATAACCTACGGGCGGTTAGTTAAAAAGGAATCAAATGGCTCTTAAACTCAACAGTTCTGTATTTCATGCCGCTTTAGGCAAGGCCCATGCTGGCGAAATAGATCACGGTGAATGGGAAGCTCCGGCTGGTGCTGATAGAAACGTAGATAACTCGATTGCGATGGATGACAGCGATTCCGCAATACCTTCAGAGAAGTTTAAGTATCCGATACTCAAAGGTGGCAAGGTTAGTGCAAAGGGTGTCGGCTCCGCTTTGGGATATGCTACTAAGAACGCGGAACATGCAATCATTCCAGCACTGACTAAAATAAGTGAGGCGATTAAAGGGCAGAGCGATTCTAACTTGAGTATGAACTACTATGAAGCGTTAGGCAAGCTGGCGGAAAGAATCGATCTTAGTCGGCTCGCACCGTTAGCTAAATGTCCCGGTTGTGGAAGCCATGATGTGCAACGAACGCCTGCTGACAGTGAGCATTCCGGCCCGATGGATAAATGTACTCATTGTGGACAACAGTGGAGCATGAAGCCCGGAACGACAACCGTATTTAAGTACAGCAGTCAGTTTGATAGTTCTGAGCCGGATGAGGAAAACGAAAGTGATTCGGTTGCTCCTGCTCCGGTTATTGCTCAAGAACCGAACGGTGGAAATGCTTACGATCAAGACGCCGCATTGACTACACCTTTTCTTGACACGCCTGCAAATCCGGATGGTAGTCCCAACACGACTTTGCATTCGGATTATGCTCAACGGCTGTTCGGTGTGAGAATTGGATGAATGACGATGAGTGAAAAACTCCCTGTCAAAGTCGAACCGATCAAAGTGACTGTAAAACGTCGAATTCCTGACGAAGTAAACCAACAGACTTTTATCAACGACTCGTGCTCTCTCGACACGCCTTCAATCGACGTTTTAATTAAGTTCATGCAAAGCTATCCGGTGTATGTTGACTGGATGGGTTGTTCCAGCAAGTCTAAGTAACCCGTGCTTTCTAACTTTGCCCAAAACCTGTCCAAGCATAGTTTCGCAAATACGCACATAGAGTTGCCAAAACACATCGCGGATAAAATAACCGAATTTAACAGAAGAATACCTAAAGAGGACTTGGCGGAAGACGAGCAAATCAAACCGCACGTTACCGTCAAGTATGGACTCCACGAGAACACACTTCCGGCAGTAAAGAAGGTTTTGGGTAATGAGCGTCCAGTTAAGTTTACGATGGGAAAGTTGCACGTTTTCCCCGCCGATAATCAACACGACAGCGATGTTTTAGTGTCGAAAGTTGAAAGCCCCGATCTTGTTCGCTTGAATAGCAAGTTAGCTGCCCTGCCGCATACCGATACTTATTCTGACTATCAACCGCACGCTACGATAGCTTACCTAAAACCGGGCAAAGGTTCACAATACTTAGCTAAACATGGATTAGAGGGTCTAAGCGGTTCTGCCGATTCTGTAGTTCATTCAGACGTTGACGACACGGAAACAAATATTCCTTTGCAGTCCGGTCTTGTTACAATTGATGCAGGCTTAGGTGATACCGCAACCTTAGACGGCGGAGTATGGACAAGCTCTGACCCCGAGCTAGCACATTTACTAAATGTTCGTGCTCAATCTACCGGACTTATTGACGATGACGAAATAGCGGACGATGCGAACGCCTTTCTTGGTTTGGATGACGAACAGTTTCTTAGTCGGTTTGCTCAAAATCTAGACGCTAGTTCCGATTGCGATTGGAAAACCATCAATGGTACGCATGTTTGCATAAAAGACGGCGAAGTTGAGAAAGGTCCGGCTAGCTTGAAGGTGGAATCGAACCCGCAAGGCGAGTCTGTTGCTGAGAAAGTTGGTTTGGAAGTCCCTACCGATGAGAAAAGTGCCAAAGAGTTAGGCGTAGCTTTGCGGCAAGCTTCCGAGGATCAGTTTGGCGAGGATTTGCATAACCAGTGTCGTGAAATAGCCCAACGTCTTTATCTGGCTTATCGACCTTATGCGAACATTTTGGAAGGTTCTTATCCGGGTGATTATGAAGAGGGTGGGCACCACTACATTACCAACGTAAACGGTTTTGTTTTTGATGTGAGTGCGGATCAGTTTGGTGGTCCTAAAATATCAGTAACGCCGGAAGATGATTTGAAGAAAAGTAATTACAGCGGATTCCGAACCGCGAAGATTACAGAAAAAACCGCCGAGGACTCATTCGGCGGTAAGCAGCAGGCAGATAAGTTCGGTGAGAGTTTTGCTAAGAAAATCAGGAGTTTTCTATAAGCTTCAACTGCTCGCGTTGGTCTTTAGTCAACTTAAAACGAATCTGTTTGTTGAACCGGAATCTGCCGGGAGCCTTGCTCGGACGACAGCCCCGATACTGTACGAAACCAGCATCATCGATATAAATTTCTGAGTTAGTAAAAGCGGGTTCTGATGTGCCGACCGCTCTTACGGCTTCGGATGGTCCATATGTGCCTTCGTTGTTTGCAAGACTTACACCGCGAAGAATTTGCTTTGCCACAATTGATCCTTTCGTTGGGCACTAAACCATTTAGTTCGTTTCGGATTATCGCATAGTTTTAGTAAAAGTCAACAGGAAAATTTACTAAAAGAATGTTCTCGTCCTTAGCTCAATTTCTATTGTACCGTGCCGATCAGGCAAGGGACGAAAGAGGACGTTTCACTGCCGAAGGCGGCACGCCAGTCAATACGGCACATCCGTTACTGAAAACGATAACGGGAATGATCCGCCGCACCGAGCGTCAACGCAGTCAAAAGATCAGTACAACGCTAGAGCACAAAGCCTTGTCCGACCAACTCACTGATTTGAGAAATAAGCGGCGTGAGTTGTGGAAAAAGGTTGCTGCTGGTGAGCATGAGGCGATTTTAGCAAAAGGTTCTGCCGACCGTGCAAAACAGTACGCCGCTTACGGCCCCGTCAACGATCCGGGCGAAAGGGTCAATCCAGCGGCAAGATTGCTGGTTGGCAAGCCCAACGAAGAACCCAGTCACATCCGCTACATGCCTAGCACGCAAGGAGAACGACGAAAGGACGAAAACCCGGCTGTCAGCCCTAACGATCCGTTTTCGTCGTTCAATGACGCCGTGGAGAGTCATTTCGCCAAAGCTGTGGGGCCTACTGAGACGCCGGTAACCGCCTACCATGCTAGTCCGGAAAAGATAAGCTCGTTCGACACCAGTCTCCCCGGCAACGATAACAAGTGGGGTCCGGGTGCTTACTTTTCTTACAAGCCGGAAGATTCTACTAAATTTCAAGGAAATAAGCCCGGCTTTTTGCACCAAGTTGAAATCACCCCAAAGAAATCATTGGACGTTTCGGGCGATAAGCAAATCTCGGACGATGATTTTAGTAAGATCAACGAAAATGCTAAGAGTGCTGGGCTAAAGCCTATCCGCGACAGTTTAAAGAATTCGCCAGCACGGGCGGCTTACAATACTTGGTACAGAGATAACGACCACAATAAAAGTGTCGTCAACGACGTACTAAAGAAATCCGGTTTTGACGCGATCAAGGATGATCATGAGTTTGTTTCTCTTGATCCGAGCAATATCAAAATCAAGTCTGCTACTCCGCTCAACCAATCTTACACCAAAGAACAGCTTCAAACGCCAGCATCAAAACTTTACTCTGCTGGTGCCAGAAACGCACAAGCCAAAATAAACACACCTGAGAAAATATCTAAAGAAGCCCAAGCAATCCGCTATGCCGAACTAAATGAAAAGGCGGATCAACACGTTAATTTAGCTAACTATCGAGCAAAACTAGCACAAGCTGCCAAGCGTGCCGGAAACACCGAGCAGGCACAAAAGCATTTCGATGCGATGAACGATCATTACGCAAAAGCAAGGGATTTGAGAAAAGCTGCTGACCCTGAAAGTGGAAAAGGAACTATTATGAGCGTCAAAGAAACTAAAGTGCCGGGCAGTAAGGAAATGCCTTTGCTGTTTTCTCGATATGGTCAGAACATGTCGAGAGATGTTAAAAGCGAGTCAGACAGACACTTGGAAAATGCTGCTGATGCTTTATCTAAATCCGCTGCCAGTAGGGCAAAAGGCGACGACGAAACTGCCGACGCTCATTTGATGGAGGCCGGACAACATTTTAGTGTTGCTAGTGATTCGGCTAAAACGGCTAAAGAATACGCGAATGCTGCCAACGGTCACAAAGAAATGTCAACAGCTTACAAAGCGTTGGCAGGTACGCAGATGAAGCTCGGTAAAGATGGTACTAAGTATTTACAAGCTGCTGATAAGCACACAGACGCTTCAGTAGCGTCAACAGCAAAGGCAACAAAAGCGAAGGATGCGGTGGCAAAAGCCAAGTTAGTAGCGAGCAGCAAACCTGACGTACCGTTTCTATCCCACTTTGCTAATGCCAAACACAAGGCATCTGCTTAATTCTTTTCAGATTAAAACATGAATACTTTACTCTGCCTTTCGCTCGAAAAGGGTCAATCTCTCTATGATCCCACTCCAGATGAAGTACAAGGTCTGCCAACCACTAAGAACGGTTTGCCTTGTGTGTACAAATGGGGGAGAGGTGCAAAGATCGGTGAAACGTATCAGCACCCTACTAAGAAATTTAAAGTGCCCACCAATGCCAAAAGTATCGGTAATTGGGAAGATAACTTTCACAAAATGCAAAAGGCGGGAGTCAGTGTTCCGCTGGTAAAAGATCATTCGCTCAAGGCTGACGACACCCTTGGTTATGTAGTTAATCTTAGGCGAAATGACGGATGGGTCGAACCTCTTTTGCAAATACTCGGCAGAGACGCTCTTGATACTGTTAGTAAGAACGAGCTGAGTCTAGGCTTGAAACAAGATTTTGTAGATGGTTTAGGTAACAAATATCCGGGCACGGCAATTGAGCACTGCGCGGCGACTCCTATTCCCGTCGTACCGGGACAAACCAATTTAAGTAACTTCTCTGCAATCAGCGGCGAAGACGGAGAAGTTACTAACGTGTTTTATCTTTCCGCCGCATCAACTGGGAGTTTTCCTATGGCTACGACTATGAGTCCTGCCCATCGCAAGATGTGCATGAACCTGTTGAGCGGCATGGACGGTGTGAACGACAGCACCGATGATGACACGCTTATGAGCAAGATGGTCGATGAGCACGGTAAGATGCAAAAAGACATGGCGATGAACATTCCTGCCATGAAAGCAAAAACCGGCACGCTCGAAGATCAAGTTAAGGCACTGAGTCGCGAGAACGAGGAATTGACTGAACAAGTCAACCTCTCTCGCACTGATAAGGTAGTCAATACCGAAGTGCTGTTTGAGCGTAGTTTGCGGGTCGGCAAGGATGCAGATTTGCTTGTGACTAACAGGATTTGCACGCCTGCCGTTGCTCAGGAATTCCGCGAAGTGCTGATGGGTACTAAAGACGCCCCTAACGTTTTTAGTCTATCTCGCGAAGAGGGAGCGGACGATTGCCTTGCTGCCAAGGTAATCGCTGTTGCTTTGAAGTTTACCCCGCCACCGGGTACGGGAATGCAATCCGGTACTCAAACGCTCTCTCGCGATAATGTGCAGTCAGGTGCCGAAGGTTCCGGAATGCGTACTATCAAATCTCCACATACGGGCAAAGAAGTTCAAGTGCCTGTTAACTAATCCAGCGTACTAAATCCAAGTGTTTTATCGGTCTGGTTATTAAGTTAACTAGACCAATCTCCAATTGAGGTAACTATGCCTACTCAAATTTATGGTTCGCCGGGATGGTATGCCGGTCGAACAATCACGCCGATCAATATCTACACCAACCCGGCAACAGCCCGGTACGGTCCCAGTTTTTACTTCTTCGACGGCAACCTTGCCCGTGATCCGGATGACAATCCAACCACTCTTTTGCGTGCTGGATTGCTGTGCGGAAAAGTAACGACCAGTGCTGAAGGCGGTGGTTATGCTAATTCTGTTATTGGCGTGACAACTGCTAACTACACGAGCGGCGGTTTGTCGCTGACGGTTACGCCGCAGTGTGCTACCGAGATCGTTCGACGCATCGGCACATCTGGTACGTTTAATACGGTGGGTGGCACTACTGCAACTGCTGCCGCAACGGTTACGTTGACTACCTACTCTGCTGTAAATACGACAACTGGCGTTATTACAGTAAGCAGTCTTGGCGTCAACGTCGCTGCCGGTGCCGCAATCATGCCGACCGATGGCAGTCAGAACGTCAATACTATTTACGACAACGAATATGGTACGGACGTTACCGATGTGCTCAATAATAACATCGATCAGCCGATCCATCGGTTCGTGATTGGTGGCGATTTCTTTTCCGCCTTGATTATCAATCTTACGGTAGTTAATGCGGGAACGGAAGCGTATCTCAAGGCTCAATTGCGTGCCAATTCCGGCGGTGTCTTTACTTTTGACGATGATCGATAATCGGCGGGACTCATGTCTATAGGCCATAGCATATGAGGGGCGGTTCTCCGCAGCAACCGCCCGCCCGTCTAACTAAATGCTGCTAACGACCCGATGCGGCGGTCCAAACTAACAGGAAAATACTATCATGGCTAACAGCAATCAAATGCTCTTGGACTGGCTCAGCGGGCCGGTTATGACAGAGCTTGTCCAGTCTCAGGATATTGCACCGGGACTTCCTAAACCGTTTCCCGATGAGTTTTATCAAACGTCCGATACCGAATGTGTCGGCGTAAACATGATGTGGGATGCGATTCAAGGTGTGCGAACGCCCGCAACCATCGTCGATTACTTGTCTCCGTCGCGGGGAACCGATACGCAACCGCGTACACGTCGGCAGGCGGTTGCATTGGGTACGAGAGAAAACACTCCGCTGGATAGTGAAGTAATTACTGCTTTGATGAGTAATGTTCCGCTCTGGCAGAACCGCATGCGGACCATTCTCCGGCAGAAAATGGCTGACTTCCGCCAGCGTGCCGATAACTTGCGTATTACGCTGGTCAACGCTGCAATCGCTACTAACGGGATTGGCTACGACCGAAATGGTAATATTCTGCCGACTCTTGGCACTAACACCATTCCGCCGCAGGTTAATTTCCAAGGCTTGTATGCTGGCACTAACGCGCTGACGTATACCAGCAATTGGCCCGGTACCGGCGGTGCGGTGGGTGATTGGTCGAACGTAAGTACAGATATTCCCAACAGCATCCGCGTGGCACGTCAATCGATGGTTTTCACGAGCAATTACGTGATGACCAACTGTATCTACGGTGAATCGATCCCGTCGTACATGTACAACAACACGGCGATGCAAACTTACCTCAGCCGTCAACCGTCCCTGAACCAGCAGTTCATGGACACCAACGAAGTGCCGGACGGTTTGCTTGATATGAAGTGGCATCCGGGGTATACGGCGTACTACATCGATCAAAACGGCAATCAGCAGAAGTGGGTTGCTCATAATCAAATTATCTTGTTCCCTGAGATCAACAAGAGTTGGTATGAGTTTGTGTCGTGCTCGATGCCGTGTCCGACAGGGCTAGTTGCTCCGAACACCCCTGTTGAGCAATTCTTGGCGTCATGCCCGCCGGTCAAGGGCTATAGTAGTTACTGCATTCCGTGCTACGACCCGATCAAGATCAGCGTGGTAGCCCAAGACTACTCCCTTCCATTGTTGAAGTCAAGTTATTTTCCATATTCTGCAACTGTCTCTGCTGCATAGACTCATGATCGACTTTCTCAAACTGTGCCGGGCGTGGTTTTTACTCCGCAAGACTCGGGCTTTCAACTTGCGGCAACCCTTTCACCACGCCCGGCCTTTTGGGAAGGTATAATAAGTGTATGAACAAAGAAGAAATTATCGAAAAACTGGTAACGTCGGGCAACTTCTCTCACGCTGCGGCATCGAGTCTTGCTGAGGTTTTGCAAGATTTGGGTGTGGCTGAGAAAACTGTTACTAAATCTCAAGGGTACGAAATTATCGAGGCTTATCTGAGGATTAACAAGACATCGCCTCAGGTCTTATACTGGGTAGATGAGTACGGAAGTTACCACGAAATTCTGAGAAATCAGGACGCAAGTTTAGTAAGAAAAGCTCACGATGTTTTGTTGGAAAAGTTAAGCAGTTTTTTGACCGACCAGCTACTGAAAGAGCGGGTTATTACCATTGAGGCGTGTGCTGGTCTGTTAAAAAGTTTGAGATACGACGCGGCGTCACATGCTTTGTTAGAACATGCCAAGGCCGACGAACTTTTGAGGCAACCGAAATGAGCGAATCAGACTATAAAATCATCGCCTTCAAATCCGGCTTTGTTGCTAAGCGTATTGAAAACGAGCAAGTACAGTATTTCGATGCTTCGTTGAAGTGGATCGACAGTTTCGGCGGTCCTCCCGAAACGCTGGCACTAAAACCTTTTGCTACTAAAGAATCTGTCATAGTTAGTGCACGAGGCGGTAATGAGCCGATTCGTGATTGGCACGGCTTTAGAATTGAGAAAATCGAAAGCAGGCTTCGCGAAGACGGCAACTACGATGTAATAGTAAGTCTGACGAATGCAAATGCTCAAACTTGATCTAACCAACTTCCAATCCTTCATCGACCGTTTAGAAACAACTATGTCGTTGGTATCGCCCGGCCCGTTGCAAGATGGCGTACTCAATGCGAGCGATGAGTACCATGAAAGCATGCGACAGCGTTTCGCGGAAGCAAGTTCGGGCGGCTCTACGTGGACGGAATTAGCCGATAGCACAATTGAGCAACACAAGCAAAAAGGTTTGCCGTTGCCGTCCGCATTGAAAGTATCCGGAGCACTAGAAAAGTCTTTGCAACGTGGCGATCCGGATCACGTACTAGAAACCACCGAGACTTCTGTTATTGAAGGTACTCAAAACGACGTTGCCGGATACCAGCACTACGGTACTAAAAACATTCCCGCCCGGCCTATACTAGTTGAGCCCACATCGGACACGCTCGAAAAGATGAAGGAAAAAGAAGTAGAAGGCGTAACGAGGTGGATTGAAGGAAGATGAGTATAATGAAGGTATGGAATTACTTAAAATGTTGGCGGTGATGAGCTTGATCGTCTGGCTTCCTTCTTTGCTCGGTTTGTTTGGAATGGTACTAGGGCGGCTACTCAAATCGGACGTTTTACAGAGTGCGGGCGGGTTGTTGTGTTTTTTAGCCGGACTGCTCCTTATTCTTTTGATTCCCGCTGCTTTGGTCTTCACGGCTTATTTCATTGTCTATGGGCGTTTGTTTTGAGGTAGGCCGAATTTAAGTTTGTTTCCGATTAAATCGCGTGCCTTCCTTATCAACACAACTTTTCCTGTCCCGCTACGCACAAAATCTATCTACAGACTGTGACTGGAAAACGTTAGAAGGCGTCCACGTCTGTATCAAAGACGGCGTAATAACTAAAGGACCGTCTAAGCTAGTCGGCAAGAATCCGAGTAAGCTGTCGCCCCGTACTAAATACTCCACTGTCAAAATCAAGCCGAGTGCTCACGACAACCTTTATCCTCAGTTAAAAGGTACTCCGAAAGATACCGACACGGTTGATGAGGATGGCAAGCCGAGTAAGTTACAAAGTGCTATTGAATTACCTTACCACGTCGAACATTTTGTAGCGGGCAAGATCAAGTCGGCGGCTAAGTCAGCTTTAGGTTACTTACAAAATAAGTTAAACATTGCTAAAGCTGGGGGCAAGCCGTCGATTGCGGGCAAGGTTGCTCATGGCGTTACTGTACTTGCGGTAACAGGACTCAAGGCAGCGTACTTACCGTGGATTGCTGGTGAGAAAGCTGTTGAGGCGGTAGCAAGGGCAAAAGGACTGTCGGCGGATGAAGCGGCTAAGGTTAGGTCGCTGGTAACGTGTTACGATGCGATCAACTGCAAGGCGATGTTTCTCGGGTTGGAGCATGCCGGACTACAGCACGCCGCGAAAGCTTCTCTTTTCATCCCAACAGCGTCGGTTGCCTATCTTGGCACTCAGGGAACGCTTGCCGTTGCTCGTGCGGCGTCAAATGCGGTGAAGAGTGTTGCGGGAGGGGTAAAGGCTAAATTGCATCTCAGCCTTGCAGCTAACGCAACGGATGCGGTAGGGACGTTGGCCGATGCGATCAAAGCTCACGGTGGGGATGATTGGTACTTTGCTCTGTTGGTGAATGCGATGCAGCGTTCGCATAGTACAGAACAGGCAGTAGCTCTAGCCGACCAAGCGTTCAGTAGAAACAAAACCGCCCCAACCGTGTAAGTCCGATTGAGGCGGTGTCAAACGAAAGATCGACTCAAGCTTTTGGTGCGGCAGCGACTGCTTGTTTCTTTGCGTAGTAAGCGACTTTGGCTTTGTACTTTCGGACTTTGGTTGCCGCAAGCTTTGCCTTGCGGAGCCAGTAAGTTAAACGTTGTTCGGCAATTTCTGCTCGCTGTTCTTGTACGGTTTTGATAACCGGCTCAATCGCGAAGGGTCGTTCCCAGTCCGCAAGTAAGTTAGCACGGTCGGCACGGAAAGCGTTTAGTACTTGAAATTCAGCTACGCATGTTGCACGTTCGCTACTGGCGTAAGAATCGCGGCCTCTTGTTTTCTGTTGATGCTTTGGAACGTGAGTAGCGGCGACGTGATAAATTTCATGGGCAGTCACAGCCACAAGGCACTCGACTTGATCCGCGAAAGACTCTCCTACTTTGTGCGTGTTACATGTTGTGGGAAAACATTCGGGACGGCCAACGCAAGCTGTTATTTGTCGTTTCCAAGAACGAGCAACGCCGCCCCAACTTGAACGGGAGTTGCGAAAGCGAGCGTGCTTGATTGTGCGTACAGGTACTTCCAGTTCCTTGCAGCAAAAAGACACCATTCTCCGCAGAAACAAGTCGGACCAGTGAGTAGAGTTTTCCAGTCGCATTTCTAAAACCTTTCGTTTGGTACTCCCTGTTGAGTACGGGAGTATTGTAACAGGTTTTTAGTAAAAATCAAGAGGAAAATTTAGTTAATCCACCCGTTTCTAAGCCAACCTTTCAGTATGGTGGCGTCTTCGCGGAGCTGGTAGATGATTTTAGTAACAACGTCTTTCTGCCTGCCGACGAAGTGCTCCGAGTCCGTTTCAAGGTACTCGGCAGCAAGCTGCATTTTCTCTACTGCCTTGCGAGCAGCATCGATAGCGGCGTCTTGACGTTGGGTGATTTCATTCGACATGGTGTAAGACCTTTCTTTGGTTAAGCCATGCGTGGTGTTTTTACTAAAAGCCATTCTTGCTTACTCTCAAATGTGCCGCAATAAACTTCAACTTCGCCAGCGGCATTTTCTCGGCATAACTTCTTTCCGGAACCTTCGTCGCACAAATCGAAACGGTGTTTTGCCGCTCCCTTCAAAGTCTTGAATGTGCGTTTGTTGAACCGATTTCCTTTTTCGTCACCAACAAAATACCGCATTCTGTTCCTTTCGTTTGACATGATTAGTCCTCGTTTGCTTCCGTTGTTGCTTGAATTACTCGCACAAAAGCGTCGATCAAATCGTCATCGCTGCACTCAGTTTGTAACCAGTCGGCGTAACTCGCGTAGGTTTTCGCGTTTTGGTCGCCTCTTGTGTAGCAGTAGTCAAAACGCCCTTGGTTAGCGATTCGGTTGATTACTCTGTCCCGCATAGTAGTCAAAGCTCTGCCGCTCATTCTTTTCCTTTCGTTTGAACTTTAAATACTATATCGTGCGGTTTAAGTAAAAGCAAGAGGAAAATTTACTAAATTTCGCCAATGGCAGGAAGTAATCCATTTTCGCAAGGTTATTACACGATTTGGCAAGCACTCACGGTAAATGGCGGTACTTACTCCACACAATTTAATCAGTTAGTCAAGCCGAGCCGCAATACTCAAATCAACGAACAGACACAAGGCTTTGTCCCGCCGATGAATGCTCAATTAGCAGATCGACCAGCGGTAAAGATCGGCCTAGGTCGTTTACTAGAAAAACCGTACCAACGAAACTCTATCTGGTCAGAACTAAGCATCGCTTACCCGCTGGAAATAATGTCCGGTGCTTACAATGTCGATCAGCTTTCTTTACTAAATATCGTCATTCTGCAAGCCTTAACGACTGCGGATGGCACTACGCCCGGCAAGTTAGGCAATCCGACGTTGTTTTACAGTTGGGTTATGGCACCAGCGGATCAACGGGTAAAAGATTCGATGCTTAAGCAACCGCTCTGGACGTGCTATCAGCAGATTAACACGGTTTTGATGGTTCCGATAGCAGATTTATTAACCACAACTTATACTTAATTAAAGGCAAGAACAAACAAGACAAGAAAAGCAAGCCTTATGTCCAGAGGAACGGTAAACCCGTTTGTTGCATGGAAGTAGTTATAAGTTACTGTAACAAGAAGCATTCTCATGCAGCAACGGAAAACGTACCGGAAAACGTACCGGAAAACCACATCTTCTTTGTTCATTACAACACCTTTTGTTAAGTTTTGCATTCGTTAGGCAATTCGATTCGTGGCCCGATTTTTTGAATATCAAAATCGGTCAAGCCTACATCATCAAAGCCGCTGCATTCCCAAAAACCGTTACCCAGATATTGAGCGACAGTCCATCGGTCATCGACTAGAATCCAGTAGTAGCCCAACTCCATAAACTTCCTTTTTTGGTTAAACCGTTAGTAATTATACCGTGCAGGCCAAACGTCCAGTTTCTTACTTTGCTAGAAAGTTATGGGATAAGCACCAGAGTCTTTCCAGAGCACAAAACCTCTCATGGTCCGATGCCGCACGAGCCGCATCCGAGGCGTCCAGAGCAGCACATAAAGCATCGTCCGACGCTCATTCGGCCAGTGAGAAGGCTTACGAAAGTTCTGCGGCTGATTGGGAAGGTGCTCACGAACAGGCACAAAAGGATCATGACGAAGCTGCCGGTGCTCATTCTGAGGCCGAAGACGCTCACCGCAAAGCCGCCGAAGTTCATCGCAAAACTGCTTTAGATAATCCAAAGGAAGCGGAGTACCACAATCAAAAAGCTGACCAACACGAGCAGTTAGGTGACACGCACCACGACTTGAGAATAGACCATGCCCGTGAGCACGAGAGCGAATGGGACGCGGCTCAAGAGGAATGAGCTACAGACCCAAAGCTTCTTTCTCTTTCGCTGTGAGTTTGGCTAAAGCGGCAGATCTCAGCCGTTCTTTTTCTTTTCTTTCTCTGTCGGAATTTTGATGTTCAAACCACCATTTATCAAACTGTAGGCACGACACACCACATTCCTTCCAGTTTATGCGGCTAACGTACTCGCTATATGTACCAAATTGTAGAAGGACGTTAAGTAGACCGCAAAGAACTGCTTCGGGCAAGGAAACGGTTTCTTCAGTTTCGTAAGGAACACCGCCGTCTGTACAAGGCATAACTTTTCCTTTCGTCAGTTAAAGCTATTATACCGGACTTAAATAATGCCTTTCCAATCTTCCATCGTCAATCTTGCTGCTATCGCTAACTGGCTTGATAATTTCGGCAATCTTGGCAGTCCGGCGGTCCAGTTAGCGTTTGGCGGGGCAATCAATTTCAATAACGGTGCCGGTTCGGGTGATGGGCAAATCAACAATGTCAGTGGCAACACGGTTAGCGTAACGAGTGGTACGCCCGTAGTGCTGGATTTGAATACTTTGACCAATCCTGACGGCTCTGCCTGTACGTTTGCCGATCTTTTGATAATCGCATTCTACAACAACTCAACGACGGGACAAAATTTAATCATAGGTGGGGGATCGAATCCCGTAACAAGTATTTGGGGTAGCGGTAATCTGACTATTTTAGGTAATGCGGACGGGACGGCGGGAGTTCTGATAGCGTCTACGGCGGCAACTGGATATGCGATCAATTCGAGTACTGCTCATACGTTTCGGTTGGAGTCGTCAAGCGGGACGATTCAGTGCGATTTTCTTTTGGCCGGACATTAAACACAAACTTTTACTTGGAGATTTACTAAAATGGCTTACACCCCTACCACGGGCTTCGCGGGCAACGTCACGGTTACCGACACATCCGCAAGCAATATTACGTTTCCTGTCGTTCGCTGGAGTTTACAAAATCCGGCAACGATCTTGACGTATACTAACTCGCTTTGCGGCAATCACCCCGTAAGAGCGGCAACCTTTACCGATTTTCGAGTAACTATTGAGATTGACTACGACCAAGCTCACCAACCCTTTCAAACGTCCGTAGGTATTATCCCGAGCACTCAGCTTACAAACGTCAACTTGGTTGTGTCCAACGCATCGAACGACGGTTGGACTATCACCAGTATGATTGTGTCTGACATGCCACACACTGTTGAGCGTGCAGGTAAAGTGATGTTGTCGATCAACGCTCAGATTTCTGGTGGTACTGTGACTCCCCCGAATGGTACGGCCTACTGATTTTAGGGCTTTGTTAGGTTTGTTTGGGTCGAAGTGTTCAAAAGAAAATCTCCAAGTCTTCACCTCCGGCAGCCGGGCAGTAAATCGAAGCTTACGCCCGGCTGTTTTTCTTTCGGTATAATCCCTTTGGAGAACCAACAAAGGAGTTTTCTTAAATGAACGATCTGACTGTTGTAACCTGTTTGTTTAACCCGAACCGTTTTAACTCACGTATCCGGTTGTACAAGGAGTTCGCTGCCTATATCAAGCAATTTGGTTGTCGGTTGGTGACGGTAGAGGTTGCTTTGGGCGAACGTCCTTTTGAGACGACACCGGACGCTGACACGATTCAATTGAGAACGAAATCAGAGCTTTGGCACAAAGAGCGGGCTCTGAATATCGGCATTCGGCACGCAATCGCTACCAACCCGAACACCAAGTACATTGCTTGGATTGATGCAGATGTTTCGTTTTCGATTCAAAATTGGGTAAACGAAACTGTACATGCTTTGCAGCATTATCAAGTTGTTCAAATGTTTGGACAGGCCGTTTATCTAAATCAGTTTGAAGAAGTCTTGTGGTTCTGTCCCTCTGCTTTGAAGGTTTTTGTAGACAAGGGATTTCACCAAATACCGCCGATTCAAACCGAGTACATCGCCAGAGGTCATCCCGGTTTGGCATGGGCCTGTACGGTCGATGCGTGGCAGAATCTTGAAGGCTTGTTGGATACGTGCGTGTCTGGCAGTGGCGATACGCTCATGGCGTGGGCATTGCGGGGTCGTTGGGACGGCTACTTGCCTCCCGACCCTTTATCGCCCGGCTACGTTGCAGCTATCAAGACGTGGGCAAGGCGGTGCGATCTTCATATCCGGCAGAACATCGGTTACGTGAAGGGTGCCTGCTTACATCATTGGCATGGCGCTAGCGAGCAACGCGGATATCAGAAGCGATGGGAGATAATCAGCTTTCACAAGTTTAATCCGGAGACGGATTTAGTTGTCGGGGAGAGCGGGCTGTACGAATGGCGTACTGGACATAAACCTCACCTTGAACACGATCTTCGGTTGTCGTCCAGTATGCGAAACGAGGACGGAGTTTGAGAAAGGGTAAAATGAGCAGGATGAGAGAGATTTTAGTCAAAGCGGTAGGCGTCATAATCAGCGAAGAGTATCAACAAGCTTTTGATGCGAAGCCGGAAGAAGAAATTCCATTCATATTCGCAATGGATTTACTAAAACAACGCCTAGACCCAGACGAGTGGGCCGCTATTGAAAAGTCTTCGTTGTTCAATCTGGCGTCGATGCTGACTTTGGGTGATATTATTCAGGCGGCAAAAGTATGACATTACGTGAAGTAAACGATTGCTTGCGTGAAGAAGTGGTGTGTTTTATTCAGTAGATGTTGCTAAAGAAATGATTGCGTGTTGCAAAGAACGAGGAGTTTTGATTCATACGGTTTATAGCGACGACGGCCAGCGAGTTTTGATTCAATTGGTCAAGGACAGCAGAGGGCTTTGAATGAGGGTTGGAATAATTCAGCTTGGACGCTTAGGTGACGTAGTTAACGCTATCCCAATCGCCTACATGCTCGCACTAGAGGGGCATGAAGTACATTGGTACGTCAGTAAAAACAATGCCGTCGTACTGGAACCATGTTCTTACATCCACGTCCATTCTCTTGACTTACGTGATGATGCTGTACTGGAAGCAACTAAAATAGCGGAGAAAGATAGCCTAGACCGCATCCTTATAACTCAAGTCAACGGAAACCCAACCGAACCTTTGGTCTATTGCGAAAACTTCACTCTCAAGCAATGGGCAAATGCGGGCATTGAGTTTTTAACGAGGTACCACGACTACCGCCCGTTATTTGATAAACGTGATCGCAAAGCCGAAGAACAAATCATTGCCAGACTGCCTAAACCAGACGGCAGGCCGCTATTGGTAGTCAATTTCAAATCCCATTCGTCGCCTTACGCACACACGGTTAGTCAATGGGACTGGATATTCAAAGCATTTAGTAAGTCCCACCGCATCTACGATCTTACCGATAAGCGTTTTGATAAACCTCAGTACGTTCTGGCAGTTCTCAGTCAAGCCGATTGCTTAATCACCGTCGATACGCTATCGCTTCATCTAGCCTACGCTACGATGACGCCGACGATTCAAATGTCGGCGGGAACCAATCCGCAAGGTCGTCCAAGTCCATTTTACGACAGTGAGCCTAGAAAGCACGTTGTACTGAAAACAACTTACATCGAAAGTATAGCTCCGGTAGTCAGAGCACGCATCGAAAAGATAATCAAGGAAAAAGACTTTGCTCCCGGTCGTTGTACCCGGCCGTTGTTTGAAGAGAATACGATTTCAGCGGCGTTGGTGTCCGGCGGCAGGAAGATTTATCACGTAGCGGATTGGTATCTCGGCAATGTTGGTGATAATCCACGGATACTAAGAGCCAGAGCGACATGGGAGGATTTGCGGCGTGATCCTGACTACACGATCATCGAGCATCGTTTAGTCAACGGCCAGCGTTCCAGCAAAGACTTGGGCGACACGCGGACCCTGCCTTATATCACGGATATTATTGACAGAGGTTGTACAGAACCGGCAACCGACAAGGATATTGTAGTTTTTAGCAACAGTGACGTTGCGTTAGTACCGGAAGCGTTGGCGGTACTAAGACAGAAGATGGAGAAGATGGATTGCTGTTTCAGCCGTCGCGTTGATGTACTGAATTTCGATACTCGGCATACTTTGAATACACTGAAAGGCAAGTCTGCTCACGTTGGGGCGGATTTGTTCGCGTTTAGGATCGGTTGGTGGAAAGAACATCGGGATGAGATACCGGCGGTTTTCCTTGCGGCAGAAGGTTGGGACGCCGTTAGTCGTTGGTGGTGTCTAAAGCATAACCCCAAGGCAGAAATCGAAACGCCGATCTGCTTTCATGCGGTACACCGCCCATTTTGGAGCCGTCCTTCTCAAATCCACACGAACCCCGCTCAAATTTACAATCGAAAAGTTTGTGAGGAGTGGGTGAGAGGTAACGGACTGGACGTTACGTTGTTCGGGAAACAAAGCACCTATCTTTTCAAGCCGGACGACGTTTGGCAGGCAAAAACCTTGCTTTCCGAAGATTAACGACAAGACAAAGGATGTGTAGATGCCTCAAACCTACCGACGCATTAGCTTAGGATTCTTTCAAAAACCGTTGGAGAATGGGGAATCCGCAATTTGTCGATCACTGTTGGCGTTGCGGGAATTAGGTAAACAAGTAAAACATTGGTCAATTCCTTTTAGCGGAGGAAAAGATAGCACAGCAGTGACAGCGTTAGTGTTGTGGGCCATTGAGAATGGTTACGTTGAGCGTCCAAAAACTCTCACTGTTTTACGATCAGATACCACACAAGAACTGCCAGAATTGAACCACAATGCCGAAATTTTGATGGCCGAAGTACGACGTAGAGGTTTCAGAGCCGTTACTGTAGGTCCAGTTCTAAAAGATAGGTTTTATGTAAATATTTTGGGGAGAGGTTTGCTGCCCGTCCACGCATCGCTGCGTGGACGGTGGTGTACACGAGTACTTAAAGTAAAACCTATGGAGGAAGCATTAGCAAAAACTGCGGAAGCTGTGGCGGGTGAGAAGTTTTTGATGATGAGTGGTGTTAGATTCAATGAGAGTAGGAGTAGGGACGCTAAGTTAAACGACTCGAAACAGGTTGCGTTTGCCGCATGCTCTAAAGATTCAGGAGAGTGCGGCTCTGGCGGTATTTGGATGGATAAAAAGATGAGCGGTAAGTACGTCGCTCTGCCGCTAATAGTTAATTGGCGAGAGTGCATAGTCTATGACTTTCTACAAGGCTGGTTTGTCTTTAACGAGAAGAACTTCTACAGAGTTGATTTAGTACCGTCGGCACGAGAAACGGTGCTTCAGAACCGCTTAGTAACACGAGGGTCGTTCTTGCGAAAAGGGCACGGACTGGAAAGGTTTACTCAACCTGTCGCCAAAATGTACGGCCAACACGAGGACGGTTTGGTAGAACGTTCTTTACGGTTCGGTTGTTTGGGATGTTCTGTAGTAAGCGAAGATAGAATGACCATTGAAGCGGCAAAGAAGAATCCGAAACTGACGCCAATTTTAGAACTTCGCGCTGTTTGGGAAGAGATGCGAAATCCAGCATTCCGACTTTGGAAACCATCTAAGAATCAAAACTTCAGTAAAGGACACCACGGACCTTTGACAATAAAAGCGAGAAAGTATTTTCTACCTAAGATTTTGGACATTCAGCGTCGATCTGAGGTGGTGCTAGTAACGGATGCGGATTTAGTAGAAATAGAGCGGTGTTGGCGAGAAGGAGTTTATCCGCGTGGTTGGACAGGTGATGAAATTTTAGCTTGTGATGCTCCTCAAACTTGTGGATTTTTTGTAAATCGTGTTTAAGGAATTCCCAATTTGTCTTGGTTTAGGATGCTCGGTAGCTTGCGACTACTGCCCCCAATCAGAACACGTCAAAGCTTACAAGAAACTCGGCGGCGAAACTCTCATGACGCCTGCCTTGTTGGAAAAGTATTTATGCACCGTACCAAAAGACTCAATACTTGTGTGGTCTGGTTTCTCGGAACCGTTTCTCAACCCCCACTTTCCTGAAATCATCCGTAAGTACAACGCTGACGGCTGGAAGATGCGGTTGGACACGACGCTGGCAAATTGCTCCATCGAAACGGCACGTTTAGTAAAAGAAATACCTTGGACGTACCTAAAACTGCACCTATCGTCCTTTGGCGACTTGATGAAATTACCGGTAACGCCTGAGTATTTGGAAGTGCTTAAGATCGTTTCGACTAACCCCTGCCATAAGTGCTTTGTCTACTTCGGTATCCTCAGTAAAGAAATCAAGGCAATTGTTGATGCTGCCGAACCGAAGGATTTCTTCACGACGCTGCACAGTAGAGCGAACAACGTTGCGGTAATGCCGACCGTGGAGCGGCACAAGGGAACGCTGAAACGTTGCTTGTGGCTGGAGCGGGGCCACTTGCTGCCAAACGGTAAGCTGACCCTTTGTTGCGAGTCATGGAAGTTGGAGCATATCTTAGGCGATTTGAATCACGAACGGTACGAAGACGTTTTCAAGAAGCCGGAATACTTGGAATTGTTGGCAGCACATGAGGACGAATCGAAACCGCTGCTTTGTAGAACTTGCACGAGTGGTTACTACAGTGAGTAGTGTATAATGAAGATATGTGGTTACTATGGATTTATATAGGCGGCGTTTTAGGTTGCATGGTTCAACTTGTAGGAAACTTTGATGCTTACGAGGACTTGTCGTTGATTAAAATCACTCTTGCTGGATTGTTGTGGCCTGCTGCTTGGGTGCTTTATCTGGGCTTCATGTTAGGTGACGTTATTGGGTAGTGGTATACTTTCACCGCTGATCCCGATTCCGCCGTTTTGACGCGGCGGGTTTGTAATCCGTTACCCTTCCGCCAACGCGAGCCTCTTGCCGCTCCAGCATCTGCACGAATTCTACCATGGTGCATACCTGATTGGTGATACCCGCCGCAACGGCAGGCGTCGTCTTTAGTGTCATGTGCTTGCGGATGAAATTGTAGTGGAAGTAGTGCAGCGCGATCGCATGCCTGTGGTTCTCGATCTTTTTGCTGAAGGCATTTGTAAGCCGGGTGAAGCGTCGTGATCCCATTCGCATCGTGAGGTTTTGCCGCTCAACGTAGCTCGTGTTGATGTGCTCACGCTCCGGATTTCCCGCAATGACCGTAGCCGCACATGAGACGATCCGGGAAGGACTGTAACGTGCAAATCCAGCCCGCTCGGTTTGGTACTCTTTTACGAGCATCGCGTAGTCAACATCATCGCCAAAGGCCAGTTTGATCGCGTTGCGGTAGACTTGCCATCCGTCCGACGTGATTTGCACGCGGTCCATAAGACGATCCGCAAGGTCTTGGACGAACGGATGACCGGAACCCGCATCGCGCCCGCCGACAGCCCAGTTGATGACCAGTTTGGAATCAGCATCCATCGAAACCCATGTCCAGCAATCGCCATGGCCTTTGCCCCAGTTCTTCGACTGGACGTTCTTGTTCTTGCTGCCGACGAAGCTCCAAATCTCGTCAAGCTGGACATGCTTAGTCGAGAGATTGCGGACGACCTTATCGTGAAAGTCCTTCGCGAGCGTTCCGGCATCGGCCAGCAATCGAAGGACGGTGACCTTGTTCGCGCCGAAGAGACGGCACGTTGCGTTGATCGAATTGCCTTCCACGAGGGCCGAAAGGATTTGAGCACGTTGTTCGGTGGCCAACTTGTTCATGCACGTTATTGTAGTAATAGTTATCCTACAGTCAATGGCGAAATCGTACTTGACTACAATAGTTTTTATTGCTACAGTTACAACATGCCACGGCCACCGAAAGACCCTTCTCTACGGATGAGCGTTGACTTGCGCATTCCTGTGACGGCTGCACAAAAGGAGCTAGTCTTTCAGGCTGCCGCGCTGTCGGGGAATGACTTGGCTGCTTGGGTTCGCCCCGTTATTTTACGCCTCGCTCGCAAAGAGGTCACGAAAGCTGAACGTGAGAAAAAGAGAACGGGTTAAGGTGGCTCGGCAACACGGTCCGATAACTTCTGTAGGCACTATTTTGGAGGCTCTTTCAAGTTGGCTCATCAAAAGCCCGAGCGCAGGGATAACAATATGACAGACGATCAAAACAACACCCTCCGTGCGATCGTGCACCGCTGCCCAGGCGGATTGCAGGCGCAGCTGCTGGAGTTGGATATCGCCGTCCAAGGACCGGATGAGGATCAACTCTTGGCAGAATTAGCGCATGCCATCACGATCTCTTACGAAATTGCTGTAGCCCACGGCGAAGCTCCGTTTTCGAGTATCGGAGAACCACCGAAGGCAGTGCGAGATCAATGGAGATCATCCAACGGCATTCGGCAAGGATGCATCACACTCAAGGCAGAGGTTGCAATGGCACTTGCTACTGCGCTTCGCTGGCGTAAGCCGGTCGGAAGCGTTTTGTTTGAAGAAGCAATGGCTGCGTAAACTTCCGAAAGCTGCCTCTACATGATCGATGACGCATTACAAGACATGCGCCCGCACTGGGAAGCTACATGGAGCGCGGTCATCAGGTCTGTGCAGGCGGTTGGGGGAGCCATTGAAAAAACAGAATCTGGATATGCCTTGGTCCGCACGGTCGGAACCTTGGTATTGCTTTTCCCGTTGCCGATTGACTTTGATCCAAATCAACCGGACAAGAGCATGCCGCCAAGCCCGTTCACGCTCGACAGCATAAAGCGAAATCTAGACGTGGCATTGCCATTCTACCCAGTTCTTTAGGCTCACTCTTTTTTCCGCAATCGGGCCGCTTCCGCCCCCGCTTCAAACGCCGCCCGCAAGAGCGCCCTTGCACGATCATCCACGTTCGCGATGCCCGCGATCCACTTCGTCCAGGCCGCTTCCAGGTCGGCGGGAAGCGGTTCCTCGTGGCGTCGGATCGTCTCACCGACTACGCGGGCCGCTGTCTGGCTGGCGTCCATTGCTGGCGTCTTGGATTTCATGGGTGTATTGTACCGCGCCGGTGCCGAGAAATAACGGTACGACTTTTTGCCGAGCGGCGGAATTCAAAGTATACCACTACCCGTTATTGAGCGGTGCAAAGGAAAGGAACGGAAATCAGCGGATACTGACGTATAATAGTTTTTGATGACTTACTACTGTCCTATTTGCAATTTTAAGTATGGAGGCGGCACAAAAGCCCCGCTCCTTTGCCCTAATGGCTGTAAGACGGAAATTGTTTTTATGCGAGTAGACGTTCTAAACGATCCGCGATTCACTAAGATACCGAACACCCCTTACGTCACATTGACTGAGGACACGTCCCTAACGCACTACGCTTTGAAGGAAAAGACGATCTTGTTGGAGCATTGGTTAAACGACCTGCCGGAAGTACAAACATTGCAGTTGGGTGATGTTTTTCTTGATATAGGTGCTTTATACGGCGAGACGTGTTTGATACCGGCACAGCGACGTTGTGAAGTGCACGCCTTTGAGGTGCATTCCCTGTCGTTCCTCTGCTTGTGCCACAATTGCCCTTGGCCTAACGTGCACAAGTACAACGTAGCGGTTGGTGACGGTAGCTTAGTTAAAATGAGCGGTGCGTTGGGTGAGAGTGGGGAGGGTCCGCGTAAGAACAATCTAGGTACGCAAATGGTGGAAACCGCAAACGATGGATTCCCGTCAGTACGAATCGACGACTTAAACTTTGAGAACGTTACGTTAGCTAAAATTGACGTAGAAGGCTTCGAGGTTCGCGTACTGGAAGGAATGCGGGAAACGATCAATCGAACAAAGTGTAGAGTGTTAATCGAAGTCTACGACGCTCTTTTAGCTAAGCAGGGCTTTAAACGGCAGGATGTTCTGGATTTCTTTGAGTCTGTAGATTACCAATGGCGGGTAGCTATCGGTCGGTTTGAAGACGAGCGGTGCGACTTACTTTGTGAGCCGAAATGAATAGTAATTCTGCGACAAGTCCGTATCATCTTGCTCGACTTCGAGTGGCTTACTATAAGTTGCAGGGTTTGGTTTCTCGTTTCAAAATACAACACGCTCCGTTTCCTATCGAACTAAAAGTAAAAGACTACCGCGAGTCTTTTTCTAATTCGATAACTCTTCAAGTAATTTTAGAAGTAAAGCATTGGGATACCGGACTGTTGGGGCCGTTAATTATTGAGGAACACGTTGATCCGATTCAACTTGAATTTGACAACGGAGACGACGATTATTGGTTTAGTAACTTTCGTTCGTTAATTCGCAAAGCTGTTTTGCATGAAATTGACGAGTGTTTGTACGTGGACGGCGAAAGGAGGTTTGATCCGCACAAATGATTATCGATTGCTTCATGTTTTTACGGGAATTCGATCTTCTCGAAATTCGTTTGCGAGAGTTGGATGCGGTAGCAGATAAATTCGTCATTGTCGAGTCAAGCAGGTCGTTCACAGGCAACCCCAAACCTTTCTATTTCGATACTCAATTTCTACGCTACGCTAATTGGTTGCGGAAGATTATTCGAGTTAAAGTAAACGACACGCCGGTCAGCTTTGATCCCCACCAAAGAGAAGCTTTTGAACGCAACGCCATTATTCGCGGCCTACCTGATTTGAAAGATAGCGATGTTGTAATGATTTCAGATGTGGATGAGATACCGCGAGCCGCTGTAGTTAAACGCTACAAAATCGAGCAAGGCGTTGTCGGTTTACATCAATCGATGTACCGCTACTACATCAATTGCTTAACTAAAGAGCGGTGGATCGGTACTAAAATTGTTCCGGGTAGTGTACTGAAAAAACACCCGCCTGATTTTATTCGCTGGCACGCGGAAGAAATCGGATGTAAGTTCATTGAAGACGCTGGTTGGCATTTTACCAGCACGGGAGGGGCGGAAGAGTTTAAGTACAAACTGGAATCGTTTGCTCATGCTGGCTGTGAATGGCACGAAAGCGAAATTGAGGAATACCGAAACGGTACAATCGTAGAGCGGTTAGTTCGAGATGGCAATTTGAAGGTCGTCGGCATTGACGGCAGTTATCCGGAATTTGTGCAAAAGAACGTCGGAAAGGTTCTGGACTGGGGATTATTGCACGAGCCAAAGGCTGTGGCCGCAACGTAGAACGTAGAGCGACGAAATGCTTTCAAACGATACCGAAATAGCCTAACCGTCCGAAAATCGCTAGGAATGCACGGCAAGAGGAGACTGATGCTCAAGCAGATTTCAAATCCAGAAGTTGACGACGCGGTTGCAACGATTTGTGCCGCGTCTCTAGCTGTAACGGGCGGTTGTCCTTTGTGTCGATTGCATTGGTTGGATGAAAAGGCAGTTTCCGCCTTATCCTTTCAGCTAAAAACTGTTCTATCGCCGCTCGTTTATAATCTGATCGAATCTATTTCTGGTGATAACGATTACATCCAAGCCGTCCCTAATCTAAGAATCCACTTGCCGGGACAGCCGACTAGCGTATCTTTTCACTCAGACACGCTTTTTGGTCATAGTCCCCACGAAACGAATTACTGGCTGGCACTTACACCGTCTTTTGATACAAACAGTCTGTACATCTGTGACGATGACTTTACCAAGTCCTTGCATTTGCGGTTGAAGTCCGGCTACTCTTTGGAGAAGTTTGAAACCGCCGCTAAACAAACTGCTGTACCGATAGTGACGGACAAGCCAGCTTTGTTTTCTTTCTGTTGTTCGCAAATACACGGTTCTGTACTAAATGATACAGAGAGCACGCGAGTTAGTTTTGACATCCGCACCATACCCGCAAACGCTCCGCAAGGCGTAAAAAGGCGAGGCAGCTACTTTCGTAAAAAGGGTTTGTTGGCTCGGACAGCCAACCGTCCCGTTGAAATGCTATTGAACGAAGTGTCGGTGCCGACAATCGCATCGCTTGATGTAAGTACGCCTGTCTATTTGCAACGGCAAGTAATGCAGAAATTTTATCCCTTCCCGCCGAAAACAGAACTGGTAGAGTTTTACGGGTTGTTACACGCTCCTCAGTTGGAAGACTGTATGAATAAAGGGCCGTGCATTGCCTACACGATCCGGCAGTTAAAGAAAGTACCCGAAAAGATAACCCATCCCTTTGGCGTGGCGGATGAGTCGATGTGGTTTGTGGAAGGCGACGAGAAGTTGTTGTATCAGTTTTGGCAAGAATGCGGTTTATCTTATTAGCTAAAAGGAATCTCCATGTCCGAAAGCCTAGCGAATCTTGCAGCAAGTCCGAGTCTTGACCTGCCGACTAACTTCCCGCCCATTCCTAAATGTGAACTAGCTACGTTAGGTGCGGTAGAGGAAATGATCGAGCGTACCCATCTCCGTAAAGCTGCCGCTGCGGGCATAGGCTTGCGTTCTGACGTGGCGGATCGGTTGATAGCGAACGCGACGTCGGATGTAGTTCTATCACGCCTCAAATTCGGCTTTCCCGGCTTCTTCCATTTAGTTACGTCCAAGTCTCAACTTCCCTTTTTTCTGCAATCATTGCTTAGTCAAAACGATCCGTCATTCACGATGGACAAGGCAACAGCTTTACTAAAGACATTGGACGGCACCCATTTTGAGAAAGTACAGGCAACGGTGGCCGAAGCTTTTGGTTTTGATATGTCGCATATCTTGAGGCCGAAGAAAGACGAACCAAAAAACGAACAAGCGGGAGCGTCTCCCGCAATCCCGTGAGTTACAACTGGGAACGAATCTTTAAGCAATTACGTGAGAAACGACAACTACCGCCGTCCGAAGTACGCAAGTTAGCGATCCATCAAATCATTGCAGAGTTTTCGCAAGAGGATGACTTGCCTGATCCAAGCAAGCAGTTTGAGGTCAGTGCGGAAATTTTACGGCAACGGGAATTACTGGATTCTGTCTGCCTGCAAGAATACCTACGACCAGAGCAACTACCCTTTGTTGACTACGATTGGTTGATTCGTGCTTTGCGTAAGATGCAATCTGATTTGCAGATACCGAAAGATCAACTAAAGAAAGCTATTTCGGATTATCTTCTGTACGTGGAGACGTTGAAGTAGAGGGGTACAAAGATTCGCTGACTTGTAAGGCTAAAAACAACGCTGACTTTCCTATGCGTAACGATCTTTCTTTAGTATACGACCTCGTTTCAAACCTAATCACGTCGAACAGTCGCATGCTAAGAGTTGCAGCATCGATTATGTCCGACGTGGATAATCCTAAGTCACTGCATGCTTTGAGTATCTGTTCTCGTAATTCGTCGTTGCTCATAAGAGTATTATACCTTGTCTGATATTCAAATAACCTCAGAACTAACGCTTGACTTGCAGCAAATGCAAGATCAGTTGCGGCGAGCACTCTCCGATTTTCAGAGCTTTGCCGATCAAGTCAATCAAACCAAGTTGGGGCCGTCTGCTGCATTTGACGCCAATTTGATGCAGCAACAGTGGAATCAGTTTACTTCAAATCTGCAACCAATTCAAGTAAAACTGGATTTGACCAATGCACAGCAGCAATGGAATCAATGGGTGAGCGGTTTGGGCGGTGCAGGGATTTCAATAAATGTAGTCAACGCTCCGCAAATTGGTTTTGATATTGGACAGGCGGTCAGCACATCTTTACTAAACTCCGCTTCGGTTATCGGTCAGACGATTGGTAATGCGATTTCTGCAAGTATTACTTCTGCTGGTGGAGGAGGTGGGGGTGTTGGTGGCGGAACATTTGCGGCTTGGAATCCGGCAACAGGACAAGCCGTTCCCTTGGCTTATGATCCGGGGAGCGGTCAATTTTTTAATACGCAAAACGGAATGGCAATGGCGGGGGTAAACTGGCCCGGCAGCGGCGGTGGGGGAGGACAGAATCAACCGCAAAACACCCGTTTGGCTCGTGCAGTAATGGGGATGTACATGATGCGACGAATTGCTAATGCGATTCGTAGTATCGACGAAGCTCAATCCGCAGAAGCGGTAGCCTACACGCCAATGGAGCACGTTCACGCGGCAGAAAGAGTACAGCAATCTTTGGAACGCGGTGTTGAAGCGATTCCTGTAATCGGACCTATAGCAACCGCCGGTTGGGAGATTTTGACAAGCCCAGTTTCTGCTGAAAATAAAATAATCGAGAAGCAAGCCGAGACAGGTATTCGTTTTGCCGAAATGCAGGATAAAGCTTCGACTTCGTTACGTGATGTTACATATCAAAATAAAATCCGACAATCAGGAGGTTTGGAAAAAGCACTGCTTCAGGCTCAAATGGATAAAGATAGACGGAATGATGAGTTAATGAAGCAGTCAAAAGAATCACGAGAAGAAGTTGATCGATTAAATAAGTTAGATGAATCTGAGGCGGGAGTCGGTCAAGGCTGGTTCGGGCAAAGGAATCTTTTTTCGGGGTCCGAGTCTGTTTATAACGAATGGTGGGATAAAAACTTTGGAGGTAATTTCACCGAACAAAGCAGACTTTCTCGTACTCAGACTGCTACGGAAAGGCAGCGTGCTGTTGATGCTATGAGTAAGGCTAAGAAAGACGCCAATGACGAAGCTTTCCGTAGAGCGACCGAGGAAGCAGTTGATAACGAGGAAGTTGCCAAACAGCAGCACGTAAACGAGATTTTAGGTATTCGGGCGGGAATGGATGTTACGGAGTTAAGCATGTCTGGACAAGGCAGAGCGGCTCGGGAAAAGAGTTTACAGAATTCTCAAACTAGAAAATTATGGGATATTGAAACTGAGCAATTAGAAGCGGCTAATAAAGGAGATATTCCAAAGTATCGGCGGCTGGAGCTATTGCACAAAACGACGGAAGATGAAAACGATCTTAATCTGCGGCAGTTTAATCAAAAAGAGGATGTGGAAGAACGTTTTGCAAATCGATCTGCTAATGAGCGAATCGCCAATACGGTTTTTCGTTCCGACGTTTCTAATCTCCGTGCTCAAGGCAAGACTACAGAGGCGGGTAATATTGAATTCAAGCATTCGTTGGATGAGCAAATACAGTTACTTCAAGACAAGGCGGATAAGTATAAGTTAATCGACATTAACGTATCTAACGCTGCGTTGGCGGAAAAGAAGGCTTTGGAGGAATCTAGGCAAGGTTTGATTGATGACCGAGCGGCTATGCAAAGTTTTGCGGATAACATGAAGGATTGGGAAATCGTCGGCAAAACAAGAGAAACGGGCCTACGCACGCAAGGCCGTTCTTACGAAGCTGGTCAGCAAGCCATAGCCGATCAGTACAACCAACGAATTGCGGAGGTTGCTCGAAATGACCCTGCTACAGCCAGACTTTTAGAGCAACAAAAGCAATCCGCTCTGAGACAATATGAGCATCAGCACGATTTAGGTATTAGGGACATTAACGAAGAGTCTACTGAACTAGAAATGCGTAATCGCGGTGATACCCGTGGAGCATCGCTGGAACATTTGAAGTATGAGCATCAAAAAGAGTTGGAAGAAAACGCCAACGATCCTATCAAACGAGCAGCTATTCTACGCCGTCAAGTAGCCGAAACACAAAGTTTTATTCGTGGTGCCGCTGGCAGTGCCGATGATCCTCGCGGCGTCTGGTTTAACTTACTCGGACAATCTACTTTCGGTGGTAATACTGCTGGCGGGGCAAATGCTCAAGCACAACTAAATATTGAGCAAAAACATCTACAGGAAGAGTTGCAGAAAAAGAAACAGGCAGATGATGCTTTCGATAAACTGAAACACGGTTTGGGTGGCTTGTTCGATAACCCTGTAGGCAGTGCTTTGGGTAGTCTGTTCGGTGGCGGAAACGGCCCGCAAGCTGCTGACTTACATGGTGCGATGGATAAGCTGGATGCTTTTGGTGCGGCGTCGAAGGCATTGACCGCTGCCGCTAAGAAAATAGTCGATAGTGCTCCGTTATATACTGTAGGTGGCTAATGGCATTTCCCGCTAGTGCAACTCTTCCGCTCAATCAGCGTATCTCAATCAAGTGGGCTGGATACACAGCTTTAGTATGGGATATTTATCGCACTGAAAAACTAAGCAGGAAAGCGGAGGAGCAAGGGGCCGTCTGGACGTGCCAATGCCTTTGGGAAGATCGGTACCAAGTCGCCACGGCACTGATTGGCGGTACGCTGGATGTTTCCGGAACTTACGTTTACTCAAACGGTTTTCCTTATCCGGACAACCCCGCGTGGATCGTCAAAAGCATAGATATGAAGCCTTACGCTCCCCGCGACCAATCTTTAATGCAGAGCGGAGAGGATGAAGGCGATTTAGCTATCTATCCGATGGCTGAATTGACGGTTAACTTTGGAGTACCGGACTACACGCAAGCACAAACGCCGAATATAGGAGAACAAGAGTTAGACTGGTGCAATAATACTGTTCCGTTAACTCAAAACATCACTTCGTTCTACTGGGACGACGGCACGCCTCTACAATTAGATCAAAACGTACCAATTAAGTTCCCTACCATCCGTTTTACGCAAACTCTATTTAATCGACCGTCACTGAACGTTCAGTTGTTCACTTCGCTAATAAATAAAGTCAATTCCGAGGCTTTCTTTGGTGCTCCTGCTGGTACTGTACTGTTTCAAGGTCCGAAAAGCAGTAGAAAACTCACACCCGCCGGAGCGTTGAATTGGGACATCATTCTTCATTTTGAATGGAATGGTGTAGAAATGGCTGGAACTACGGCAGGATGGAACAAACAGTGGCGTACTTTTATTAACGGAGTTGGTAACGGGTGGTATGACTTTTTTACTGATCAGGCTGGAACACAAACCTTGTTTTCTACCGCCGACTTGAACTCTCTGCTGACTGTGAACGTTTGACGTGCCTAATCAAACACCCTACCCCCGTGTCTCCCCTGATAATAAATACGTACTACCCGGTACTATTTATAATCAAATGGTAACCGACTTAGAGTGGTTACTACGGATCAATGTTTCGTCGCCTCTAAGTATAGATGATAGAGACGGCCCATTCATATCCTTTCAAGGCTCTACTAACTGGTTTTGGGCAAGGATAACTGGCTATGCTCCACTGCAAGAAGGTTCCAATCCTACGGGCAGGTTTAAATACTCGTGGGAACAGGTACTAAGAACCGAGTTTAATTGGACAACAGCTACAGGAGCTAGAACCGGCACGGCGTCCGGTTGTTCGTTAGGTGAGTGCAACGGCAATCCCGAGTTTAGTGGAGCTACGCAATGCTTTTGGGCATTGTCGATGTACTCAGGGGATAACAGCGGCGGTGCTCCTGTTGAGCCTACTGCGGTTGGAACTATTGTATTGATGTTCCAAACGTCTGACCCGAACAATGGAGCAGTCAGATTTACTTTCTTGCATGCTCCTGTTAATAAGACAGGAGCAGTCGTTACTTCCGGCCCGTGCGAACAAGCTGATCTGACGGGATCTCAGTACTGGATACAGATTCAGGACGTAACCCCATCGTCCATTACTAGCACTATTTCGTTTGCAGACAGCACGCCGATACCTAACGTATGCTCTGCAAATAGTTGTCCGAGTCCAACGCCCTATATTATCGTCGCCACCAACTTGAACGAATTCACCTCCGGTACGCATAGCGTAGCTGCGGGAACTGAGGTTTTAGTTCATGGGGTATATGATACCAACGGCACGTTACATTACGTAATCGAAGTCGCACCGCAGTTGCTAATAGGTCAGTTCTGTCTGCAAGGTTCCGGTCCTCCGTCATGTTCCGGTGCGACCAAGCCGAGCTACGCAACGCCTGCACCGGCCACAACCCTTGATTTTAACTATAACCATTTCAGTGTTCAGCAACCGAGAACGGGCGGAACAGGAGCGGTTTGTAATCCAATCTCTTTAGTTGACTGGACGGGTCTAACTGGCATTCAGTACTACAACAACCCTTCTCCCACTAAGGCGGATTATTGTAACAATACGATCATCTCCACTAACCTTGCCGTAGCGAACTTAGGCTACCAAGAGCCAGGAGCGACAGGTTGTACGGGCGGTGCGATTACTTACAAAGGTCCGAACTGTACCGGAGCATTTAACCAGTACCCCGTTTGGATCGGTCTATCTCAGCGGCAAATCACCGATCCTTGTGCCTGTTCCGGCGATACCAATACTTACAACGTCTTAGACTTCAACGCGAATGTTTACATTAACCCTTGCGACTTTGCAACTACAGTTTCGGACGGCACGCATACCAATCAAGTCAGTACGATTGTTTTTAGTACGGGATTGGCAGTAACGTTTAGCGGTGCAGGTTGTACGCAGACGGCTACGGTAACCGCGTCGGGCGGTGCATTCACGTTCCCAGCGGTAGAATTCCAGTATATTTCAGGTACGGCAACAGGATCAAAGTATTGCAATAATACGGTACTAACTACCAACTTAACGGCACAATCGAATAGCGTTTCTGAGCCTACCAGCGGTATTACTACAAAAACCCCTAGCGGCTCGGTAAACAAGTACTACACTTTTCTTGATCTAGGTCAAACGTCGGCACCCAATGCGTGTACGGGAGCGACAGGCAGTGTAAATCTACTGAATATCAATGCTTTTACTTACATAAATCCCTGTGACTTTGCTACACAGTTTTATGCTTGTTCTACAGGTTCGCCGGTACTTAAAAGTAGTGGGGTGATTGCGGGGTTAGGGTTAGTTGTTACGGGCACATCTAGTCCTGACTGCACAGCTCCGGCAACACTGGCGTTAAATTTATCGCTAACGTCAGGAGACGGCAGTGTAATTATTACACCCTCTACGAGCGGTTGCGATCAATCTTACGACTTTTCAGTAATCAGCGGCTTGGTTGGTGCCACTGGAGCTACTGGTGCAACGGGAGCAACAGGAAGTCCCGGCACGAACGGAACTAACGGAACTAATGGCATGGATGGTGCAACGGGAGCGACAGGAGCTACAGGTGCGGGGGGCGTGGCGTTGCCGGACGGCACCTATCCTATTTCGGCGTCTCTGGGAGGGTCGATTGTCGTATCTGGCGGTCAGATAACTGCCATCAACAGTGCTTTATAGTCGAACGGTATAATTTCTAAATGAACATTCACAGGTTCCACGTAATTTCTCTCCCTCATCTAGCTACAAACAAAAAGAACTCGCCGTGTGCTTATACGCAAAAAGTGAGATTATTTTGTCAAATGATGAAGTCTCTCGGTCACGTAGTTTACTTCTACGGACCGGAAGGCAGTGAGGTAGAGTGCGACGATTTTGCACAAATTATCTCTACTAAAGAACAAGAGCAACTGTACGGCGTGCATCCCACAGAGAGCATGTACCCGCTCGAATGGAAAGCGGAGTTGCCGATTTGGGTGGTGACGAATCGAAACGCTGTAGTTGAAATCCACAAGCGGAAACAGCCAAAGGATTTCATTTGCATCATCGGCGGTAACTGCCAGCAGTACATTGCGGAGAACGTTGGCCCGGACGTCTTTGTAGTAGAGTACGGAATCGGCTACGAGGGGGTGTTCAGTCAGTTTCGAGTATTTGAAAGCTACTCGCATCGTAGTCAAATTATGGGCCTGAACCGTCAATACAACAGCATGAGTTTTTACGACGCCGTTATACCAAATTACTACGATGTAAACGACTTTCCTTATCCGCACGAGAGAGAAAACTACTGTCTGTACATCGGGCGGTTAACTAAAATGAAGGGGGTAGAGATAGCGGTTGCGGCTACAGAAGCAGTACGAATACCTTTGCTGATTGCCGGACAGGGGATTACTGAAAAGCACACTACTAAGATTATCACCAAGGATTTTACTATAGATAAACCGCATGTTAAGTACATCGGCGTTTTGGGGTACGAAGAACGGGCGAAAGTAATGGGAGCGGCTAAGGCGGTACTCGTTCCAACGGTTTATAACGGCCCGTTTGAGGGTGTTGCAGCAGAATCCGCATTGACTGGTTCGCCTGTGGTCAGCAGTGATTTCGGAAATTTTAATGAAACAGTAGAGCACGGCAAGACAGGTTTCCGCTGCAATAACCTACGCCAGTTTGTCGAAGCACTGAAACGAGTAGATAACCTTGACCGCAATTACATCCGGCAACGGGCAATTAGTCTGTGGTCGATAGATCGCGTCAAGTGGATGTATCAAGAGTATTTCGACCACATAGTGGCAGGGGTCGGTACGGGATGGGGCAGGCTAGACCTGCCGTGCAGCCTTGATTGTCTTGCTCCGATGCCTTCTCAGAGTGACCAACAAACCGCACAGGACGAACCGAGACACGCGATTCCGTCATTTCCTATACTTGGACAGGACAACACACGAATCGGGGCTTAAATCGCGTCTAGAAACAAAACTGCCTCAGCAGAGCGGGTCGTGCTGAGGCAGTGGCAAACGAAAGACGGTTCCGTCTTTTCTATCAACAAATCCATTAAAGCTGTGAGGCTGCACTTTGCTTGTGGCAGCTTTTCGCCTGTCAAGTACAGCATGACGGCTTGACGAATCTTTACTCGTCCTTGACCTGAAAGAGCACCGTAAAGGTAAGACCTTCCGTTCGGGAAGATCAGTTTGTCGAGTTCTTTAAGTTGATTGTTGGTTAACATGCGATCTCCAATTCAGGTGTTAGCGGTTTAGAAACAGACCAGTGTGGGCAACATCACGCCGCGTTCTTTGCGTTTAGCTTCGCAGCAATTTCCCTTGCTTCTGCCAGAGCATGCCGAAACGATTTTACGGCATTGTGTTTGGGGTTGATCTGTTTAGGCATAACTACGCCATCTGTTTCGACTACGGCGACTTTCTTGTAAATGCCAAACTTGCAGGAACCGGGCATACAGGCCGCAGCAGTCATTACAACAAACTTTTCCATGACTAATCCTTTCATTTGGTACTCCCTATTGAGTACGCTAATACTATATCGCCTGTTTTAGTAAAAGTCAAGAGGAAAATTAACTAAAATGTCTCCGAAACAAACCAAGCTCATCGTAGCCACTGTCATAAGCGGTGTCGTTCTACTGTTGATTATATGTGGCACAGGCGTATCCCTCTACATTCACGAAATTTACCTAAAGCGTGTCGAACAAAAGCACGCCGAAGCACGGGAAGTTTTCAAGCAGGAATGGGAGGATTTCTTTGCTGATCGCGACACCCATCAAAAGACTAAGAACACCTTGTTTGACGAACAACGTTCTGGCACAGGCGGTTTGCAAGGCCAGTTGTTGGAGATACGCCAAACTTACTTCAATAGACGTTGGATCGATGAAACGCAAGTTTACGAATCTTATGCTCGCAACGGCTTTACTGTAACCGAAGCTTTGAAAGAGCACCCCGTCGATAGCTGCCTGCCAGAGCACTAAACCAAAGTCTTGATCGAATGGTAAACCGTTCTTTGATTATCGAATCTGGCAGGATCGCAAGTCACTGTTTTTGCTAAATCATCACACTTTCTTATATCGAGTTTGTGGTAATTAGCTAAAGTTCCGATTCGCATTTCGCTCATGCCAACTAGACGGGGGCTGTTTGCCAGCATTGATAAACAGCGGTTACTTAATAAAACTGCACCAGCGACGGGCTTGACTCCCAACGCTGATGAGTGCAGATGAGGCGGGTAGTGTTTTAAATCGTGCCACCAGCACCACGGCATGTAGGGTCGTACAATAGTGGCCGTTCCTACATCGGCATCCCACACATCCGCAAAACGTTCTTGGATTGAGCAGTTAACCAACGTGTCCCATTCCATCAAAAAGTAACGCTTTGCTTCGCATACTTTTAACTCAAAGAATTGGTAGGCAGGCATGTCGGTTTGATACCAGCCTGCTGAGGGTTTGGAATCTGCTTCAAATTTAACGTAGTTCGCGTCTCCCATCGCCCATTTTCCTGTTTCGGCTACAAGGATGGTGTTCGGTAAGTCACGGCATGTATAGCCTAAACAAAAGATTGGGACATTAGGGTTGTTTCGTTTGACAAACTCCAAGTTCTGTAAGGTCGCGTCGTTTGTACAATGATAAAGGAACAGGACTGCTAAGTCGATCATGTTATCATTATAGGCGTTAAATGTCTTTCGACGGATCAAGTTTGTGGGCGGAATTTCATCTAAGGCCGTTCTTTGTAGTAAATCTGAACGATGAGCTAAGCTGGCTGACTCAATTCAACAGCCGAATCCCGTGCGGAGAGTGCCAAAACAGTTGGAAATCTCTTTTTCAACAAAACCCTCCCGACTTGTCATCACCGACAACTTACTTTCGATGGGGTGTTGATCGGCACAACGATGTAAACGCCAAGCTTAATCCACCGAAAGCTGTTTTAAGTCAAGACGATGCTTTCGTGTACTGGTCGGCTGAGGCTAAACATAAGATAGCTATTGATTACGATAGTGCGGTAGCAGTAGCAACCAAAACGTGGGACGATGCTTTAGCTAGAGTGGTCAGCAATTTCACTAATTTTGTTCCTACGCCGACTGTCGATAAAACGATTGACGACTTTCGTACTTGGACATTGGTTAGCTGGCTGGAAAACCAGCATTGCCTTTCGTTCGATAACTTGCCGGACAAAGGTTTGGTTGCGGTACTGACTACAGCTAAGCCAGATCATATTCGATTGACTAAAATTGCACAACTACAGATCGGCAAACGCTACGTACTAACCGGATGGGTGACAACCAAGGATGTTACAGATGTTGAAACTCCATCCGCTCCGCAAGGCGTCAGTATCAGTGTAGGTAATGCCAAGAGCGAGAATAAACTAGGTATGTCCGATTGGTCGAAAATAACCATTCCGTTTACGGCTACTAACGATGCGAAAATCGTCATCCGTTTCGGTAACGACTCACATACTTGTACAGGGTCGGCAGCGTTTGCTGGATTTACTCTGACAGAAAATCAGCAATCCTAGGCCATGCTCTGGCAGCTTTATTCAAATCCGCTCGGTGCTCCGTTTCTTCTGCTTGCCGTGCTGAGTACTTTTCGGTATTTCTAAACTTATTGATATTGTCTACAACCAATTGAGTAAGTACGGCAGGTTCTAAAGCATCCAATTCCCAGCTTTCGTCGCCATGCAAATCTTTGTACTTTTGGTAACGGCTGTCGGTTGCTTTTGCTGGATTGGGCGGCGGGTTGTACTCTTCAATCTGATTCATATTTAAAGCAATGCGAATGACGGTAACAGGTTTTCGCACGTAACCAGAAATGGAACCTACCTGAACGCCGGGTATTAAATCGTCGTCTACTTCTCCGTGCCGCTCCCGAAAATGAATTTCCAAGCTTTCCCAAATCTTACCTATAGTAGTTTGATTGCCCAATTCTTTGCCGTTTTTGTTATACCAATCCCTTTCAACAAAGGTGTTGAGCCTTTCACTAATATCCCGCGTCATGTCGATACCGCTTGGATCGTGGTCGCCTAGGTGCAAAATAATCGGCCTCTGTCCAGCATTAACATATTTGCCTAGCCGTTGGGAAGCTTCCCATAACGACGACAGAGAGCTGTAACCTCTACAAGAAAATGCCGCCACATCCTCAGCATTGGCGGCTTGACTAACGATTCCTTCAAGCGCATCTTTCTCTACCCAGCATTCTACACGAAACTGCTGATCGTTCCATTTATCAAGCCGGAACGAACGTTCACATGCTTCAATAATCGACGCTGGGTTTTCCCAGTGAGGTACGGTTGTGATTTCTCGCGTACGATCCTCAATCGCGTCCCAATCGACTAAACCTGCCATGCGAGCATCGCCTAGAATTACTCCAAGGTTGTTGTAGTTAGGCTGAGCGTTGTTGGTGCCGTTTTCCGCATCGCGTACCCACTTACCGCCAACGCTTGAATATTTCCAAGACGGCGGAAACAAGTCGCCTGCAACAAAGCGGTAGTAAAGTTGGCGAACTGTTAGACGGAAGCCTTGCTGTTGATAATCCGCAATGATGCGATTGGCGGTACGGATAACGTTTAGTTTTTCCGTACTGAATTTCTTTGGTTCGTAGATTATCTTCGGCATACTAAACCTTTCCTTTACAAACCCCACCAAATCCGCCAGCAACGTCCCTTGTCCCAATCTCCGCGAAACAAGCCCGGTTTCCAAGTAAACCGCCTGCCGCTACGTTTGCTCAAATCTTGTTCTAGTACGACAATCACTTCGCTCTTGCCTCCGGGTTTGGTTCCAAATCAACAGGATCGACAACCACCAATCCTGCCAAAGTCATGACACAATACTTACCGCCTTCTTTGTGCGAGATAACTGCTGACTCTCCGGCTTCAATCGTCTCCGTGTAGCCGGTGCCGGTGATTCTGTAGGCAGTTGTTGTAAGCTGGCGACGAATTTTGTAGATCATACTAAACCTTTCTTCCTTTGTTGAATTTCTTGGTTTCGTGCGGATGCCCGACGTGCCATTGCCCGCACCTAGTACAGAGGTAATGTCCGATAAACAAATCCACGTTAGTACGCCGCATGGATCGGGCCACGTTCTCTGCCGATTTCTCTTTCCGCCAACCGACCTTTCCCGTTGGGCAAGTCATAGTCAAAATCCTCTCAGTAGTTGCCGTCTTGTAAAATTATCGCCTCAGGCTTTTTGCAGTTAGTTTTGTAGCCCGTGTCGTCAAACCTCCACTCAGAAGGTTTTTGGGGCGGGGCTTCGATGCGTTTTAATTCGCTCATCAGCACAATTGCAGCTTCTCCTTCGTTCTTGGCAAAAACCACCGCTGACACCCCAACAGGGTAGTGCCCAGTAAAATTAGTTATTGTATAGACACGCATTGTAAACCCTTCTTAGTTAAAACAAGTGCCGGAGAGCAAGAGTTAGTAAACTAGTCTTAAACCCTCTCTGGCACGTCTATTCACTTCATGCCTCTACCGCGGTTTCATCCCACACACATCCCGCCAGCTTAGTATCCAACTCCTCCCCCTTCATTTCTCCCCGCACGAAAGCTAGTACTGCTGACTTGATTGTATCAACGTTGGCGTTGTCGGTTTTCGTCGCCAGATAATCCCTCAATTCCTTCATCGAAACGGATACCCGTTTTCCGGCCTCAGTCTGGACACGCTTAATCGCCTTCGTGAGCTTCCTGCCGTCGATCTTGGCAAGCTCCGCCTTTGCCAACTCCGCAACTGCTTCCCCGTCGGCCTCTGCTTTCGTCTCCGCAGGCGTTTGCCGCGTCATATCGAGCAAGGCGGGCTGGAAGACGATTTCCCTTTGATCGTCGCTCATTGATGCTGCTATTGCGGTTCGGCGTTGTTCCTCAGACATTGCCGCAAGATCGGCAGCTTGCCGGACAGAGATAATCCGGTTGTGGACGGCTTCTTGAATGTCGTCGGGGAGCAGAAGCAAGCTGCGGAGCGTCGTGAGCCAAGCCGGAGTACAGCCAAGAATCTCACACACTTGTTCGGACGTGTAACTGTACAGCGTTTGCAACGTCCGCATGTTGTGGGCATCGTCCATTGGAGAGACTTCGCTACGCTGCTTGTTTTCGATAACCGACGTTTCGTAAGCTTCCCGCTCGTTCAAGTCAGAAATCGTACAGCGAAGCTTAAAATCCGGATGGGGCTCAATGCCGTGTTCCTTGCTACCGAGTTTGAACAAAACGGCGGCAGCTTGGCGGTGATAGCCCGCCGAAAGCTGTACCCGCTTGTTTTCGATAGGCCGCACGACTACCGGCTGTACCTGTCCCTTGACGCCATAGGACTTCGCGTACTCAACGACTTTCGCCATGTTGAGCTTTGACTGCCAGCGTGCGTTAGAGGGTTTGACTACAACCCATTCGGGGTCGTAGCAGTAAACGTTTTCTCGCTTGACCGGCGTACCGTCTTCGTTTGTTACGTTTCGTGCCATATCGCTATCCTCAAACCTTTCTTGTTGCCAGCGACCTTCGTAGCCGCTGTGTTCCCTGTTTCGATTCAAAATTCTGGCCTGCATTTCGGTCAGTTCTTTAGTATCGCCACGGCCAGACAGGCGATACCAGAATTTAGGCTGATTGTTCTGGTTTAGGTTCATTAACTACCTCATTTTGAACGACGATTACGCCCATTCCAACAAGACTGTTGATGGCGGATCGAAAACCGTCTTCAAAACCTGCCATCAAATCAAACCGCTGGTTCTTCTTTAAGTACGGCATGTCCGCGAGTATCTTCGCGTACTTGTTTTGCATTGTTGCAGTCAACGACGAACGAACCAACAAAACGCCGCTACCTTTCTTTGTCTCTTCCATATCAAACCTTTCTTCGCCCGTTCGGGCGGTTAAGTTAATTTGTCCGTTGAAGGAACTGTAAGTAGGCGGCACGTTCGGCGGGAGTTTCCTCAAACAGAGGATTCCGCTTCTCTCCGACTTGTTTCATCAAATCGTGCCAAGTGCCATCATTGCAACCGCACCACGATTGGTTTTTGGTATGATACCAGAAATCACGATCCACGTACTGCACTGCTGGATAAGTACCGGAAGACGTAGTCAGAAGTGCAACCTTGCCGTTGCTGATAGCCTTATTAAATCGGCTCATTTCGTCAGTAAGAGCGGCGGTTACAAGTTTCTGCCGGTCGATTTGTTTCTGATTGCGTTTCATGTGTCCTTTCGTTTGACTTGCGTACTATAGCGGATGTTTTAGTTAATGCAAGAGGAAAATGCTAGGATTAACTAAAATTAATCAACCGACGTAAAGAATCTCGTTTTTAGTACCCTCTGCTGAATCGCCATGTACGAGTAACCGTTGAATAAATATAACCTTACGGTTAACGTTTTTAGGTCCGCACGGTTGGCTACGCCAATGGCCCCTACGCCAGTGCGGGCGAACTGAACGCAACGCCAACTCAGAATCTTTCGGCGTACAGAAGGACGGTTCTTTAACGAAACGGATTAACTGAGGTTGCAACCGCAGCTTTTCTTTTGCCTCTTGAGCTTTCCGCCTGTCATTGCTTTTCTTGGCAATCTTTGCCCACTCCCGTTGACGCTCTGACTTAACTCGCATTGTGGGATGACTTGCCAGCAACAAAGCCGTATTTATAGCTACACGATTAATCGACCACGCCTCAATTTGCGTTGGCGGTAAGTCGGCCTGTTGGTGTCGAATAACGTCTTCGATGGTTTGATTGCTGTCGCTCGGCGTTAGTGTTTTATTGACATGATTTAGGTAACAACCGTGCCCTGCTAGGTTTGTGGTAAAAGAGTATCTGCCGCCGATTTCATCCTCCACTCGTTTAGTAACAACTCCATACAAAAACCTTTCTTTAGTAAAAGTTTACTGATAATGCCGAATCTTCAACGGTCCATCGGCGGAAACCCGTTCGCGAGCCTCTTGATTCAACCGACGGTCCAGTTCCCGCAATGCCGCTAGTTCTTCCGTAGTAAAACTGGCATACGTGTGAAGATGGACGGTTCCGCGACTCCGACCGCAAGCGTACTGAATCTTGGAAACGAAACCTTTCGGCAACAACGGCCAGTTACCAAAACCAATCGAAATGACCGATCCAGTACGCGGCGACTCAATCCAGAAAGAATCCCCGGTCATACCGACCTTGCACGAGTAAGTCTTTTCGGCTGACGTGTGCTCCATGTCCCATTGACAAATCATTTCTTTCCTTTCGTTTGACTGAGAACACTATACTGTACTAAATCGGTTAAGTCAAGAGGAAAATTTACTAAATTTCCCCAAACCGTTCGCTTGCTGTATAATATTGTACATGACGCATCAAGAAAAACGCGAACGCCGGGCGAAAATGGCGGAAGCATTGGCAGCGGGCAAGACGGTATTTGAGGTATCAGCAGAGTTTAACGTCCATCCGAAAACCGTTAATTCTGCGAAGATTGAGCACTTGTCTAGTGCGGGGCCACCGATAACTCGTCCGGAACTACGCCGTAGGGCAATAGCCGAAGCGTGTGCCGGTGGCGAAACTGCCGAAGCGGTCGCACAAAGATTCAATTGCACGTTAAATTTAGTAAAACATGCCTGCCTGTCGCACAACGTCACCCCGACTTTTGAAATAAAGCCGTTAACGGATCGAAACAACACTATCGTTTCCGGTAAGCAGTGGGAAGAGGTAGATTGGACAAAACGGGACGTTGATTTAGCTAAGCTACTTGGAGTAAGCCGGGAGCGGGTACGGCAAGTCAGGCGTAAGTTGAATAAACCGAGATCGCCCGATCACCACCGCAACCAGTCATTTATCGATTTTCGAGAATGGTTCAACGCGGATCGTAAATGGTTGTCGCAACTGACGCCTACAGAACTGGCAGCAGTTTACCCAAAACCCGTTATTGCATCAACCATTACCTATTTTCTTGAAAAACTAGGCGTAGTTCCGAAACGCACAAAAACTTTAACTGAGTTGATTACTAAAAACTCCCTACCTAATTTAGTAACTAAACGACAACTTGACGGACAAGCCGAAGCGTGTTGGGAATGGCACAAATCGGCGTGGCGGGAACGGTTAAGGGTAAGAGGTAGGCAGGTTAACTTATACAAGTACGTTCATTTTCTGTATAACGGCGAATCGAACGGCAACGCTGTCGTCCGTACCTGTCATAACGATCTTTGCATCAATCCTACTCATTTGCTGGCGGTTCCAAAGAATCAAGCTGGTAAGTATAAGAAGAAGGGTGCTGCCAAGAAGTTGACAGACGCTGAGGTAATCGAGATCAGGCGTAGGCGTAAAGTCGGAGGGGCCGGAAATCAACTACACAAAATTGCCAAAGATTTTGGAATAAGCATCATTGGTTGTTGGCAAATTACATCAGGCAGAACGCATAAGGATTTGCCGTCATGACTAGAGTAAAGCTTCAACGGAGCAACGAAGACTGGCTACAAGAAGTGCTGCTGAATCGAGAGCAAAACGCACATTTACGCGAAGAGGTTTTCAGCCTGCAATGGAAACTGATCCAAAGCAAATTCGCTCCCGGCCACAACCACGCCCACAATTGCATGATGGAAGCGGTAAGGCGGATCAGAGCGGTGTTGAATGGTTCAATGAGCAAAAGAAATCTCGTTCGACGGAGTATTTCTTAGTGCTGACGGTTTTTAACGACTCGAAAGACAAGAACAGCTTATTTGCTAAAGTAACGCTTGCTAAAGCAATTTCGCAAGTAAGATTGGCGATGCGGGTATAATACTAACGCCTATCCAAGTGGACGGCATAACGAAAGGTTTAGTATGAAAGTGATGAGTGTAAAGGCGAAGCAGCGTGTTTTGATTGCCAAGGATATTATCAAACAGATCAAGGCGAAAAAGTTTAGAACGGACCTGACCGTTTATTTTGAAGAAACTACAAAGGAAGGAGCTTAGACTTTTTGACGAAAAGGACGTTGGAAAAGACGTGCGGGACGTGTTGAAAAAGAAAATGAAGACGTGTCAAGTTTGTGCTGTGGGGGCTGTTATGGTTTCCTCTATTTTACGTTTTGATAATATGCCGGTAACAAAAGGGGCAATTGAACGTCATAACGGCGGCGATTATCTTGCCGAAGCAGCGGGTGACCGGACTTTCAAATCTCCGTTCTCTGCTAAACAGTTGATGGTACTTGAAGCGGAGTTTGAAGATTATTCGCGTTATGGAGAAAATTATAACCCGCTAGGTCTGTTCTGTCGCAAGTTCAAGAATCGAGCTAAACGGCTCACAGCGATGATGGAAAATGTGATTAGAAACAAAGGTAAATTTGTCCCTTCCGATGTGAGGTAAATCAATGCGTTTCATGTGCGAAAATTGTAAGCGGCTAATCAACGTCAGCGAAAACGAAACTACGGAGTGTTGCGGGCATGTGATGATTCCCGAACGAAAGTGCGTCAGGTGCGGCAAGACCGGCTTCGACGTTTACCATACTTTTACTCCTATAGGAGAAGGTAAGTATTGCGTGCCGTGTCGGGAATTCGCCCGTAAACAGGTTGTACAGTTCGCGATGGATGAGGAAGAATTTTCTGTAAATTAATCTTGCTTTTGTCAAAAACTCTCACTATTGTTGGTATTGAGTTTGCATTGAAAGGTTCGGTATGCGTGAGGAAATCGAAAAACGCATTAAGGAAATTGACCGCATCATAAATGCTTGTGTTGTTGTTTGGAGTGAAGTTGTCAATCCACCGGAACACGATGCACTAAAAGTCGGTTACAATCTGCTCGACAGCGAAAGAAAATTTCTTTCTGACTTACTAATCAAGTATCCGGCAACGTCAGAAGTATCGGAAGAGTAGCGTATTTACGGCAATGGTCGAAACCCCCAACATTCTCGAATCGCTCGGCACGCTGACGCCAGCACAACAGCGGGAGGCTCACGCACGCCTGTCGTTTCTGCTCAATCCGACCGGCAAAGCCAACACGGACGACGTAGAGCCACGAAAGCACGACGATGAGGACGAACAGATGGTTTTGTCCGAGTTGCACGGCATTTTGGCTGCTGCGGGCGATACGCGGAAGATTCCCCTGTCCGTGTTGTTGAAAATCAACACCACCGGCCAAGCCTTCAAACGTGGTGTAAAAGTGCTGTGCATATTTGTCCGGCAGAACTTCAAACCCGCAAAGAAGGTTGACAAGTTAAAGGCAATCCGCATCCTGTTGCGGTGCATCGCCAAGGACTTGAATCAAAGGTCCGTGCCGATTTGCCCTAAGACGGTTTCTCAGGCAATGGAGCGGATCGCAAACGTGGTGGATCGGCAGTTTCCGTCGTACATGGAATCCGGCTTGCTGCCTGCCGTTTTGAAAATGCCTTGTAAGGTGTGAATTAGTTGCTGATGCAATCTGTATTGCCCGCAGCCGAAATCTGTGCGACGAAAGTAACGGCCAAACTACACGTGATAGGGGCCGCGAAAGAACGTAAGCAGGACAACACCTGCCAGCAATGAAACCGGACGACCGCGATAACATCAAAGTCGTCCGGTTTTTTTTATTTACACTGGTTTTGTATAATACTGACATGCTATGGCGGCGGCACTAATGTACAAGTTGCCTGCCGGGTCCGCATTGGTAGCGGGGTACAACCTGAGAGGTTCGAGTCCTCCCCATAGCGTTATGCTTAAAAGGACCGCCGGACGGTCTTTTGTTGAAATTAGGATCTAGCTACAAATGAGCGAACAATCACAGATAGTTAAGATCACTCTTGAAGACGGCAGAACGGGTTATTTTCTCGGTCCTGTTTTTGTCAACGAAAGTGATGCGGGTATGCGGATAATTAAAGTCGAATTTGTAGAAGCACAAAACCTGCCGGAAGGCAGTGCTTTTGAACGATTAGACGAGATCACGAAAGGTCGAAAATGATGACTTTCCATTCGATAAACCAAGTTTTTTGGCTATTAAATTCTCGGTTTTCTGGTGGAGCCAAACTAGCTGAGTTGATACCCTTACTAGTCGAAAACGGTTGGAAAGAGCAGGATATTGTCGATCTGCCGGATGCAATTCTGGCGGCTAACAACCCTCTTCTAAAAGTTCTCGTTTACACTTGCAAATCAGGCGGATTGAGTAGAAAGAAATTTTTTATCTACACGCCTTGAAAGGTTTTTGTATGGCTCCGGATATATCAAAAGCTCGGCTTGATGCACTAAAGGAAAACAGCCTTAAATGGGTCGGTAGTGTTTTATGGTTCGGAAGCTTTGTTGACGGCCATAAATGTGTTGGACAGTTGTGGATAGTTGACGGGAAGTTTCATTGGAAAGCCTTTGACGGTCGTAATACGTTTTTAGCCGAAGAAGCCGGAGAACCGACCGAATTGAAAGCTCGGGCTGCTTGTCGAAAACATGCCAAACAGATTTTGGGAATTAAATAATGGAACCTCTTATTGTAATGATCTGTCGGGAAGGTTACTGGAAATCCGGCCCTGATTCTCAACTGCCGCTGCCTGTCGCCGGGGATGAACCGTGGGTCGGCATGGCAGAGTTTCTTAGGAAACTGGCACGGTTGGAAGCGAAGGCTCGTGCTAAAGCTGTTCGCCCATTGATGTGTCGGTTGTGCAAGTTACAGGCGGGAAACATAGAGTACGAGTTTGGCGGCTGGACGTGGATGGGAAGTTTGCAGCATTATGTAAATTCTCACAACCTTCGACCTTCTCTGGCGTTTCAGGAGTTTGTACTAGAAAGGACGATTAAGTGACACAAATTCTTTTTCTTGACATCGACGGCGTGCTGAATGCCCATCAATACGACCCAAAAGCCGAGAGTTGTGTGATACTGCCGGAATGTGTTTACAGGTTCAATACTTTGTTGGATGCGTTACCCGATTTAAATCTAGTCATATCTTCGGCATGGCGGTATATGATACGGAACGGGGCAATGAGCCTTTCCGGTTTTGAGTACTTGTTACGTACGCACGGGCTGTACTGTAAAAACAGAATTGTCGATTGCACTGGAAGTGATGAAGCTTGCCCGCGATGCTCTACTACACAAGTAAGCTCGTTCAATGAAAACGGGTACAGAGAGTGCCTGAGTTGCAAAATAGAAATCACGCGAGGCGAGCAGACAAAACACTGGCTTACTTGGAATCTAGGTGTTGATAAGTATTTAGTTCTGGACGATGAAGATTTAGGTTTTTCAAAACTAGGTCTTTCATTCCTGAAAACTAACAGCACGGTAGGGTTGACGCTTGATGACGTGAGAAAGATAATCGATTACTTTAATGAGAAATAACGGAGTTAGTCTATGGCGGGAAGGACGAAGATACAGGGCCGTGAGGGGGGTCTTACTTACGCAATTCAAGAAAGTTTAGTCAGTATTCTCTGCTATGACAATTCAGACAAGGGGGCTAAGTTCTTTCGTACTTACGTTCCGCTGACTGCCTACGATTACTACTTCAAAGATATTGCTGCTGAGGCTGATAAGTACATCGAAAAGTTCGGTTGTGCTCCCGGCGAGCACACCCTCGATTTAATCAACAAACTCAGCCTGCAATTCCCTGATCGACAAGAGCAGTATGAAACGATTTTCCAATCCCTGCAAAATGTAAAGGGAACGGAGAACAAGCCGTTTCTAGTAGAGCAAGCCGGAATATTTGTAAGACTGCAAAGATCGCGGGCAACGTTTCAAAAAGTATTCGCTCTGTTGAAGAATCCAAAGGCCGGGGAGACTGAGTTAAACGAAGTAGACGTACTGCTGGCGAATTATCTAAAACCGAATGCTATTACTGATCTCGGTAACGACATACTACTCAACGATCCGCAACAAGCCTTGTCCTTTCTAACGCTGGAAGAAGCGAGCCGTCTGCCGATTGGTATTCCTGAATTCGATGCTTTAGGCATCTGTCCGGCACGCAAAGAGTATTTACTTGTGATGGCAAATAGCGGCACAGGTAAGACGTTTTGTGCCGTGCATATCGGAGTAGCGGGGTTGCGGGCCGGGCATCGAGTCTGTCATATCACTTTGGAAATGAGCAAAGAGAAGGTTGCACGCCGTTATGTGCAAATGCTCACATCCACCAGCAAGCGAGAAAAGAGAATTCTTAGTCGGTTAATTACTAAAGATGAAAAAGGGAGAATGCTACAGTTCGATGACAAGACGATTACTAGACCAACATTGCAAGACGAAGACATTCTAAGCTTTTTAACTAAGAAGCTGAAACCGTTAGCTAACCGCCCACCACTCTACATCAAAGATTTCCCCTCCGGCTCACTGACTGTTCGCAAGTTAAAAGCATACATCGCTTACAAGGAAAGTGTTGACGGAGTGTGTTTTGATGAATTTTTAATTGACTATCCGGACCTGATGGAACTGACCGGCAAGAACAAACGAGAAGACTTGGAACGTATAGCCGTTGATTTGAGAGGCATTGCAGCGGAACGAAATGCGGCTGTAGTGGGGTTTAGTCAAGTCAATGAAACGAAACAGGGGCGGGTGATTAAACTGGGCAGAGCACACGAGAGCCGTGCCAAAGAACACACGGCAGACATTATCGTTACCTTGAATCAAACCGAGACGGAAAAAGAAATGAGTCTGCTCCGTGCTCATGCCGCCAAGGTACGCGACGAAGTGAGCGGCGTAACTGTACTGATCTCGCAGGCTTTGGATTGCGGCCAGTTCAGAATCGATAGTGCCTTGATGAAGCCGAAAGAATACTGGAAGCTGATCGATGAGAACGAGAACGAGCCACAGGAAGCAGAATAAGAGACTTTTGAACGTCCGGGGTGTTTAGGGACGGTTTAATGTGGGATCGTGCGGCAGAATGCGAATGGTGAGGGTTGGCAACCAGAAGAACCTGCCCCCTTACACTTTCATCTTCACCAAAAGATTAAACGAGTGTTCGATAATCGGTTCCGGTGCGTTTAGTTCGATCATCTTGACTAAACGAGCGGCTCGGTACTTCATCAATTGAAGATTTGATATGTCTTTGCCGTCGTCAATCTTAGCCTCACCCTGTTCGATAGTGTGAGCAACTAAGGCGTTTCGTTTAGCGTCGGCCCGGCGTTGCGTTTCATCATCAATCGCATCACTTAGTTCATTTTGTTGCTCGCAGGTCATGTGCCTGACGATTTCATAACGTAACTTTACTTCATCGTCAAAAAGCATACCTGCTACGCTCAAAGCATCGTCCCACCAGCACAAGGCGTTGTCGGAAAGTTCTGTGAGGTTTAGTATTTCGTCGTTGAGCATGAGAAGCCTTTCTACTCATCGCGTTGATTCAGTTCCATCTGAATTTTAGCTACACGACGACGCCATCTCGCACGATAGTTCACATCTTTCATCAACTCTTCTCCGACTTCTTGATAACAAATCGGACAAACGGCATACTTTGCCGCTCCAAACAGCTTAGTGACAACCGGATCATTGTTTTCATCAAAAATCAATCGGCGGCAGCAAGCACATTCCATCGCAACAGTTTGAAACATTTCCATCCGCATCATCATACCAAACCTTTCATTAGAGTTACCTAAACCCGCCCTGCCGTTGCGAGCGGCAGAGACTTTCACGCATTGCGGGCTAGCTTCGGTGTTTTAATACCGTTGCGATGGTGTTTTGAGCGGACGGGATAAGCCACGCGTTTTCGCAAGAAATGTTGAAGCCTTCTCGCGTGTCTGACAAGCGAAGCGAAACGTTGTTACGCTTGTTTTTGACAAATACCTCGCTAGAACTGTTTGAAAATACTTTGATTTCGGTGTTTTCAAACAAATCCATGCCGCCGTAACTGTTAGTCACCTGTTCCATTAGTCACCTTTCCCTTTTGTTAGTTGACGTTGACAGTAATTTCAGTATCCGCGTTGTTTTCCTGCCTAAGTGCGGTCAGTTTCGACGTAACGCCGCACGCCGCATCGAACAATCCGTACAGGCGTTGGGTACGCTGTGGCAGGGACTTGCCCCATGACTTTCCGATTTCAGTAAAAGCATTGATCAAGCTCCATCCAGTACGCGGAGCAAATTCTTCGTGTCGCGGTTTGTGCCATTCATTCACGACAGGAATTATATCCGATGCCGGGAAGTAATTCATCTGTGCCGCTCGGATAATCAAATCGTGAGCGGACTTGTCATCGAAATTGACCGTCTTGTAAGTAGCAATCCGAGTGTGCTCGATCTGCCGACTTGAAACCAACGCTGCTGTAGCCTTGGCAACTAATGCAGGCAAGTCGCGTTCGATATGTCGCGTGTGCTTGCGGGCAATTTGCACCTCACCGGAAAACGCCAAGTTGTCGCACACAAAACAGCGGCTACCTAAAGACAAGGCGGCGGGGAACATCTTGTTGTGGGAATTTCTCAAACCGAATACCAAATCGTAGTCGGGCTGGTCTCCCTTCAAGTCAAACAGGCCGAAGAAAAGATTGCCGTCCTTGGCAAGTGCGTACTGCTCGCGGGCAATTGCGATGCCCATGTTTTGCATCGCTCCCTGTACCAAATCAATCAAACGGTCGTGAGCAATCGGACACCAGCTTTCGGTAGCCGTTGGCGTAGTTACACGCTTGACTGCTACCTTGTCCACGATTTCTCCACCAGCATGAACCATGAACGTACCTGTCGCCATGAGACACCAAACCTTTCTGTAAAAGAGTTGTTTTTACTTACCGTAAACTGCTTTATTAAAAGATTCCCGTTTTTGTTGTGCGAATTGACGCAACCAACGGACGGTTTTTGCCCCATTGTCTCGAAAACCCATAATCTCGTCTACCTGTACGGTAGTCAAAACCTGATCATCCGAAAGTCCTTCAACGGCAGCATCAATTCGATTTGCCAAAACGTCGTTTCCGCGTACAAACCACGGTATTTCAATTTCTTTTTCCAACTGCGTCCTTTCGTTTGACTGAGAACACTATACTGTACTAAATCGGCTAAGTCAAGGGGAAAATTTACTAAATTTCTGGATTTCTTGGCCGTTTAGTACAAATCGGGCAAAGACGGCGGTTGTGCTGAGCCTTCTTTACCTTACTTTCAAACGCTTTAGTGCCGTTCTCCCAAACTCTTACAATCTTCTAGTCGATGCCGACCCGCTTGCATTCCGCCAGAATCTTAGCACCGCTGCCGCTCTTGTGCCGGGTGATTCTTTTCTCAAGATCGTCGCAAAAGCCTAAATAATGCCGAGCGTGTCCAAGCGGAGAATCGAAATAGATCAAGTACACCATTGCAGTATTGTACAATAGTCGCGGTATAATCGCTTATAGACGCCATAGATGCAAGGGACGTTCCAAACCTTGCATCACCTTTCGACGGTTGGTGCTTTCCGGGGTCCAAGGTTCGGTGGCACCAACCGTTTTTATTTTGTTCTTGAAAGCTGGTGTATAATTCGAGTAAGCTTTTCGGTTGGAAGCTCTGACCGGCCTAGGAACCGGAAAGTAAATCCAAAGTCAGACAACTAAACGACAGCCCTTTGAACCGGGAACCCGTAGCCTTGATTTACGGCAATTCCTAGCGGACCCGGCTTAATAGGCTGTCGTTCTTTTTGTATGAACACATCAAAAACTAAGCCTTCGCCGTTGCAAGAACGCTTCGCTCGATTTTGCGTATCTCCCCAAGGGGCGGCTCTGACCGATCTCGAATCAAAATCACTTCTTGCTTTATATTGCGTTGCTGACTCTGAAACCGGAATTTGTCAACTCAGTATTAGTCAATTAAGTAAAAAGTTAAACGTACCGAAACAGCCAGTAGCCGACGCTGTCGATGCAATGACACTAAAAGGCATTATCGAAACAGTACAAGAGTCGATAATAGTTTGTGATGTAAAGCAACCGGCTATTCGTCGTTTAGTGTTTGGGGGAGAAGGGTGCTAGATAATACTAAAAAACAACCCCCACTCTTTCAATGGCTTGCAGCAGTAACTAAGCAAGGTGCTTTAGTTTCGCTGAACACCGCCGAGACAAAGATTCTTTTTAGTCTCTTTAGCTTGGCCGATAACTACACGATGGAAATTGAATACGGAATTGCTAAAATTCTACACGGGGCCGGGTACAGATTAAGTAGCATGTCCAAAAAGGGATACAAGGCTTTGAACCGATTACAAGAGTTGGGGTTTATCAAAACTGTGGACGAAAGTAAGGGCGGTCGGTACAGGTGTACGATTCGAGCAATGAGCTTTGACTGGTTAGATAAAACAGAGAAACTAGGGACGACGGAGTCCCTAGAAAAACAGAGGGAGAAACTAGGGACCAAACGACACGAAACTAGGGACCAAATGAAACCGAAACTAGGGACCAAACGACACGAAACTAGGGACCACGTAGCCCCACTATACTCTGTAGATATCTCTCTTAAGAAGAATATCTCTGTAAAAGCTCGCTCCGGAGCGGGCGGTGTTGCGGCTTCGCTGCTTGATGTTTTTGATAAAAGATGGAACAGTGTGCGGAGCTTCATACAAACCAACCTTCAAGAGTTCGGAGTATACTCAGCACCATCCATCTTTAAAAAGAATCCTGATACCGCTGCTCGTTTACTTGTCAGACTTTTACTACGATCTGCCGCAGGTAAGATCAGTGTCGAGTTGGCACGTCACCTTTCTAGTAGTGAACGTTTGGAAGAACTAGATTCAGATGAAGAAGTTTTAAGTAAACTTGACGATTACTGCGTTGGTGATCCGGACGATGTTGATTTTGATAATTTTGTCGATTTAGTAACTTACTTGAAGAGTAAGATCGGTACGCGAGTAAAGAGGCCGCTCATCAACGGAAACGGCAAGCACCTTTCGGAGCGGGACGAGAAGATTTTGAGTTTGGTCAAGTACACAGGGCTTAGTAAAGAGGTAGCCGAAATAGAAGTGGATAAATTATTGGGAAGCCGGAGAGAACTTTAGTATAATACTGATAACGAAAGGAAACAATGGGACGCAGAGGCGAAAAGAAAGTAGCGACGTGGAAGTACGAAAAGGATAAAGCATCCTTGGAAATGTCGGTCTACTTGATCGAACTGGCAAACGATGCCTACAACAGCAGGCAGGACGGAGCACGTACTTACTTTCGCGTGGATGTGACGGAATTAGGTATTTCGGTTGACGATACGGACATCAACGAGTTGAAAAAGAAAGTATGGAAGGAACTGGATACTAAGTTGTCGATCCAATGGACGGATTGGCTTTACGTTCAAGTTAACGGTTATGTCGGCAATATAATCAAAAAACCGGAACCAGACGACGACCCCATTACCGACTTACAGGATTTGATTGGAAAAGACGCTAAGTGCGACATTACTTTGGAATATGAGCGGTTGCAGTTAGGGCAGATTGGCGAGCAAAAGATGCAACGCGATTTTAACAATTACCATAATGGGCATACTTATTACGCTCAGGCTTGCGAAGGTTGGCCGTCTGTTGGAAAACCGGTTCAGGATGAGTATAAGTGGTCGCATCGAAGCAAGGATTATTTTGAAATGCGAGCCTTGGTGCCCGATACGCCAGAAAACCGGACGGCACTGGACGCAATATCAGAAGGTTTCGGAAGTTTACTAAAGAAACTGACCGACTTACTTTCGCCGGAAAAGGTAAACGCAACGCTGGCGGAAGTAAAATCCATCAAGTTCCTTGGATCAGGCATGGAGCGTCCGAAGTTGATTAAAAGGGAAGACAACGAAGTAGTACGAAAGGAAACATGACAAGAAAATTCACAAGCGGTCAGAGGGTCTACGTTGGCAGAGACTTTTGGCTGTGGTTGGGCAGTGCATTGCCGGAAAAGGTACTTTGTCTTGTTGGATACGGAAGTGATTACTATAATTCAAAAGGTGAGGTTTGGATCGCACCGTTTGATTTAAACCTAAGCCCCGGTTATGTCGCTGAAGATTTAATAACTGAGGCACCTGAGAGAAAACAGACGGAAATTGATTTAATGAACGCAACGAGAGGTACGCCATGAAGCTGGAAATACCGGAAGGAATCGTAACGAAAGTAAAGCCTAAGTGCTCTAGTCACGTATTGAAAGAATCTCGTGACTGGGGCAGTCTCCAAGTCGATCATACCGACTTGGAACAATCGGACTTACCTTTGCTGGTAGAAGCTGCCGCGAAGTTTGATACGCCTGCCGCCCGTCGATTGGTTCGCAAGATCAATCAGTTAAGTAAACTTGGCAACGGCAAGGCTCATCACAACCTTGAACTGCTGGCCGACGAAATGCGAGCGGTGGTGCAAAAGCTGCCTCACCGTTGGATTTTCAAAGAAAACGATCTTGCGGCCAATACTTGCGATCCGTACTTAGTCACGAGCATTGAGTTTATTCCTGCCGAGAGTCGATCTGATTACTATATTCCGGCTCACATTCGCGTTGGAGCAAAAGCGATCTGTCGAGGAGAGGAAGTAAGCTTAACCCGTTCGATTCATCGCGAAAACATGAACGGCAACGATTTTACAGCCGAAGGAATGTTTCCACTGGCGGAATGGGTACTTGAGACGCCTGAGTTGGTAGAAGAGTACCAAAACTCCTGTAACCGTTATTCACGAATCAGGCAGAAAGAAGGTTTGCAGCTAACGGTACGGGGACTTGCGGAAGCGGAAAGCGATAGTGGCCGTTATTGGGATGTAAAGAGAGTGCGGCTTGATCGTGATGGGGTTGTAGGCCGTGCTGTACTGGACGACGGCGAAAAGTGGGGTGAGGATAAAAACACGGTTGTATTAAGAGATTCAATCAAGCGTGCTAAAAGTGAGGATGAAGAGGAGCACGCCGAAGCAACATTGTTGCCGGAGCATCCCTACGTTCGTGTTTTTGACATGCGTACTCATACCTACTGCGTCACGCACGTTGACAACACACGGGAATATCTTTACGACCGTACTATTTTCGATAGGATCGTTATTCCCGCCGACCATAAAGAACTAATTGATGCTTTAGTTACGTCAGATCGTTCTGGTGATGATTTGGTTGCGGGCAAGGGGAAGGGTGTTGTTATTCTTAGTTCGGGTAGTCCGGGAACGGGCAAGACGATCACGGCTGAGGCGTATTCAGAACGTTCCCACAAGCCGCTGTATTCCGTCCAGTGCTCACAACTAGGACTTGATCCCGAATCGCTGGAAAAAGAGTTGGGAATCGTACTAAATCGTGCGATGCGATGGGGAGCGATCCTTTTGTTGGATGAAGCGGATGTTTATATTCGTGCTCGCGGTGATGATATTAATCAAAACGCGGTAGTCGGCGTCTTCCTGCGGTTGCTGGAATACTACACGGGTGTCTTGTTTATGACGACGAATCGATCTACCATGGTCGATGACGCGATTCTTAGTCGTTGTGTTGTTCACATTCGCTACAAAGTGCCGGAGAAAGAGGACGCGAAGAAAGTGTGGAAGTTGATGTTTGAATTGTTCTGTCAGGCTAAACTAACCGACAGCTTGGCGGTGCAATTACTGACTGAGTTTCCGACTGTATCGCCCCGAACGGTCAAGCAGCTTTGCCGGTTAGCTAAAACAATGTCGGTACGGCTGAGCAAGCCGTTGGATTTGAGCATGTTCAAATGGATCGCGAGATTTCAGGACATGGAAGAAAGTAGGAGTTAAGTGATGTCGAAGAGAACTGAGAAGGAGGGCTTAACTTACGGTTACATCGTTGCCGGGTTGATTGAAGAGTATTGCGAGGAGCGGGAGGGGTACAAGGACAACCCCAGCCGACTTATTGCCGCCAAAGAAGAACTGGCGGCACGGCTTGACGAAGTGTTCACGGAAATGGTTCCGCAGTCATTGGATGATATTCTCTGACGTTTTCAGGCGTTAGACCCTGTTCCGGTACGGTCGGAAGGCGAATCGTGCGTCTCCGTGCGTCCTGTGCGGTTTGGCGAAAGGATAAAAGATGTACAGCGGTTGGCTCGGCATATCGGGCGACAGTGACGACGAAGCCGGAGAGAAGGCTTTTCTGGAGTCTTTGGGTGTTGTGGTACACGGGGAGGTTTACGAGGGAGAATGTTCGGTTGAAATGACGGATGAGGTTTTTAGTAAATTGGAACCGTTTTGGGGCCAGTTTGTTTGGGATTTGAAGCACACAGAATGATCTCTCCCAAAGCAATAACCGACTTTCTTTCCCGCTCGCTCCGTGACAGCAATAAAACGAAGCTTTTTAGTGATGCCGCGTTAACTAAGAAAATTGAAAACCTTAGTCCGAAACCAAAATTAAATGTTCAGTTACGCACACATCAAAAAGCTTGTTTCCTTCTCGGATTGCTGAGAAAACGATACTTACTGCTATTAGATATGGGATTGGGTAAGACCTTAATCACCCTTGCAATCTTCCATTACCTAAAACAGCTAAACCGAAAACCCAAAGCCTTAGTACTGGTCCCCGGTTCCAGCAACGTAGGTGCGTGGTGCGATGAAGTAAAAAAGCACACTGATCTATCCGTGCAAGGTGTTGATGCGGACGGTTACGGCAACCGCATGATGCAGATACGTGGTAGTGCGGACATAACTGTGATTACCTACATGGGGTTGATTCGTCTCCTGTCCGACAGCGAAGAAATAGTAAATGATGACGGAGAAGTTGACGATAAAAAGAAATGGGTACTCAATAAGTCTAAGTTAAAAGAAATCCAAACTATATTCAATTTCTTCGTAGCCGACGAAGCCTCCACTCTACGTAAGAAATCCTCCCTCATGGCGAAAGCGTGCCGTGCGATTAGCTGGAGTTGTGAGCACGCCTACGCACTAACAGGTACTCCGCAAGGTTCCGATCCTATCGACCTGTGGAGCTTATTTTACACAATCGATAAAGGCGAAACGCTAGGACCAACGTTAGGCTTGTACCGAGAAGCGTTCTTTAAAAAGCAAGCGAATTATTGGACGGCATACGACTACAAATTTGACGAATCCAAGCGTTATCACTTAAACAGGATGCTCCGGCACAACAGTATCAGGTACGATGACGGCGAGTGTGCTGACCTGCCGCCGTTGATTGAAATCATGCGGCCTGTAGTGATGCCGAAAGAGGCGTTTACTTACTACGATGCGTTGATAATGGAGATACGCAAGTCAAGGGGTAATTTCCAAGAATGCCAAGCCAGCTTTCACAGACTTCGGCAAATAACCAGCGGTTACTTGAGTGTGAAGGGTGCTAATGACGATAAAGTACAAATAACGTTCAAAGATCGGCCTAAATTGGACGGTTTGTTAGAACTGCTGGACGAAATCCCGAAAGATGCCAAAATTGTAGTATGGGTTGAGTACCGATTGACGCTGGCGATGATCGTCGAAGCGCTGAAGAAAGCGAAAATCAATCACATCACGTTGTTTTCTGGTACTAAAGGTAGCGACAAGCAATCGGTAGCGGACAGATTAGCTAAACCGGGCGTACGAGTGCTGGTGTCGTCATCGGCAGGGGCTTACGGATTGAATCTGCAAGTCGCGACGTACTCAATCTGGTTCGAGCGGCCAGCGGATATAATATTGTACAAACAAGAGCGGAAGCGTTTGCATCGCATCGGGCAGACTAAAACTGTCAGGCTGATCGATCTTTACGTAAAAGGCAGTGTGGATGAGAAGTTGATAAAAGGACACGAAGCCGGAGAAAGCTTGTTCGCGGCGATAGTGGACGGCAGGGAGAATTTAGAGAAATTTAGTTAAAATTGTTGTTGACAGAGCGGATTTAGTACGATACAGTATTCAAAGTTCAAACGAAAGGAACTAAATGGCAATTCAGACGGAAGCAATCGAGTCGGAACTGGACAAGTCTTACGCTGCCTTTGAGAAGAAATCGGCGGACGCAATCGCTGCTATTCAAACGCAACAAGAGAATTATAAAAACGCTCTTGCTCGTTTGAAGGAAAAGCTGCCGTCGCTTGTCACTGCTTTGACTGGGGCGGGGCTGGAAATCGACACGCTTACTCAATACTTGCCTGACAATGGAAGTAAAGTCAAGGTAAATATTACAGCAACGCCGATTCCGGGTACGTTGAAGTTTCGTTTTATTGCGTTTCAAGGTTATACCGCTCGCGGTGCTGGCAAAAACGGAGCAGCACTGGAAACGAAGGCAATCAAACTCGAAACTGTTTTGATGGAAGCGACGGGCATCGGTTTTAGCGTAAATCAGTTTTCTCTTGAGGCACGCGAAGGCGGAAAAGGACGTGTTCTAATTGATGCGTTGGTTTAGTGTTCACATTGTTTTACTAAAGAAAGGTTCGGTGTTTTATGGGTACGATTTCAATCACGCACAAAATTACAGGTGCGGTTTTGTGGACGGGTGAGGCAGAAACTTTGCGGGCGGCTACTGAGGTGGCGGTTGAAAAGGGTGCCTACTTGGAGGGTGCCAACTTGAAGGGTGCCTACTTGGAGGGTGCCAACTTGAAGGGTGCCTACTTGGAGGGTGCCAAACTTGAAGGGTGCCAACTTGAAGTTTGATGAGAAAACCATCATTGAGACGGGCGAGTCGTGGAAGACTTACCTTGAAGAAGTTGTTCCTGCTTTGCTTACGGCTGCGGGTAAGGCGTTAGAATCGTTTGGCGAGTCGTGGGGTTGTCATTCTTGGACTAACTGCCCGATGGCACACGCTTTTAGCGTTGATTGTTCGTCAAAGATTCCGATACTGCATCAACCGCGAGCACGGCAGTTCGTTACTTATTTCGATGCTGGTTGGATTCCGCGTCCGAAGGGCGTGCCGGAAGTTGGGGAATGTGCTGTTAAGTAAAAAAACGCGTAACTTGCGGTCCAAAGTCGGATAGGTTCAGCATTGTTCGTAGAGCATTGCGAGGAATAAAGATGGAGGACGCTCTAACGCCGCAAGTTTTATTGTGGCTGTAGCTTAATTGGTAAAAGCACTCGGTTGAAGCCCGAGAGATTCGGTTCGACATCCGACAGCCACACTTTAGTGTTTACATTGTTTTACTAAAGAAAGGTTCGGATGGGGCAGGTATCCGAGACAGGAAGCGTGGGAGAAAGCCTATCAGTACATCATTGCGGACAAAAAAGTCACGCGACGATTTGTAAAAGGTGTAAGGCGATTACAAGTAATAGAGATACGATGCAGTTCGATGTAACTGACGGGTATCCGTTTTAAGCAATACATGAGATTCGACTACACCAGCTTCTTCCAATCGATCAACGTCCCTTTTGTGACGGAAGGGAAGAATACTAAACGTGGCTGGATAAGTATAGCCTGTCCGTTTTGCGGCAATGATCCTTCCGAGCATTTAGGTTGTGATCCGAGTACCGGGTTTTACGGCTGTCTGAGAAACCGAGAACATCGCGGAAATGCAACCGTATTAGTACAAAAACTGACGGGTTGTGGTTGGGACGAAGCAAAACGGATAACCGGCGGCAGTGCCGACCCCTCCCCGTCAACCGATACTTTTGAGGCAATGGAGCGGGAGTTAAGCTACGTCGATAAACCACACACGAGGCTAGGCGGTTATAAGATTCAACCGTTGCCGAAAGAGTCTGAGGCAATCAATCCGGGCGGTATTGCGTGGAATTACCTGAGGTATGAACGCAAGTACCCGGAGAAGGACATTCCCTTTGTTTGCGAAAAGTACCGTCTGAATTTTGTAAGGTTTGGGGAGTATAAGCAGAGAATAATACTGCCGATCCTGCTCAAGAAAGATTTGATTTTAGGATTCCAAGCCAGAGCCGTAGCTCCGGCCAAGCTCAGATACATTTCTTATCCGGGTGAGACGGTCAAAAAGCTGCTATTCAACTACAGCAAAGCTTTTAACGGCGGGAAAGCTCTTGTAGTGGTCGAAGGGCCGTTTGGGGCTGTCAGGTGCGATTACTACGGGCAGGCGTTGGGGATAAGGGCCGTTGCTTTGATGGGCGTTAGTTTTACCGAAAATCAAGTCTCCCTCTTGTACCGGCTGGCACCGAAATTCGAGAAAATCTTCATTTTGTTTGACCCAAAGGCCGAAGCCACATCTTTTGATCTAGCTTCGCGGTTGTCGATGTTCGGAGCGGAAAGCATCTTTCTGCCGGAAGGTGTTAACGGGCCGGACGATCTAGAAAATGACGCTGTAGTACCGTTTTTGAAAAGTGTCTGTGGTTTGTAAGAACCCCTTGATTTTCGCTTTTTACTTGCTACGATATTTGAAGTTTTTCTATAGCTTTAGAGTTTAACAGAAAGGTTGATGATGCTGCTTAGTCGATTTGCTCAAAATCTATCAAACGACGCTCCTGTGGACCATTGGGTAACGATTAACGGTGAGCATATTCCAATTGTTTCTAACATGGCCTCCACTCCCGCACAAAAAGCACTTCTGGCTGCAAAGCAAGGGGCAGGCGTCCCTAAAAAAATAAGTCATCGTTGGATTAACCAGCAGAAAGGGCTTTTGACCGTTACGGCGAAAGACAGCCCTTATCGTGAAGGATTGGAGAAAGAAATATCCGATGCTGAAAATGAACTTGCTCGTCGCGGTCACTTCGAGGATTGGATGAAGAAAAAGCATGGAATGGTAATGAATGATTTTCCTGTAAAAGGCGGCGGTGAAACGCATCAACCCGGAAAAGTTTTTGTTTCTAAAGATCCTGTAAGTAAGAAAGTAACCGGTTTTATGCGAGAAGGAGCTGCTTACGACCGATACAAGCAGGCTGAGGGTATTTAAAATAAGAAAGGAAAGGTGACAGATGGAAAGGGTGAAGTTAGAAAGAACACGTCCACCGTTTGAAGGTTCGATATTTCGATGGGCAAAGAAGGTTGCCTTGTCGCAACTGTGGCGATGTGTACCGGATTACGATCTGTCGGATTTGATTTCTGAGGCACGTCTTAGTTATTGTATCGTTGTCAACCGCTATCCCAACGTTACCAAACCCGGTCATTTCGGAGCTTTGTTCCGCCGCACGTACCTAAACAGGCTTTCGTCGATTGCGGTGAAACGACCGAAGAAGGTTGGCATTCCGTTCACTACTTTGATCGGCACCGATGGCCGTCCGGATGACGCCTTTGCTGTCGAGTTAGCACGAGACGGCATGTCGCAAGTAGAACTGGAAATGCACAAGAAAGAGGCTCCTCCGCATATCGCGAATATTTTGACTAAACTGGTGGATGCGAAAGAACGTCCCGCAGTACAATCAAGAGGTAAGCGTAAAGAGTCGTTGAGTGATTATCTCTGCCGGATTGCTGGCGTGGAAGCCGGTAGGGACATTGTGGGCGAAATTTTGGAATGGCTCGAAAGGCCAGTTAGAAAGGTTGTGTGATTGTTTATGAAAGGGATTCTGAATTTTCTAAAACATCCGACTAAAACTCGTGTATAATACTGTCGATAAGAAAGCCGATCCTAATGTTAGGGCGGCGAATAAAAACCCCCTTTTATTGGGAGCTACTATGCCTGAGACTGATACGATGACGATTGAGGATGAGATTCTTGAGGCGACTAAGGAAAAGCCGCAAGGCAAGAAGGAAGACCGGCAAGCGTATCTGGAACGTCTTGTTTTGGCTACATCGGACGGAGAAAAGTTCTCCGACGACCAGTGGAACGCTCTCCGGGAAGACCCTACTCAAAAGTGGTGCACTGCCGGAGCAAACGCCTACCGCGATAAGAAGGATATTCCTGATTTCCCCGATGAGGAAGCTCTGGAAGTTCTCGATGAAGAAATTATCGAAGAACCGGAAGTGTTGGAAGAACCGGAACCAAAGCCTACAGCACGTCGCGGACGGCCTGCCAAGGAAAAGCCTGCCGAAGAAGTGATCGACGAGCTGGCGGAAGACGCTCCTCCTCTTGATGAAACCATTGAAGAGGAACCGGAGGAAAAGCCGGTCGCCCCCAAACCGTCCACCCGTCCTTCCGTCAGGCGTGCGGAACCTGAGGAAGAGAAGCCTATTGCCCGAAAGACGGTTGCACGGCCCGTAGTTGAAAAGCCTGCTGCCGTTGAGCCGGAACAGCCGAAAAAGCCGTCTGCTGGTAAGTTCATGCAACGGCTGATTTGTAAGTACCCGGAGGCGAAAAAGGAAACTATTCTCGCCACGGTTCGCAAGAATAACTTTGAAATCACCGAAGCATCGGCCAACACTCTTTGGTACGGTACTCACAACACGATTACCATTCTCAAGGAACTCGGCTGGACGGCTCCGAAGACTAAGTAAGTAATAGTTGGCGATCTGGTGACAGGTCAGCTTAGAGAAATGACTAGACTCTGACAGAGGACTAGGGGTCGCCCGCAAGGGTTTATATTATAACGGTGTAGGTCAGCCGTATCTAAGCAGTGTCGTGGATGAACACGACGCCAACTTTTAATATTTTGCGGTTTTGAAGTTGACGACGGGAAGGGTTGATAACGTACATTGACCCTTCCCGTTTTTAGTACTTAGGCAGGCAGTTCTAAAGCGTACTCGGCGTTGTTCGGTTGAAAGAATCCTTGATCGGGTTTAACTCAAAATCTGTCCAGCCGAAGGTTTTGACGCGATTAAGTGAATACTCTGCTACTAAACATTGCAGACAAAGAGCGGTAGGAGTACCGCCGCTGCTTGCTTTATATTACTAGAAAGGGTTGGTGTAGGGTGAGCGATATAGGTTTGGGAAAGCTGATCGTTGGTTCTGCTAATCGGGACGCGATTCATATTGCCGTTGCTCCTGTTACGGCAACGGAGACTTTATTCCCCGGAAATTATCTTGTATTTTGTGAACATGGTAGTGTGGACAAGGTGAAGGCGGTGGATCGGGGCGATGATTACGTAGGGGTTGTCGATCCTTTTCTGCAACATGTTGTTTTGCCGGGAGAGCGGTTTTGGATGTACCTAAAGCCCGGATCGATCACGTCGCTTCGGCATGACTGGACGCACCCTGATTTTAGGGAGGATGCGGTTGTGCCGAAAGTTGTCGATAAATCGGCATCTGAGTCTTGGCTTCGCTCTTTTTGCAGCACGGCGGATTGTCCTGACTATGCTGTAGTACTTGCTGCTGCTGTGGGCGATCCTGTTGCAGAAGTCGGCGGGTATGGAGAACAAGCTTATTACAATGACGGTGAGTATCTTACTTTTATCGGCAGGGAAGCTCATTCGGAAATACCTGATGAGTTTTGGGAACATGTCGAAGTAGTGACAGGTAAGAAATGCACGCTTCGACCAAAATACTTTTCATGTTCGTGCTAGGAGTTATTATGGACTCCGGACTTGTATGTTTACTGATTGTTACAGGTATTTCTTTACTTTTAGTCCTCGCGTGCTTCGTCTTTGAGAGGATTTATCCGTGAAACAGAAAGGTTTGTATGAAAGTGCGTGTAACAATTGTGGTGGAGGGTGAAATTGGTGACGATCTGCAATGTTTGGCTAATCTCAAAGGTGAAGCGGACATGATTGGTGATAGTTTATACGACACGATGTTTGCTGTCGGTGTTCTCAAAATACAACAACTTTCTGTGTTCGTCGAAGAACTAGAAAATTTTGCTGGAAACGTCAAGCAATGAAACTAGACCGTGAAAACTTACTGGCGATACTCAAGCGAATCGACGCGTGTCTGTCTGACAAGACAAAAGTACCGATTCACGATTGCTTTTGTTTTACTAAAGATTCCGTCTATACGTTCGACGATATTTCGGCAATCCACTATCCGGCAAAATTAGGTATTACCGGCGGCATCAAGGGCGGCATGTTGAGAGACTTTCTTTCATCCAGCAAGGCTAAAGACGTAGAAATCACTCCCAACGACCGCACGATTCTATTCAAAGCCGCACGAGCTAAACTAGACACCCCTCTACTGCCGGAATCCTCTTTTCTTTTCGTCGAACCTGATCTATCGAAAGCAACCGAATTGACCGTCAACGATGCTTTTCTATCCGCTCTAAGCCGCGTATCGATTTCGATGGGCCGCGACGATAAGCAGCAATGGCGGTACGGCGTAATGGTGACGCCGAAAGGCAACGGCTACATTCTCTACGCCACCGATACTAAAACCATCGCCCGCGATGTGATCGGCAACACCAAAGGCGACAGAAAGGACGCAATCCTCTTCCCGCCTAGGTTCGTCGATTTACTGCTGTCACTGGCGAAAACCGATATTCCCACTAAACTTCTGATTTCTGATGAGTGGGGAGAAGTTCGGTTCCAATCAGGCTTGCGGTTGTTTACTAAAACGGTTGCCGGTCAGTCTGACAAAGATTATGTAGAAACGATTGCGGAGATACAGAACCGTACTAAAAACTCAGTTGATATTCCGGAGTTTCTTGACCGAGCCTTGGAGCGTGCGTCAATGGCCGCGAAGTACAGCAAGGTGCCGCACACTCGTATAATCATCAACGACGGTACTTTGAAGCTGGAAACGGAATCGGACGCTGGCGACGTGCGGGACAGTATTGATTGTGAGCACGAAAACGCCGACGTGTTTGTAAGCCCCGATCTGGTCGCCAAAGGTCTTGAGTTGGCGGATAAGATTGCCATTGTGCCGGAGTGCGTGAAGTTGAGCAAGGGAAATTTTATCTACTTGATTTGTACACATCAAACGAGCGGCAAGGTTGGGGCAGTGTCGGAGGGCGATTGATGGATTTAGTACTAAGCCCTAAGTCGTTAGAAGACTACAAAACTTTTCTCAAAATAAAGTCTTTTCCTCAGTACCGGTTCAAGGGCCGTACTGCTCAATTTCCCGACTCCTATGCCCGATTGTTAGGCGTGAGCGTACCGAAAAGCAAAGAGCACGAGTACGAACCGATCAAAGGTCTTTTTGACTATCAGTTAGCAATAACCAAGCTGGCTATTCAGAAACGCAAGTATGCGGTCTACATGGACTGCGGAATGGGAAAACAACTAATTGCTTTTGAATTTGCTCGATATGTTTCTGAGGTTTTGTCAAAAGATAAGTGTGTGTTGATAGTGTGTCCGTTGATGGTTGTAAAACAGGCTATGGGGGAGTTGAGACGGTTTTACGGCGAAAGCTTTAAAGTAGAGCAAATTGCAGCACGAGATTTAGCCCTATGGCTTGTCGGTGGGAAGGGCCGAGTTGGGATTACTAATTATGACGGGTTGAGTGCGGAAACGCCGCAAGGTCGGTTAGGTGCGTTGATATGTGACGAAGCCCACACGCTATCGTCCTCTTACGGTAAGTGGTCGCAAACATGCGTGCGTTTAGGCAAAGGGCTGGAATGGAAACTCGCTCTAACTGGCACGCCCGCTCCGAATGATCGCATTGAGTTTGCCAACCATTCCGTCTTTCTTGATAGGTTTCCTACAATCAACAGCTTTCTTGCCAAGTTTTTTATCAATCGTGGAGAGACGGCTAATCGTTGGGAACTGAAACCGCACGCATTGAGGCCGTTCTACCGTTCTTTGTCTGATTGGTGTATTTTCTTAACTAACCCGGCAACCTACGGATGGAAAGACAATGTAGGCAAAATACCGCCGATCCACGTTCACATTGAAGATGTCAGGTTGACAGAAGATCAAAAGAGGCTTGCACCGAGAAACGGGTTTTTTAGCTATCAAACGGGCGGTATAACTGGACGGTCGATGCTGTCGCAGTTGGCTAAGGGCAACTACAAAGGGACTGTTGTTGATACTCTAAAACCGCAGTACATTAAAGATCGCGTCGATTCGTGGTCGGACAGTGAATCGACAATTATTTGGTGCCTCTTTAATAAAGAGCAGCAAGCGTTAGAGAGATTGTTTCCTGATGCTGCAAGTATTCATGGAACTACGTCGTTACATAAACGCGAAACATTGATCGACGACTTTAAGAGTGGACGGCGAAAGGTTCTTATCTCAAAAGGAAAAGTGCTTGGTTTTGGTCTGAATTTGCAAAAAGCCACTCGACAGGTTTTTAGCAGTCTGGTTGACAGTTATTTAACGTACTACCAGTGCGTGAAGAGAAGCAACCGCGTGGGTTCCTTGTTGCCGTTGAACGTACATCTTCCCGTGCTTCCTATTGAGCGTCCGATGATCGACACCGTTTTGAGCAAGGCTCATCGCGTTCAGCAAGATACCGAGGAACAGGAACGGCTTTTCAAAGAAATTAATGCTGAGGTTTTGAAATGCAACGTTTGACTTATCCAGTTTTGGATGCGGGCGTACAGGCGAGCTGTCCTTTGTTAAAGTCTGGAGAGTTGTATAAAATTTATCACGGAGATACGATTCCTCATTTGTATGAAATGCCGAAACACTCGGTGGACATGGCAATCTGTAGCCCGCCTTTCCCAGCAATTTTTTCTTATACAAGTTCACAACAAGACATAGGTAACAGTGAGAACCTTGCCGGTGATGGCAAGTTACACTTGAGTTTTTGGTTTAATGCAATGCGGAGGGTGATTAAGCCGGGACGTGTGTTTTTAGTACATTGTTGGCAGATTCCGAATATGAAACGTGTGGGAGGAAGGGGTTTGATCGATTTTCGTGGATTGCTGATTCGATTGGGAAAACGTGCTGGTTTTGATTATGAGTACGATTGGATGATTTCTCACAACCCGCAAATGCAAGCCCTAAGAACGCGATCCAGAGAACTTCAGTTTGCCGGGCTTGAGAGTGACAGGGCTAGAAGCAGGGGAGAGCTTGCGGATTACATAATCAAGTTCATGCAACCGGGAGAAAATCAAGTCAAGTTATGCTCCAAGGGTCAAGTTAGTAGAAACGACTGGATTGCGTGGGCCGAATCCAGTTGGCGGGATATTCGACCTACAGATACGCTTAATGTGCGAGAAGGGAAGGGCAAGGACGATACACGACATATCTGTGCTTTACAACTTGATTTGATAACCCGCTACATTCGGTTATTCTCTGATCCGGGCGAGATAGTGTTTGATCCGTTTGCGGGGATAGGGTCGGTTCCTTATTGTGCGTTGCGTTTAGGTAGGCGTAGTTACGGAAGCGAGCTAAAAGATGAGTACCACACGGCAGCGGTAAAAAACTGTGAGCGAGCGTTAAAGTCCAAGGGTTTTATGTCGGAACAAAGATTCTTTAACGGGAATGGTAATGGGATTTCAAACAGGATTTTGTTGGTGAAAAAATGATCCAGTGGTTGGTAGGAGATTGCCGACAGATTTTAAATGAGTTGCCGGAAAACTCCGTGCAGTGTTGTGTCACGTCGCCTCCGTACTACGGTGTGCGGGATTACTTAGGTAAATGGGAAGGTGGTAATGCTGATTGTAATCATTTAAACGACCCTTTGTGTTCCAATAAAAGCACGTTACAAGGGTATTCAGGAGAGCATGTGAAGTTGCGAACGCACGGAATGCCTTTTTCAAAGGTATGTGGTAAATGCGGTGCTCGGCGTATTGATAATCAAATTGGCTTAGAAGATTCGGTTGATTTGTATGTAGAGAATTTGGTTTGTGTTTTTGATAGACTGAAGAGTGTTTTGCGGAGCGACGGTACTTTCTGGTTAAATTTAGGTTCTAGTTATGTTGGGGGGATAAAAGGCGGTGTAGCGAAAAATTTACTAGGGATTCCGTGGAAAGTAACCTTGGCTTTACAAAAAGCTGGTTGGATTTTGAGATCGGAGATTATTTGGTATAAGGTAGGTGGAATGCCTGAAAGTGTCAAAGATCGTCCGACAAAACAACACGAGCAGATTTTTCTTTTCGTTAAGCAGTCTGATTACTTTTTTCAACAAACAACACCTTCTTTGCGATCTGTATGGCCGATTAGTTCGGAAGCTTTGCATGAGAATCATGCAGCACCTTTTCCTCAGAAGTTGGTAGTTCAGTGTTTGTCGTCTTCGACTAAAAAGGGTGATGTTGTGTTGGACATGTTCGGAGGTTCTGGTACGGTTTCTTTAGTTGCGGAAAGAATGCTTAGAAACAGTATTTACGTTGACTTGAACAAAGAGTACAAAGAATTAGCGGTACGGCGTATAGCGTCAGAGCGTGTTGGTGCAAGAAGACGGTTACCCAGTCGTTTTGTAGGCGGATTCTTTAGTGAGGCGTTTAATGGGATTTCAAACAGGATTCTTTCAAACGCGAACGGAGATAAAGAGGGGGAGCAACCGACAAAACGCATCAAGCTTGTCCGTCGATAGATTGCAGGCGTTGGGGCTTGCCGCCGTAGAGCAGATGAATCCCGACGCGATAACTAAACACATGCAACCGTCCGGTAATAGTAAACCGGATGTTTACATTTGTGGAGAAAGCCCCGGTCAAAAAGAGGATGAGGCTGGTTGCCCGTTTGTTGGTCCTACGGGACAGATGATCCGAAATTTGCTTCCGTCTGGTTACAAATATCGCTTTGATAACGTATGCCGTACCCTCCCGCCTCTCCGAAACGGTTCCAGAACGCCTACAAGGAATGAGACCGAGCCTTACAGGCTGGAAGTCCAAAAATCCGTCAAAGATGCGTCTCCGTGCGTCCTATTGGCTGTGGGAGCGATTTCTGCGGCGTGGTGTCTGGGCGAAACGGTAGCCAAGGCCGGAATAAACTCGGTAAGGGGTAGACGGTTTCCTGCTAGCATCGGGGGTCATACCTGTTGGTGTTATCCAGTAGTACACCCTAGCCATATCTTACGGATGGAAAGTGCAAACGAGTACCAAGAAGTTCCCGCCAGCGAGCATCGACGGTATTTTGAACTCGACATTGCCAGAGTATTTCAAGATTTAGATAACGGTTTACCTAAACCAGTAATTGAACCGCCCGATTTAGCTTCAACGCTAAAAGGCATTACGATTGAGAAGCGTAGTATCGAAGCGATTAGGAATTTTCTAGACAAAATCAGCAAGGAACGCACCAACGGCATCGACTTGGAAACCAATAGATATCGCCCCTACGCAGATGGAGCAAAGATACTAACTGCCGCAATTGGCACCAAAGATAACACAATCGCTTTTCCGTTGGATCATAAGCAAGCAACGTGGACGAAAGCGGAACGTGCCAAGTTGCGAGAAATCTTCTACAATTACTTAATAAGTAAAGTGCCGAAAGTTGCTCATAACGCTCCGTTTGAATTGGAGTGGTTGGTAAAAGAGTATGGTGATTCGGTGGCATGGGAGAGTTTTTGGCATGACACGATGGGCATGGCGTACTGTATCGACGAACGGCAGTCGGCCAAGTCGCACGGCAAAGAGGAAGGTTTTGGTATCTCGCTTAATTTCTGTTGTGTACTAAACTTTGGCTTGGATTTGAAGGACGTGAAAGCTCGCATAGCAAACATGTGGGGCTGGAACGACAATGGGGAGATTGATCGAAACAGGTTGGATGATACTAACCTTGACGATGTGCTGGCTTATGATGGCAGGGATACTAAATACTGCCACAAGCTGTACGACGTGCAAAAGCAGCGATTGAAGGATGACGGCTTATGGGAAGCGTACCTACAGTGGGTGAAGCGTGTTCCACCGATCGCGATAGGGCAAGTTATCGGCGTGCCTGTCAGTCAACAAGTCAATAAAACGTTACGGATACAGACGGATAAGAGAATACAGAATGCGATAGTTGAATTACATAAAACAAAAGCGATCAGGGATTTTGAGAAAAAGTACGGCGAATATAAAGACTCGAAACAATGCAACACACTTTTGTTTAGGGACATGCTACGCAGGACGGAAGGACAGACAAGAAAAGGTTTTGATTACAAGGAAGAAACGTTAGCGAAAATGGCCGATGAGCCGGTAGCGGCAGCATTGCTAAAGGTTAGGGAAGTAAAAAAGATCGGTGGTACGTATCTCGAACGGATGGATAGCAAGCATCCTAAAACTCATGTATTTTCAGACGGCAAGGCTCATACGAGTTATAAACATTGTGCGATGGTAACTAAGCGGGTCGGTTCTGTTGATCCGGCTTTGCAGAACATTCCTAGAGACGGCGAGTTGGTAAAAAAACAATATGTAGCCGAAAAAGATTGTGTAGCTATCTTTGCTGATTTTGGGGCACAAGAGGCACGATTAATTGCGGTAGCGTCGAAAGACCCGAACTTGATTAAGTTCATGCGGGATGGCTTTGATTTTCACATGGTTTGGGCTGAGAAGTTAATTAAAGCGTGGCCGGATTCCTGCCGCAAGTTTTTCGGTAGTTTAGATGCGAAAGCCGTCAAGCAATACCGTACTTTGATAAAAAGTAAATTTGTATTTGCTGGTTTTTATCGAGCAACGGTTAGTAGTCGTGCCAGATCGTTAGATATACCTGCAAGGGTAATGCAAAAACTAGACGACGAACTTTGGGAAGAATTCTCGCAAGTAAAGGTCTGGCAGATCGAGACTTTGAGGAAGTATAAAGAATTAGGCTATGTGGAGGGTATAGGTGGAACCCGGCGGCATGGTCCTATGTCAGAGTCGCAAGTTTGTAATAATGGAATTCAGATGGGAGGCAGCGATTTAACTATGGATGCGTGGTATCGAGCGGGCAAGTTTTCGTATAAGAACAAGATGCCGTGGTTTTATCCGAGCTTGGCGGTTCACGATGATTTGACGACATTCAGCATTCCCAAGGAAAAAGAAGCGAAAGCGATTGAGTTAGCAGCACGAATCATGACCGATGTGCGTTTTGCTGGCGCTGAGTTAGTGCCTTGGTCAATTGAGGTATCGCACGGTTACAATTGGGGGCAAAAGAAGCTTGTTGGCGTGTTCTCATCGGACAAGATTGACGACCAAGCGAAGCAGATACCCGAGCTTTTAGCTAAGAGTATAATCTAACTATGAAGCTTATTTACCATCGCGACTGTCCGGACGGGTTTTGTGCCGCATTTCTCTTTTGGTTGTGGGAAGCAGAGGACAGCCGTACGGAGTACATCGCCGCTCAATACGGGGAAGGCTTACCGCAAGTGAGGTTTGACGAATCGGAATTGGTATTGATTGCCGATTTTAGTTACCCGCCTGATTTGATGCAAGAATTGGCGAGCAAAGTTAAAAAGGTAATTGTACTAGATCATCATAAAACCGCAATCGATTCGTACAAAAGTCCGGTAGCAGGTGATGAGTACAAATTCGTTGGCAGCAACGTCACGTTGACTTTCGACGAAACTAAGTGCGGTTCTCGGTTGATGTACGAATATCTAGAAAGCTTTCGCAGTCATCGAACTGATTGGAAATGGTTAGTCGATTATGTTGAAGACAGGGATTTGTGGAAGTGGTGGTTAGAGAATAGTAAGGAAATTAGTGCGGCGATAGCATCCTATCCAAAAGACTTTAAGGCGTGGGAGACGTTCGATAAGCAGACTTTGATAAAGGAAGGGTCGGCAATCCTCCGGTATCAAAATCAACTAACCGAGGGTTTAGCTAAGAACGTTCGATTCGTTGACGGAATACCTACGCTTAACTCTCCCGTTATGCAATCAGAGTTAGGCAACCTCTTATCTAAAGACCGTGCTTACGCGGATATTTGGTATATTAACGAGAAGGGCGAAAAGATACATTCGCTACGCTCGCAATCGGATGGTTGGGATGTATCAGAAGTAGCGAAAGCTTTTGGCGGTGGTGGTCATCGTTGTGCTGCGGGATACAAGGAAGGCGTGAAGTAATGGAAACAGAATCTTTAATCAATCGTTATCGCCCGCAGACCCTAGATGAAATTGTAGGGCACGGTAGCGTTGTAAGAAGTCTCAAGCAAATCTTGAAAGACAGAACCAGCCATGCCTTTTTGTTTACTGGAATTCCGGGCATAGGCAAGACCACCCTAGCCCGTATTGTAGCTAAAGAGGTAGGATGCGAACCAAGAAACATTATTGAAATCGACGGTGCGAGTAGTACGGGTAAGGATGAAATGGAACAGCAAGTTTTGAGCAGGTTGATTTACTCAACACTTGGTAAGAACCGCTCCCGAATGGTGATTATCGATGAGGCCCAAAATTTAAGTAAAGCTGCAATTACTTCGATGCTGAAATCGGTAGAGGAACCGAATGAGTTTACCTACTGGTCGTTTTGTACTACCGATGCAGGTAAAATACCGCAGGCGATCAAAACACGTTGTACGGAGTATCAATTAAACCCCGTATCTAACAGTGACATTAGGGCTTTGTTGGACAATGTTGCTTATAGTGAGAAGCTTGAAACTACGGGCGATGTTCTAGAGTTGATAATCCAAAAGTGCGGCGGCTCTCCCCGCTCCGCTTTGTCGATGCTGGCAAAGGTGGGCGGTTGCACGAACAAAACAGAGGCAGCGGAACTGCTGCAAACTGTACTTGAAGACAACCCCGACGTTGCCGATTTCTGCCGAGAACTAGGCAGCAGTCAATCGTGGTCGAGGCTGATCGATATTTTGAAAAAACTGAATGGCACGTCGCCAGAATCGATACGGCAAATCGTGTTGAGTTGGTTTACCAAAGTCGCAATGAATAGCGGAGGCGATCAGTTAAACAAAGCCTTAGACATTCTGGACGCCTTCCGAGAACCTTTTGTGAATGTAAACAGTTTTGCGGACGTGGTTCTGGCGATTGATGCAGCATGTAAGTAAATTTCTCTTGATTTAGTTAAAACTTTTAGCTAAAGTAAGGGAATGGCAAAATTCACTCCAATATCGTTAGCCGAAATGACGGCGTTTCTGACCGACGATAACCTTGTCGGAGGAAAGTTTACTAAAATCGATGTAAGTGGCTGTAGAGAAGCTGTTTTTGCCCGTCGTATTAAATCAGATCAATTTGCTCTATCGCTTCGCGTTTACACAAGTCTTGTTGGTGGGGAAAGTAGAGATTGTGGAGAAGACGCGATTTGCGTAAGTTTGTTCTACAGGCAGTCGCCAGAGGCAGCACCGATCCTTTTAGGCGGTTCAAAACGAGTACATCGGGTAGCGGGCTGGAAGGATAATTTACTAAAAAGGATACAGCAATTTGACGTACCCAGGCCCTGTCCTGATTGTGGTTTGCCTTTAGTTGAGCGTAAAGGCAAGAGCGGCAAGTTTTTAGGTTGCATCGGTTTTATTAAGGGAACTTGTCGGCATACTGAAAATTTAGTACAATAAATTCAGTATTTTAGTTGATTTCGTCGATTGATTTAGTATAGAATACTTTCAGTCAAACGAAAGGACTAAAGATGAATTGCCCGAAATGCGGATCAAAAGTCGTTCCGATGAGTTCTGGAAAAGGTTTCCGTTGTGCCAAGCCCGGCAATCGTTGGGATGGCAAGAAGTGGAGCCTTTGCGACGGTGTTATCTGGAATAAGTCCGGATCGTACACTAAAAAACTGGTGGAGCGTGCCAAAGCATTCCCGGTCATCGCAACCCCGACCGATGAGCAGTTGCAAATCAGAGCCGATCTTTCGGTAAACCCAACTGTACGCGGCAGCCGGGCGATGATTATCAACGCTGGTCCGGGTACGGGTAAAACAACTACGCTTAGTTGGGCAACGGAAGCGATTTACCAAAGGCTCGGAAATCTTGAGGGTTTCGCGTTTTTGGCGTTCAACGTCAACGCGAAGGATGTGCTTTTGTCGAAGCTTCCGCTTCAAGTACCGGACGTTTTTACGCTCAATGGCTACGGTGCGAGGACACAAGGTTATCAGTACAAGCAGTATGAGGCGGGCAAGATTCGTCGTATCTACCGAGACATGACAGCAGGCATTCCGAAAGAAGATAAGCAGCCCGCAGGTATTATCCCGCAGATCATCGAACGCAGTCGCGACCTTTGCTTGTTTAATTCGACTGAGAACCGAGAAGCGTGGAGCGGTATTATCCGCACTACGATTGCTCGTTTCCCCGGTTTGGCTAAGAAGTACGAAGGTTTTGAGGACCACGTTGCACATTACCTGCCGTTGTTGGCTTTGTCTGCTCATGCTCAAGACGGTACCATCGATATTCAGGAACAAATTACCCGTCCCGTCCAAAACGCGGTCGCAAAACTTAACTGGACGATCAAACCGGAACTTGTGCAACTCGGGGCTGTTTGGGTCGGCGAAGATGTGCGGCATTTTGCCACATTGATTAAAGCTATTCAGGTTCCGCAAGCGAAGGGTTTGGTCATCGACGAAGCACAGGACTTGAGCCTTTGTCAGATTGCCTTGTTTCTTGCTCAGGCGTGGCGTACAGGCGAGATTATCCTTATTGGGGATGACAAGTCGGGTGAGCATGGGAAAGACGGCTACAAGGCCGGACAGGCGATTTATGGATGGCGTGGTGCGTTTGGTGGCTCGCTTCAACTCATCGCCCGTCTCTGGAAAGAGTTAACTGGCGAAACTGCCATTGAGCGTCAACTAACTCTTACTCATCGTTGTTGTCCGGAAGTCGTCGGAGCGTTCCAGCAATTGAATACGGTTCTTCGTTCATCGCGTCCGACCGGCAATGGTTCGGCGTTTCAGGTTTCTACGCATCAAGCGTGGTCGGCATGGCTTAATCTGTCGAAAGGCGACAACGCACTTTGGATTACTCGCACCAACGCTCCGCTTGCCAAGATGTTTTTAGATACGTTGCGGGCGAAAGCGGAAGTGTGCCTTCGCGGTGGTTCTGATTTCCAAGGAACGTTAGATAACGCGATTGCTCCGGTTGTGGGTTGGAGCGACGAACACGGTGAGTATGAGATGCCTTTGAATAAGGCGATTGAGGGTTTGATGGAACAAGCCGCAGAGAATGAGGAAGGCGGGGAAATCGATCCAAACAGCTTCGAGCGGTTCTTTGCTGAAATTGCTGGTGAGTTAACTAAGACTCCTGAGTTGTTGCAACAGGCTGGAATTACTGACGGCAAGTTGACAGTCGGCAACACCCGTCGATTTATCCTATTCTTTGCGAGCAAAACAGCTTGCCGAACGCTGTCTACGGTTTACAGGTGCAAGGGCGATGAGGCAGCGGTTGTAGTTGTTGATGATGTAGATAAATTCAACGCTACGTGGAACGGTGACAGGGACGAAGCGGCAGCGTGCCGCCATGTCGCCGCTAGTCGAGCCGCTAAACATCTTTTGGTAATCGGTGCGATGAGCGGTTGTACGCTTCCGGTTATGAAGGATGAGGAAGCGACAGTGGCGGCATGAGCGTGAAAATTTAGAAAGGCGAAAGAATGCCCGGCAACACATAGCCGGGCATTCTTCGTTGTGTATAATAGAGATATGGAAACAGGACAACTTACTGTAATGCGTCCGTTGGAACCGCAACCGTTTAGCGACACAGCAGGTTTTATCTACACGGACAGCGATAAAAGCACTTGGAAAGATTACGCCGACATTCCAGCAAATGCGACTACTTTGGTGTTACGTGACGAATGGAAGAGTCCTTTTGGGCCGGTTGGGATTAAGGTCGGATTTCAAAATGAGGCTTATGCCTTAGTGAGTGTGGCTATCGTTTTGAAAGAGTGTTGGTGCTGGCACGCCGTTTACCGTCAAGTATAAGGATGTTAGTATGCATCGACAACCAGTAAGAAAATCGGCAGAGGCAGGAAGTGCTTTTCTTTGCGAACACGCGAACGAAGTACCGGCGGTTTGCCCGTGCGGCCCTGAGTGCTATTGCCGCATTAAAGGTTCGTGCCGACATTTTGTAGCCAACGTCCGTCCAAAACAAGTAGAGCCTGTAACCAACGATGTAGAGATAGCCGGTTTCGAGCAACGGTTACAAATCAACCTGCATGATTTGAATAACGAAGTCGCCCAACAGGCGAGCATCTTCCAGCAGGTAGCAGAGCGGTTTGTACTGGCGGAATCGAGACGTGATGAGGCAGAGTGCGTCCGCGATGAAATGAAGGACGCTTTAAAAACGGCAGAGGCGGAAGCAGCTATCGAAATTCGTACCAACCCTAACCCGCCCGTTAAGTTAACTGACTCGTCCGTAGAAGCTTTAGTACAAACACATCCGAAACGTAAAGTAGCATTTCAAAGGCTGATGACCGCTCAACGTGACTTGGTAAAGGCTAACGAGGAAATGTCGCGATATAAAGGTTTGAAGTCAAGTTGGGAAATGCGTAACTTTATGCTCAAGGCAGCATGTGACTTAGACATTTCTCAACACGGTCAATCCACAAGTTACAACGGTTCGGTACAATATCAACGGCAGCGTGAAGAGTTGAACGACCGCAGGCAGCAGAGGAAACCGCAATGATGAAGATACTTGAATGGTTTACTACTGTTGTCGGAGCAGTCGGATTAACTTTTCTATGCGGCTATGTGTGGACATACGCTAAGTTAAAAGCAACGGATCATTATTGTAAGGGCAAGGAAAACTCTACCGAAAGGTTCAAATGAGAGACGACCGTGATAGCAGGCGTGAAGTACGAAGGGACGAACCGCGAAGGGAAGAAGCCCCGCGACGTAGCGAACGATCCGCAAACTTTTCCTACCGCACGCCGGAAAGCGTCCAGAAGCGGGCAACGGAAGGCGGCGGTAAGTACGATTCAATTTTTCGTTCCGACTTGCCGTTTATTTCAATCAAGGCTGGTACTAACTACAAAGTCCGTATCCTGCCGCCCTATGGTTGGGACGGAGCGGACCACTACGCTTATCCAGTTTGGGTACACAAGCAAGTAGGACCGGACAATCAACGCTACCTTTGTCTGGAAACACATGGCAAAGAAGGGGAAGTTTGCCCTGTCTGTGCTGAGTATCGGGAGTTGTCGAGAACCGATACTAAAGCCGCAAAGAACTTCAAGGCTAAGAAGTCGTTTATTGCATATGTAATCGACAGGGACCACGAAGACGACGGCCCGAAGATTTGGGTCATTCCGTGGATGGAGAACCAGTCCATACTTGATTTGTCAAAGAACAAGCGGACAGGTGAGACTTACTACGTGGATCATGAAGAAGAAGGGTATGATATTGAGTTTGACGGTATCAAAAAGCGGGGAGACGACGGCAAGGAATTTACTGTAATCGGTAATTTGAAAATCGATCCGCGAGCAACGCCGATCAGCGACGATGTGAGGTTGCAAGACAAATGGTGCGATTTTGTTGCCGAAAACCCTTTGCCGAAAATACTAACTTTGTACCCGGCAGAGCATATTCAAAAAGTCCTAGGCGGTAGTTTCGTCCGAGAAGATGACGTTGACGAGACACCCCGAACGCGGACGGAGCGGACAAGGCTTACCCGCGACGACGACCGAAGCGAACGCCGACCGTTGCGGGATGAGCCGTCCGGAACCGAGCGTAGACCGCTCAGGAGCGATTCTGAGGCACGAGAACCAGAAAGCCGTAGCGGAAGACGGGACGGCAGGCGAGAAGTGATTGAGGACGCTTCCGAACCGCTCGATGAGGTTTTGGATACTGGCGACATTCCAGAAGATTTTGACGACGATGTGCCGCCCGACGATGACAGAAGGTCGTCTCGAAACGATGATCGCAGGTCAAGGCGGTAGTTAAACATGACTTCAAAAGAAATTATCAAATTGATCGACGATACGGCTAACACGTTGTTTCGTTGTCCGGACGGTTGGCCGTCGATGGAGCAGCATCACTTGCCGGGTACTCCACCGAATTTGATATTTCTAAATACTCCGCAGCGTACTAATTGGGAATTGATAACCGCCATGCGAGAGTCTTATAAAAAGTCGGTAAAGGTGATTATCGGTAGAGTAATGGGAGTAGACTTGGAATGACTTATTTCACCAAAGCAATTATCGTTTGGGTAGTGTGGACGACGGCAGTTGCTTTGGTGATTATCTGGTGCAATAGAAGGAAAATTTAGTGGACAGAGTTAAGTTAAACCAACCAGCAAGCGGAGGAAAATATTTTCCTCCCGTCTCAACCGTTCAGCGGATAGGTACAGGTTGCCATAATCTTGATTTATCTATCGGCGGTGGTTGGGCGGAAGGACGGGTAATCAACTTAGTTGGAGATACCTCGACCGGGAAAAGTTTGCTTGCAATCGAAGCGTGTACTACATTCGCTCAAAAGTATACATCAAAACAAGCCGTAATTCGTTATGACGAAACCGAAGCGGCTTTTGATATGGCGTATGCGGAAGGTGTGGGCCTGCCGGTTGATCGTGTGGAATTTAACGAAAATGAGCGAACGGACACAGTAGAGTTGTTGCATAAAAACATTGATAAATTTGCAACATTGGTGGAGAAGCGTAAGTACAGAGCCGGAATGTACATTGTCGATTCACTTGATCCGATAGGAGATGAAGCAGAGAAAGAGGCAGAGTTAGGAGCGGCCAGTTACGGTACAAAGAAACCGGCACTGATCGGCAAGCTTTTTAGAAAAGAAGTTCGACGGCTGGAGGGTTTGAATATAACTCTGTTCATCGTCTCTCAAGTGCGAGACAAGATAAACGCAATGTTCGGTAAGAAACTAACGAGAAGCGGAGGACATGCTTTAGACTTCTACTCATCGCAAATAGTATGGCTTGCGGATGTAGGGAAGGTAAAAGAGACAAGAGGCGGCATAGAGCGTAAAATTGGAGCATGGACGCGAGCCAAGTGCGAGAAGAACAAGACGGGCGTTGCGTGGCGGGAGTGCGAGTTTTTTATACGCTATGGGTACGGTATTGATGAGTTCGAGACCGGATTGACTTTTCTTTTGGAATCGGATCGTTTAAGTAAACTGATACCGGAAGCGAAGGGGCTGAATAAGAAGGAATCGACGGCGTTAGTTAGCAAATGGCTGCACAAATTAGATACGATGGATCGGCGGCAGATTGATACGACTCGGAGTTGTTTAAACAACGTACTAACTAGCGTTTGGAATGAGATTGAAAGTCGGTTCGCTCCGGTGCGGAAGAAATATGAGTAGGTGATTTTATGGAACTGGCAGAAGCAATTTCGGAAGTGACTAAATTTGTTCGAGAAGGGCAGGACAACGCTCGTCAGCTTGGAGAAATTCGAGCAACGTTGTTAGTTAATTTTGGCACTAACAGTAAAGCGAAAGATTTGTATGGTTTTGGGATTGAAGACAAGCGAGCCGAAAACGAATCAACGTTGAATCTGCTAGTTTTCGTGTTGCAAGAGTTAGTAAAGCTCGCGGCAGATTCTTCGCAACAGCGTTTAGAGGAAAGAGAGGCTTGTAAGGAAATAGCGGAATATTGGGCCGGAAACATTGCATACCCCATTTCATCAAAGAAAACAGGCCAGCAAGTTGCACAAGAAATAGTCAATAAGATTGAGAAACGTAGTAAATGACCCGCGTTAAGTTAAAGAAACTTCGCAAGATTCGTTGTCGCGGCAAAGGACCGAGCTTTGAACGCAAGATTTGTGTAGCGTTGTCGAAGTGGGTCAGTAACGGGGAGCATAGTGATTGTTTCTGGCGATCTGCCTCATCTGGCGGAAGATCGACGCGAGCACGAAGTAAGGGAAATCGATTAGATGCTCACGCTGGCGATATAGTTGCTACGCACGAAACAGGGAACGCTCTATTGAGTAGATTTGTTGTCGAGTGTAAACATTATGAATCGTTGGAGTTGGACGGTTTATTCTGGCAAAGAAAGATTCCGTTTATCAAATGGTGGGAGAGGTTGCTCAAAGAGTGCGATGGAAAACGCGAGCCGCTGTTGATAATGAAACAGAACGGACGGCCTGAGTTGGTTTGTACATCTGTTTTTGGTATAAGTTTGCTCAAACTGGGAACTGCCGATATTATTTTTAGGGTAAAGCCGTTTGCTAGTATTTACGTAGTGTCGTTAGCGAGCGTGTTGGCTAAGCCGTTTAGTACAATAAAGAAGAGTTTATGAAATATTCGATTCGCGAACAACACGACAAATGCCGACATTTTACCGGCTTGTGCTGCCGTGCTGATGGTTCGGTGATCGATTTGTTGGATAAGAAAGAGAAAGCGGAATGCAGAGCACACGTTAAGTATGACGATGTTCGCAAGCAAGGAAAACGGATGGTCGCGTTGCCGTGTTTTCATCTTGAAACCGACAATATGCCCGCAGACGGCATTTGGCCGACGTGCGACAAACTTTCGTTTAAGACGGCAGAGGAGTTAGATAAAGAGGAAGCGGAAACGGAACGTATAGTAAAAGAGTCGATTGAGCGAATAGCGATAGTACGACCGATGATTTTGAAACATGCGGGATGCGAAAAAGGTAAACCAAAAGTATCGAAAGTAGGCGAGTTTTCCTGTCTCGTTTGTAAGACTGGGAAATTGCATTACAGCGTGTCGTCGTACAACGGACACGTTCATGCGGCGTGCGACACTAAGGATTGTGTTCAATGGATGGAGTAAGTTATGACGGGAATAACTATGACGGAGTACGTTTTAGGTTTTGCGTTTGGTGCTCATAATCAAGTTTTGTTAATCGAGAAAAACAAGCCTGATTGGCAGAAAGGAAAGTTGAACGGTGTAGGTGGGAAAGTAGAAGAAACAGACACGTCAGATGTTTTTGCAATGATGAGGGAGTTTGAGGAAGAAACGGGAATAACAACTACAGAGCAGCAATGGACGCATGCTTGCACGATGGACGGTCATGGGAAGTCGCCTTGGTTGGTTCAAGTGTTTAAATGTGAAACTGTTCTTGCGTTTGCTAAGAATATGACGGATGAAAAGGTCGGTATTTATAAATCTTTCGACTTGCCTGTAAATGTAATACCTAATTTACGTTGGCTCATCCCGCTTTGTCTTGATAAAGAGGTTACATTTCCTGTCATAGTTCATCACTAATGAACGAACCGACGTTACAACCTCCCGATTGTCCCTACTGTGGCGTACCGATGACGCTCAACGCCAGCAAGGCGATATGGGAATGTTTGTCAGGCTACACGGAAGTTTCCATTCCCGTAGACGGCTTGCAAAACCTACCCCGAACCACACAGGACGAAACGCCAGCGTCGAAACCGAGAAAACGGTATAAGCGGAGGGGTTGAGATGCTTTTGTGGTTATGGCGTTTGTGGCGGATGGTTTCGGGTTATCGTCGTAGAACGAAAAAGCTGTATGCTCAGCTAAGAAATCGTTGCCGGTATTGCAAGAAAAAGTTGCTTGTAGTTAATAACGAGAAAACGTCTATTTGTTTAGGATGCTGGAGAGTGGAACCGCTAGATCGTCCGTAAGGGTTTTATGGCAATCGTTTCGCTCTACACCGCCGACCTTCATCTAACGGACAAGCCCCGCGACGACTACCGGTGGAACTTTCTTAGCTGGCTGGAATCGTTCTTAGCTGAAAAGCAGGTACGATATTTGTTTATTCTAGGTGATCTGCTGGACGACAAAGACAATCACGCCAGCAGTTTAGTAAACAAATTTATCCGACACTTGAAGCGGTTACTCAAAGTGCTGGACGACAATACGGGTGGGGCGGGTAAAATATTTCTGCTGGCGGGGAATCATGATTCGACAGATCAAACTCAGCCGTATTTTACTTTCCTTCACCGTAGCCTGAACGGCAGGATTTTCTTTTTTACCCGACCGGCGGAAATCGGCTTGTGGCAGCAACGATACCTTTTCCTACCCTACTCGAAAACCTTTGATGAGTATGTGCAGAAATATGATTTTAGTAAGTATGATCGTGTTCTTATCCATCAACCTGTTTGTACGGGAGAAGGTATTGAGTACGCGAATGGGGTTGATGTTGCGGTGCTTGGTACGTGCGGAGGCTCCGTCCTTGCTGGCGACATCCATACGCGAAACCAAGTAGGCAAGTATATCTCAGTGGGAGCACCGTTTCCGGTAAATATGAACGATTTGTACGTACCGAGAGTTTTGATAGATGTTGACGGAGAATTGACAAGTTTTGACGTGCCGTCGATCCGCAAAGTAAAACTAAACGTAACGTCGGTAGCGGACTTTGTAGCTAAAGCGACGATTGCGTTTGACAGGCCGGAAGAACTAAAAGCGGAGGGTGATTGTGCAAAAGTAGAGGTAATGCTGCCGCGTTCCGAGTTTGGCAGTTGGAAGGAAATAAGTAAGCAGGTTCAGGCAGAGGCGGAAACAATGGGCATAAAAGCAACGTCTTTGTCGGTTGTGGAGAAGAAAAGCCGACCGATTTTGGTAAGACGAACGGAAGAGACGGCAAAGACTAAAACACCGCTTAGCACGCTGATTGATTATGCGAAAGTGTATAATGTGGATGATGGGTTGATGGAATACGGAAGGAAGTTAGTTAAATGACCAAAACAACTAACGAAATCGTCGAGGAAACGGCGAGGCTCGGTTTGCGACGCTGTGTGTAACTTTGAGGCTATGATGATGTGTGCTCAACGCATGGATTCTAATGCTCCTTGCGGATTTGATTGCGAGAGGCCGGAATCTAATGGCGGCTACTTCGGTTTTATGGTCAAAGTACCTGATATTGAGAAGTAACTAACGCGGAGAGAATCGCGGCGGAAGCTAAAAGGATACTGGAAGCAAAGTGATTCCGCAAAAGTTAGTAATTTCGTACTTCAAATCTTTCCGTGACAAGCAAACTTTCTATTTCCAGCAGAAACCGGGTTTGTTTTATTTAGTCGGACGCAACGAACTGTATCCCGAGAAGGGAGGAAACGGAACTGGAAAATCGTCGCTATTAGATGCTTGGTGTTGGGTACAGTTTGGTAAGACGGCGAGCGGTCAGTTTGCCAACGCTGTAGTTAACTGGGAAAAGTCCGGCCCTACCTACGTTGTTTACTATTTCAAGTTAAACAATCAGCAGTACAAAATAACCCGCCAGCAGTCGCCCAATAGTTTAAAACTGCTGTATCCCGGTGAAATCAAATCAAGGACGGTAACGCAAGAGGTAATTGACGAACTACTGGGATTCGACTACGATCTGTTTCTAGCAACGATCCTGACCGGCCAAGACGCCGACCACTTCTTTAAGCTAAAGCCAACCGACAAGCTAAACGTCTTCTCTAAAATACTGAATTTAGACTATTGGCTTGATAAAGCATCTGAGGCGTCAAAGTTAGGTAAACAGGCAACCGAGTTAGCAATCAAACTGGAAAGCGAGGCCCAATCGTTACAAGCACAAACTCATCTGTTGAAACAGCAGATAGTCGGTGAGCAGAAACTAGCCGACGCTTTTGAAGTGGAGCAAGAGAAAAAGATAGTTAAAGTCAGAGAAGAGGTTGAAGGTTGTCGTGTTGAGTACGATCAAATAAACGAGTCGTTGACTGGGGCTAAAGCGGAAGCGGATAAACGACATACCGATCTAAACAAACTGATCGACCAACAAACGGACTTGAAAAAGAGGCTCAACCCGCTCAAGACGAAACACGGTGTTGCGATAGACGTACAGATTGAGCGGAGAGTCACGGCAGACGGCCTAGGAAAGCAATTGCAGCGTTTGAAAGAGTCTGACAGCGTTTGTCCCACTTGCGGTCAGAAAGCTCCGCATATTGCGAGAGAAGCGGCCCGCGTGCGAAAGCTGTTCGTTGAGGCAACGGAGCAGGAACGACAGGCGTTTGACGATGTGCGAGCCGTTGAACAATCGTTGTTCGACTTGGAAGGCGATTTAGAAAAACTGGAAAAAGATGTGCGGTATGCGGAGGGATTGTTCAGAGCGGCGGAAGAAAACGAACGAAACACGAAAAGTTTACTAAAAGACGCTCAACGCGACTTGCAGCAAGCGGAAACCGAACTACACGACTTGAAAACAGAAACGAACCGGCATGACGAAATGATCAAACAACTTGAAGCGAAAATAAGGCAGTTAACCGCAGACTCAGTTTCGGTAAACGATAAATTAGCTCTGGCAAGAGCCGACGAAAACGGTTACGGCTACTGGGCAAAAGAACTAAAGAACGTGCGGTTGTGGTTGATAACAGAGGCTTTGAAACAATTAGAAATCGAGTGTAACAACCCGCTTAGAGAACTAGGCTTGATCGGCTGGCAGATTACATTTGACGTGGAAACGCTGACTCAAGCCGGAACGGTAAGTAAGGGATTTGCAGTGTTTATTAAATCGCCAACGTCGAAAGATAAGGTGAGATGGGAATCGTGGTCGGGCGGTGAGAAGAACCGTCTTGTGATGGCAGGACGGGTAGGACTAGCGAAATTGATACGCGACAGGTACGGCATTACTTGTCCGGCAGAGTGTCACGATGAACAATCCAACAATCTTTCTGTAGAAGGCGTGCAAGATCAAATTGAGTATTTAGCGAATCGGGCAATCGACCAGCAGTACGAAATTTGGCTTGTATCGCATGATGCCAACGCGAACGGGGCGTTTTCTGGGCGTGCGGAAATCGTACTAACGAATGATGGGAGTATAATACAGCAATGAGTGTACCTTGTCTGAAGCCGAGAACTTTGAAAGGTGCTTTACGAAGCATTAGGCGTTTAGTGCGTGATTTGAAATTTTGGCAAGGTTTCTTCACATGCGAGGGTAATAAGGGAGGTTCGGTAATAGAGATTACTAAAACAGAGAAAGATGGTTTTGTAAGGTTAAAGGTGGGTCATCAGTGTGTCTGGCGATTTGCGAAAACTGTTGATGTTGCGGAACTGACAGAATATTTAGCAAGTAAGTATGATGACGGCACCACACCGCGTTTCGACGAAGGTGGGAAGGTAATCGAAGGAAATTCGCTGGCGGAAAAGCTGGATAAAGCAGCGAAAGAGATTCTAGATGCAACCCCGTTCTAAACAAGTCGATCAGTTTTGGTGTATTGACGCGATGGCTTTGTTTTATCAAAGTTTTCACGCTCCGTTTGTAAATTTAAGTGTTAGGTGTTCTGACTGTAACGGGGAAGGCGGCGGTACTCAGTTTGACGAGACGGGCGATGACTTTTGGGAAGATTGTCCGACGTGTGAGGGAACTACCAACGAACCAACGAAAGCAACCTATCTTTTCTTGCGGGAAATACTAAGAACGATCCGTACCAACAATCCGAAGTACTTGGCGGTAGTTTTTGACGGCAAGAACAGTTGTGCCAAGCGACTTGCGATTGACAAGAACTACAAAGCAAATCGCGGGGAAGTTGCGGATGGCGTGATTCCTCAACTAAGACGAATCAAGCAGTTACTAAAATTGCTGTCCATCGAAACACTCGCTTTAGAAAATGAGGAAGCCGACGACGTTATAGCTACGCTGGCGACTCAGTACGCAAGCCCGCAGCTTGAAGTGAACATCATCTCCCGTGACAAAGACTTTTTTCAGTTATGCACAAACGATAATATTTTCGTCTACGATTCAGTAAAACAGGCGTGGTATGCGAAGGCAACGGCGGGAGCAAAATTCGGAGTAAGCACCAACCAGCTTTTAGACTTCTTTTGTCTTTTGGGCGACAGCGTAGACAACATCGAAGGTGTGAAAGGTTGGGGAAAAGGGAATGCGGCAAAGTGGTTAACGCGGTGCGGATCGATAGGCGGTATTTTGGACGGAGCGTATAATCTGAGTGCGAAGTTGCGTGAGAATTTGCAGGCGGCGGTCGAAAGCGGATCGTTGGCAAAGACGCGAAAGTTGTTGAAGTTAGATACGGCTGTTGAGGTAGGCAAGCTAAGCGATTTTGTTTGTCCCGTAGTTAACTTGGAGCCGATCAGGCCATTACTGAAAATTCTTGAG